TCCCTTTTACATATTTCACGGTAAGTGAACTGTCGCTCAAAACATTCTGCACCACAGCACAGCGCAGAAAAGTCATGACGGGATACATAATAAAATCACCAGGCACGACAGGTTGATTCTTTATATCTACAAAAGGTTTGGGTTCTTCGAAGTAATTTTCTTCCATATATTTCTAGGTTAAGGTTGCGTCATCAAAGTCGATCAGGACCAAACGTCCGTCGACGTATCCTACGTTCTGGTCGGTATCTATATCCGAGGCACACCAGCCCATGGAAACACAGGTACGCTGTATCTCTCGGACATCTTCTCGCTTTGCACGAGTCTCTGTCTCGGCATGGCGTGTTACGTAACCAAGTTTAAACCCCTTTCTCACAATGAAGTAAGCTTCAGGTGCCAAACCTATACTGTGGGACGCCTTCTGCCTCAGGAAAGCATCTTCACAAAGCTTACGTCGTTTATAAAACTTAACACCGTATCTGGGGGTAAGCTGGACATAGGCAAATACGCTGGCACCGCCAGGGTAGTCGTTACGCCGCCCAATCTTCAACTTCCTTATTTGTTTCTTCAGTTGTTGTTTTATATTCGGTGTCATTTTGAATCCATTTGGCATTTTCTATTTTTTTAAAAGCACAGAAAGCTTCATTTAAAGAACAATTAAACCATTCGCCAGTTAATTTAAATGCTTTAAGTTCGTGGTGAATTTGTCTTTCTGCGTTTAGTCTATTAGCTACGTATATAGTAAAACAAATTTCTAATTTATCTGGATTGCTTGTTTGTAATGCTTTTAAACGCTTCACTATGTGTCTAGAAGTTTCACCTATTTTAAGTCTACCTGACTGATCTTTAATACAATAAACCAGTCCTTCGTAGATTTTAGGTTTCTTTATTTTAGGCGGCGAGCTAGTTGCAGGAATTTCCTCTTTTTCAGATCTACATTTATTACCTAAAGACGCAACATATTTTAACAAATTTGTTTGAGCTGTTTTTAAATCTCGTGTATTCAAATCTTTTTTAACTTGAGATTTACCTTTAGCCACTATAGCAAAAAACCAGTCGTCTCTATCTTGGTATAAAGAAGGAGAAATATATTTTAATCCTTTTTCAGCATTTTTAGATGTTTGATTTTCAGTTAATTCTAGTTTTTTCTTTTTTATCAAACTATTAAGTTTAGCTTCTTTGATGTCTTTTTTATCAAATTTATAGTCGTTCCATAAATCTTCCGGTTCGACTATCATTCTAGCTACATCTAAATTTTCAAAAATTTCTAACTCTTTTTTAATTGTTTGTATAGCCTTTAACCCCAAACAACCAGAATCATAGAGACTATTAAAAAAGTGAAAATCGTCATCCCAAAATAACGCAGGTTCAAAACACGAATCCCAATCTTCTTCAGTCGGAATCATTAAACCAGGCTTATTTTCTATAATTGCTAACAATCTAGCCCAAGGTTTAACAAGTTCTAATCTGTCTTCATCTTCAGCGTGAGATACGGTATCCAACACAAAAGTAAAGTCAGCATAAAGTAATCTATATAAAAATTCTTCTAAAACCATATTTTCTACGCAAAAACCGTGTTGATGCAACGCCATTAATAAAGCTTTACACATATTTGATTGATCTTTGCCACTAAATCCATCTAATAAACCACCTATAAATATAGGCTCTTCAGTATAATTTAAAAAATCAGAATGATGTTCTAATACGTTATGTGCTAAATATATAAAAAGGTCTCTGCCTTCTTCACCTATTTCTTTTAATGCATTACAGCGTGTCTTGTGATAGCAGAATAATTCTTGTGTATTTTCAGATATAATGTTCATTGTTATTTTTTAGTTTGGGATGGCTGGGGCTCGAACCCAGAACCAATACCTTAAAAGGGTACTGCTCTACCATTGAGCTACCATCCCTGGTTAGTGTGGCTCTTCTTGTGGAGGGAAGCGGGTCATTTCGGGGCGGGTTCACTCGGTAAGCCTTTCGGTTAGGTTTCCCCCCGAGCAGCCATAGCCCCAATACCACAAAGTTTTTAGTTATCCCTCCGGTAACGAAACCATTGCCAGACTAGTATACTGCACATCACCAGTCCCACGCAATAGTTCATGAACCACCAGAGGCCAAAAGTCCCAGTGAATAGATATACCATGCCGGAGATGTAACCACCTATCGACATTAATATCAGTCCCAGGGACACGTCATGAGAAGATTTGTTTTTAAATATTTTGATGATTTGAGGTATATAGCAGAACATGAAACATAGAGTCATGATCAGGCCTGCCACCTCGTGTATAATTGTGTTATTCATAGAAAATTTGTGTTGCCGAACCTTGGTTCGTCCTAGGTCATTCCAATACGTATGACCAGTAGCGGCTATCCTCTTTACGTTGCTTTTCGTCCCAATAGATACATCGGGCTACGTAGGCAGGGACATTCCACATGCGGCTCATGTCGAGCCAGTGTGCCTCGATTTCCTCATAACGTCTGAGATCACGAGATTGATCCAGTCCGTAAACCTGAAATAGGTGAGTATCGAGACAAGTTACATGTGCTTCTGTAGGAAAGCACATCTCGAGAGAGAAACTGGTTTTGGCAGGACCAAGACCCAATGTTTTCTCTTCCAGGCGGTTGCGATACTCTGTCCAAGTCTCACTGTCGCCTTTTTCATAAAACTCGCCGTTTTTCCAGAACTCCTGTGCAAATTGTGATATATAACGTGCACGATTATTCTGCATTCCCACACGGCTCCCATCGATTGCTTTTAATAAAGCTTTATAATTTCCGCACCATTCCCACCAATCTTTGATGGCGTTGTAACCTTCGACATTAGATTTCCAGCTTGTGTGTACCGACATGAAGGCGAATAGCCAACGTCGGAATATCTCTGATGCTGTCCTGGGTTTTATACTATCCCAATATTCACAGTATCTATCAATTTTGTCTCGGGATAATCCATTGAAAAACTTTTCTACTGTACTGTATTGTGGATTTCTAATTCTGCGGTTAGGTTCTAGACTTTCGTTGAATAACTCTGTCTGATCTCCATGGTTTATATAATTTCCTATAAAATCAAGTTGTAGTAGGCTAGATGAACTCATAGAGAAATTGCCGATACTTTTTTACCTTCCTCAGTTAGGACATATTCTCCTGGAGAAATTTCCTTAGCCATCCCCTCTTTTACAAAATAATTTAATACATTCTGTATTTCTTTTTTATACTGCAAATCTGCTTCTTCTGTGTTATCCATTATAACTTTTTGTTATTTTTCCTTCTCAGATATTCAGCAATGAGTATTCCGTCTGCGTCACCCTTAAAAGTGAGCTTAGGAAATAGTCTTTTGCCGATATCTAAGCTGGCTTTTTTAAGGTCATCTTTCTTTAAATCTTTTGGTAGCAGGACATGCTGCCATTCTTTACTATCGAGATATATGTATGGAATACTGTTCAACTCCAGGACTATCAACGTAGACTCCAAGGCTCTCATGGCACTCATAGAAGCAAAGAACCTTCCAGGATTCACCATAGGTCGTTCAAGACCCACAATCATCTCTTCGTCCATTGCCAAGTCCTGTATTTCTTCAAATGTCTCCAGCATCTTTGGAAAATCGATGCGAGATATTTTCTTGGCTACTTTTGTGTAGCTCAATTCTTTTTTAATAGGTGTTTTAAACAGCCAGCTTTTACCGCTGTCTGAAACTACACCTATACCATTTGAAGATGTTCCGTTGTCTACTCCTACATATATCATAAAATTTAGTTCTATGGGGCGGAGCCCTATTGCTCCGCCCCTGTAATAATATTAACCTACACTTAGTGTATCTATAATGTCTATGACTTTTTGATAGTTTTTGTGCTTACCATTTTTTACATGTAAGTTATTTTTCAACCATCTTAAGTCTGTGTTATGTTTAACTGATTTTCTGTATTCCGGCAAATCCATTTTTTTGATTAGCTGGGCTACATCGGCCAGTTTTTGCATATAGTCAGTCATTATTCTTCAAGATCCGATTCTAGGTCTGATTTTTTCTTTCTCCTACTCTTGTTCTTGGCTTCAATAGCTTGGGTGGTTTGAGCATCCGGCATATCAGGTATACCGAAGGCTTTACGGCAGACTTCTTTAGCGTCTTGGCTATTTGCAATCAAGAATCCTAATTCTTTGTCTCTATACTTTTTAGAAGTATCGATATCGACTTCTGTTGGTTCACCATCAATCAAGATTGTGGCTTTACAGTCAGGTGTTTTCCATGTGTACCATCCACCAGTCTTTCCGACTATAGCAGTATAGCTTTCACCTAAATGTTTTACCAACGGAGAATACCAATCAATACCACCATTAATATAGATATCAAAGGTGATTTTTTGACTATTACCCTCACGGCCCAGCTTGTTACGCTTCACAGTGAGGGAGTGCGTTGATCCACATTTACGCTTAACTCCCATATGATCTTCTTCAAGTAGGTCAGTGATTCTGGCTACTTTGAATTGATATGTAGAGTTGAACTTTTGAGCTTCTCCGCCGATCAGAGCTTCGGGTTTTTCAGTTCCAAAGCCCATCATGCCTCCGATTTGTTCTTTTAGTTGATTTGTTACAACCAGAATAGCTCTTTCGGATTCTAAGTATGGAATGATATGGCGATAAAACCCACTCATAAGTTTAGCGTGCTCACCGACTTTGGTTTGGCCGATAATGTCTTGGTCGCGCTCATACTCTGAAGCCGCCCCAGCGATCGAGTCCAAGGCAATCATGATAGGTGTTTTACCTTCAGGATCGTGTTTGGGTATATTCTCGATCATGGTTTTGATCAGTGTTAGAGCTTCTTCCAAAGATTTGGGATTATGATAAATGACGTTAGCAGGGTCCAGTCCTTGACGTTTCATATAGTCAAAGTCAGGAGCATTCTCCGTCTCCACCCAGATCATCTTGCCTCCGGCTCTCTGGAAGATTTTGCCCAATTCAAACAGCAATGTGGTTTTTGAACAACCCTTTTTACCATAGATTAGGTAGCACCTACCGTAGGCTATGAACCTACGGTCAAATGCATATTCCAAGAGCGGATTATCTAGAGTAATACCTGTAGGAGGAAGTTCCTTGTCTACAGAGTTTAATTCTAGAGATGCCTCAGAACCTTTGAAGGCTTTATTAAAGTCCTTCTTGATACTGTTTAAATAAGCGTCAAAATCCATAGGATTAGGATGCCAAGAACTTCTCAGCTTGTTCGCGTGTCATGGACGACATAGCAGCCATAGGATTCGGAGGAAGTTCCGAAGGGTCTATTGGTGCTGTGGTTGTAACGCTAGGTAGTGAAGTTTTAACCGGTACATCTGCCTGAACAACGCCAGGAGCAGTGCCAGGAATAGGAAGATTAATATTTCCTGCTGGAACTGGTTTCGCTACGGGCGTAGCTGCGGAAAATGTAGGAGTATTAGACTGACTAACAGTTGCGGCAGAGAATTGCGGCTGAACAGGCCCAGGACCAAAACCAGCAGATTTAGCTGTTTTTAACCCAGGATATCCGTTCATGCAGTCATCGAATACATGTTGAGGATACATTTCACGGAGTTTTCCGATAATTTCTTCTTTGGAACGAATCACTAGAATCTCATCTAAGTTGTAGAGATTATCTGATGTGGCGATTGCCTCAGGAAGTATAGCTGGTTGGCTAGCTTCCACATTCAATTGCCAAGGATTTGTACCAGAATCTTTTAATTGAAGAAATACTGGGAACGCTGCCTCTGGATTATTTACCAGTGGACGAGGGTTACCAGCAATATCGGTCTTGCTTAGCCAGTCAAATAGCTGGCTGGCACCGTTAGCTAGAGGCAGGTCCAAGATATGTGGGCCTGCTTCGAGCTTGTTAGCATATGCCACATTGAAAAGCACACGCTTAGTGACACGGCCGTAATTCGGATATTTCTTGAATGTTTTTCCGTTATTTACAATTGTGCCTGGTTTGGATTCTTCTGGATAGAGTAATTTAAAATTTCTTCCAAAATATTCGGCAGGATCATTTTCACGAGAGACAACCAGATATTTTTCTTTGTACTTATCGCCAAAATTGTCGCGTATTTCTATGCTTTTGTACCATACACCATTACCCAAGCTATCCGCTCGATAAGGTGGGAGAAAGTATAGATAAACTCCGTTTTGATTGTTATTTTTATTAAAGATAACTTTGCGTACATCTTCACGTAGATATGGTGTTGTATTTTGAGTAGTACCTGTTTCAGCACCCTCGAATTTAAGGCTAGGTTTAATTATTGGCATATTGTGTTATTAAAGTAAGTTCATTTAGATTTTTGAATAATTTGTATTCTTTTTTAATTTCAGTATTCAGCGCATCGGCCACCTCGAAAAACGAGTCATATGTTTTGAAGAGACTTGTTAAAGAATCTACACGTTCATAAATATCATTAAATCTTAACAATATTGCTTTGTGTAAGTCTTCTGAAACACCAAACTTCATGAAGTTAATATCGAGTTGATTGCAGATATTGTCAAGCGTCTCACGCATCTTTTTTTCCACAATCTCGCAATTTGTTTCGTGATAATTTTTTTCTACCGGTGCAGCGCTCAACATTTTAGCTGCCATTATGTCTATAGCAGATTCAAATATATCACCACCATCGCTACTTGGACGTAGTGCGTCCGGAGCTATTTTATTGGCTGCAAATAATATAGAAACTACCACAGCATCATACGGTAATTGACGAGTTTTGCAGAAATCAAAAACTGCGTCGTTTTCACGTTTTCTTTCCCAGTCTGCAGCTTCTCTTTTATTTTTCATTAAAATAAAGGACTCGCATCCTGCGTTACCATAGCCATTTAAGGCTATTCTTTTCTTAGTCACTACAGGCTCAAAATCACCAAGAGCATCTCCTAATGATATATTTAAACTTTTAGCCAACCCTATAATACGGTTGGCTTCTTTTGTTAAACTGTCCCATTCTTCGTCGGTAAAACTTCTTAAAGTTTCCCAGTAATGTGTGTATCCCATATTAATTTTCTAATGGTGTTAATATTCTTAATTTATTTGCAATGAGCCATTTTCCTCCCTGACTCTTGGGGCGATTGAAGGTGCGATAACCAGATACTTCTACCTTATACCACACACGTCCTTCTTCTTTTAAGTGAGGTGCCTTAGCAGCAACTGTACAGTGCCATCCTGGTCGGTGGGAGAAGCCATTTGTTTTATGGTCTTCAGCCACCAACCATTTACCAGTTTCCAAAACAGCTCTCTTGTTTATAAACAGGGAACCTATGGTTCCATTTTTTCTTTTTTTGAGTAATTTATAAGCAATCATCACACCATAAATAATTTCTTGTCGGTCTTTTCACCACGCAAGAAATTCAAGAATGTTTGTACCATCATTCCTGCCACTACAAGCGGGATAGTATGGCTTATGTTTTGTTCTTTCTCGTAATTTAGGAGGCAGCCTCCACGAATATCGTCTTCGGTAATATATTTTTTTAGTTCAGTTTCAGCAACATCAGAGTTGAAGATAGCCCCTTGACGACTAGTGCAACGACCATCAATCCAAAACGGCTTGGTTTTATTTTCAAAGCCATAGTTATAGAGCTTACGTCTAAATTCCATACTGTCTACACAGCTGAAAATAACGTCATATTTCTTAAAGTCTTTTTCATCCATGAATTTAGTGATGCCCTTCACAACGTATTTATCTTCAAGAACTTTTACTTTGTACTTGCTGATATCTTCCATCTTGAAGTTTTGATGTAGTAGATTTTTTAGATCTACCACATCATCATCGTATATATCAACATCCACAGAAGAATAGTCAAATTGCTTACGATTAAAACCGTAATCAAATAATATAGCCAGTAAATTTGATCCAATGCCACCGGCACCGGCAATACCAATTTTTTTAATCTTGCTCATTAGCTAAGTATAGTAAGGTTATAATGTTTAAATACACAGTATGCAAATCGTTTTGCGGAGACCACTCCGAACACGATACAGTCCTTTCAGAGTTAGAAAATATAAAATTATATTTAAATCCTCTGAATAATTTATCTTCGTCTAGAGAACTAGGTGTAGCTGAAAAGGTGGGATGAGTATGAAAACTTGCATACATATTCCAACCTTCAGAAATTGATGGAAATACATGCTTTCCAAAATCTTCAGGGTTTGCCACATATAGTCCTCGAGCAGAGAGTGTTCCACGTCGGTCGTTTATAACTTTTATAAATTTATAATCTCTAGCTCCTGAAGATTGATTATTAGTGAGAATAATCCCTCCTTCTTCTTCTTTAGAGTCACCGCATTCCACTGTAGCCGTAGCTACAGCTCTAGCTAACCCCTTATTTATTTTTTCTATTAATCTCATTTAATTAATCCCCATTTTTCTGCTATATCTTTAGTTAATTTTAAATCATTAATTAAATAATCCTTAGCGACATCTTTATTTTTTTCTAGCAATTGATAAAAAAGATCTTCATTCTTATTTTTTTTACCTACCCCCATATAGATAGCTAAGTCATTCAAACTAATATAGTCTTTTCTACGGCAATCCCATATAGCAGCCAAGTCTATAAATACCGGAGCTTTATCTAAAATTTTAAAGCATCCATCTATTCTATAGAATGTTGGGAATATATCGTGACCATAGAGTAAACCTCTTCGACATAAAAACGGAATATCGAAGTTCATTCCATTAAATGTCACTATTCTTGTTCTGGTTAAATTTTCTTCTTTGATTAACTCTAAAAATGCTTCAATGATATTTTTTTCGCTATTAGAGATATATAACTCAGGTTCTTTTTGAGAAGTTTCCCAAACACCCAAAGCACAAATATACGAAGTAAGAGGATTTAAAGCAGCGTTAGCTATAAACTTTTCTTTTTTATTTTTAATATCTTCCGCTATTTTTATAGGGTCTTTCAAACGAGTATCGGCTTTAAATTCTGGCTGAAATGCCTCTATTTGGTTTTGAGGTAATGGAGCAGTTTCAATGTCTATAATATATGTTTTCATTTAATTATTTGTTTAAGTTTATGTATTAGAGCCCCTGTAGGATTTGCCTACAGGGGCTCTATAAGTTAATCTAGATTTAATCCTTCTAGAACGGCGTCATCTACTGCACGGTCAGGAACATAGTCATTGTGTGCATTCTCAGCTCCTGGCTGAGCGGCACCCTTCAATGTTCCAATCACTTTCTGCATAACTGAGTCATTCTTCAGTGCATATAGTCTAGCGGCAATGTCGTCGTAACCTGCACCACGGAAATGGTTGTCGTTTACGATACAACGATACTGTTTTGTCTGATAGTCATACACCTTGGCAGTTTCTATAACTACAGCATACGAACGCAACGTTCCATCAACTTTATAGGCTTGCTTACCCATAAATTCAATTTCTTTTGCACCCGTGAATTGAACAGCTGTAGCGAGGAAGTTTTTGCTTCTCTCGATAGCTGCCTTCTTGTATTCATCTGCTATTTGAATCAGCTTTGTGATGTCTGCTGCAGTTATACCTGTAACAGAACGAGTCTCTACAGTTCCGTCTTCCCGCTTGGTTTTAACATCAAACGTGGTGGCCTCTTTCAAGGCTTTAGCTAGCTCTTTTCTGGCCCACCTACTGTTACGGCTCTCCATACCACCACGCGTCCAGCGATTATTTGTTTTACGATTGATTGTATCGATTTTCTTAATTAGTTGCCCTAAACGAACACGGCAACCTTTAGGATCCTCGGTTTTAATCTTGATGCAACGATCTTCTTTATCGATAAAGAACTTAATTGCCGGAGCGGCGGCAGATGGTTCTGGCTCCCTATACTCATCCCACGTCATGTTGTCGTGAATTTTAACAGGTAAGCCATTTGCCAGAATATCGTGCCACAATAAGCTCATTCTCGAGATACGATTTAAGAATAAGTCGTAATCTTCTTGAGTATGATGACAACTAGCTCGGTAGACGGCATCCTTAATTTCTGCTTTATTGATACGCTTTCCATTAATTCTACGTACACCGGTATGTGATGTGGTTATATTAATGTTAAAACCATTGATCTTTATGGTAGGTAGAGTTCTAAATTGCCCTTCTTCAGGCAATTGAGCTCCGTCCACTTTTTCTTGAATGTGGTCGGCATAAGTTTCTACCACAGAATAAATATCAAACTCGCCACCAAAGTTAACCTTTGAATAGATTACATTCAGGAGGTCGTCTGCCTCTATTTTGATTCTGTCGTAAGAGGCCGAGTTACTGGTGAGCTCGATATCATTCAATGCCACCTTGGCGATTTCTTTATTATTTAGGTTATTAATAAGAATCAGTGAGGTGTTGTTTTGATAGTCTTTCTCAATGGCTTCACGGGCATGCTCGTACTTAGTTTTGTATTTTTCCGGAAGTTTCTTTTCCATTTTAAGACGCATCATTTGTGCATCATTAGTGTGGACAAAACATCCTTTATGTAACATTTCACAAAACTTCGGCTGGAACTGGCACAGGATAAAAATATGCATGGTATTGATATCCAACTGGTTCGTTACAACCATGTGTCGATTCTTTTTACCTGAAGGCGTTACTCCGGTTATACCTAAAATGAAGAATCCTTCATCGAGGTAATCATAAATGTCGTCAGTGTCGCAACCGATAAAATAAATACCGTAACCAGAACGACAAAGCACACGATAGGTGTTATTTCCCTCCATTATCTCGTACGGTGGCTTTGAAATAATTTTTGGAAACTTGAGCTTATTATCTAGATCAGTTTTGGGAATAAACCGCATAGATTTATAATCTTTGGCTAAATTTTGTGCGGTTGCAGTAGTAACCATCAGTAACGACCCCGCTGAGAGATTGCCAGCGATAGACTCTTTTATCTTAACTTCTGGAGAGTTAGGATCTTTTTTATTTTCTACGGTTAGTATTTTTGGGTTTCCATTGATTCTGCTAACTTGAGTAAATTTATGTGCGTTAGATAGATTTTTAAATTTTAAGTTCTCGTAGTGTATAGAATATACTTCATCTTCGTTGTTGTTTGGCTTGTTGTAATTACGCTTGCTCCAATCTTCGCGTATCACTACATTGCCTTCGGTAACGAATTTTTTAACTTTACTATACTCGTCTACAAAGGAATTGAATTTTTTGGTAGATATATTCATAAGTGTATGGGTTAGCAATAAATAGAAGGGGGAGCCGAAGCTCCCCCTTCTTGATTAAGTCTTCTAGACTCGATTAACCCCCGATGAGGGTACCTGACAAGACCACTGTGGGGTCATTGGCAGTTTCGAGACGAGCAGCCAATTTATCGGCGTTGGCTTTGGAGTTGATATCTCCCTGCTCGAACTCGAACAGTTGACCATCGATCCAGACCCAGTGGGCATGGCTCGAAACTTTCTCCATCACAGCATCAACGGTTTGTTTTGTCGTTTGCTCCAAGAGCTCTGTATGTCCGGTGTTATCCGAGATTTTGATTGTGTATTTTCTGTCCATATATGGTATGTGTTAGTTGTTGATTTTTGGCTGAAATAACGCCTCAGCCACGACGAGCAAGTTATGGAGCTGACCTGCTTCAGCAATTCTGTCGATATAGGGTTTCTTGCCCTCGTTACGGGCACGACCCAAACCGATGTCTTCCAAAGTCATGTTAAGCTTGTTAAGCTCGATACGCATATAGCGATCAAATGCCGAATACATGACTAGGTACGGCTCACGATATTCCATACGCTCAGCATCTACAGTCTCGCCAGCTTTTTTCTTGGCGGCGACTGTACGCTTACCCTCATTCTGACAGAGCTGCTTAATACGATCTTTCATCATATTATTGCGCTCTTTTTCCAAAGAAATAGAGGTTTTGCGAATTTTATCTAGTGAAATATCTACTAAAACAGGAGTCTGCTTTTTTTCAGCGCCTTTGAAGTTTTCTTTATTTTTTTGATAGTATTTTTTAATGCGTGTAAACATAGAAAGTTTCTCTGTTCCCTTTTCAATATTTTCCATAGAAAGATTTTGTAGATCTTTATGGAATACCAGACGACGATTTTGACTATTACCTTCGTCCTTAACCCTAGCTTTGAAGATAGCTTTATTTTTTGTAAGTCGATTTACAGGACGTTCTCCCAACTGTGCAGCAATATCGCTCACAAAGTAGGCTTTCTTTCCCTTAAAATAAGTACTTCTAATTTTATTTGTATCAATGTTCATAAGTTTTTATTTTTGTAGTAACAATAGGTGTTATTTTGTTTAAGTTATTATCTATTTCAACCCAGCTCAACCAGAGATCTTCTAGGTCATGCCCCCAGATACCATGACGTCCACTAGACTCTATTCGTCTGGGCTCTGTCGGATGATACATCGGAGGACCCGAGTCTTCGACTTCTTCTCTATAGATCTGCTTATATACATCCATGATTATTTTTCCTAACTCACTTTTTCTAACGCCGCTAGACCCAGATATAACTCTGAATGTTTCGGGTTTGTGTAGTGGATAAGCTATCGTCATGGCGTATTCTAGGCTAGGTAACAAAAGTTTTTCAACTTCCGTATTGTTATCTAGCTCTAGAAGAGGAGTGTTGTATTGATGAATATTCACGTTCATTTATGGATAGGAAATTGAATATGCCTCAATTTACCATCTTTCAACGGTCTGTCAATGCACGCTCTACACCTAGAGCATGCACCTTCGACTTTAGTACTTTTTAGCTTCTTGGCTACTTCAGGACATTTTAAATATTTCCTGTCGTTGAGAACAGCTTCAGGAAAGCTATTCCCCATCCAAGCAACGGCTACATTACTGTAGCTTTTATATGGTTCGTAGGCCTTACGAACTTCTTCGGCATTGGCAGGATCGCAGCTCAGATATAATGACAGGTTTTTACAATCTGCCAAAATAGGTAGAGCGAACATGGATCTGGTGTAAGTCCAAAACTTAACCAGGGGCCATTCGTCAATGACATGCTTCCAGGCACGAGTATAGGTTTCATTAAAGAAATCTCCACCCATATGTAGGCGGAAGTACTGCTTTTTATGACCACCATTAAGGAGCCATTTCATAACAGTATTTCTAATAATGACCACCATATCCTCGTACGAGGCGTTTAGAAGTAGATCCGTATTATAGTCTTCGGTTTTACCATAATTAGGGTATATTCTACGCAGCTTGGCAGCATAGCAAGTAGGTTCGCCTTTAGCTCCCCTACCACATAGACATCCGCCTTCGCCAAAGGTTGCACTGGGACAGGTTCCACCATATTTAGGTAAACCTGTCCGCAGTCCAAATGTGTTTTTATGACCGGAGAAAAACTTAGTCTTCCTGTTGTCGGACAGATTCAAGCTTTCTAGGCCGCTTAATTTGTTTAACCCTGGTATAGCCAGGTTCGTGGTATGTGTCACCATAGTCTGTGTACATGTACTCGTTACTGAGATCATATATCGCAACATCTTCGATACCGCAATCTTGGCAACGAGCAACATGTATTTCTTTTAAGTTTTCTTCGATTTCAAAGCTCAAAATTTTTGTCGAATTACAGTGTGGACATGGTTCGTTGCTTTGAAAGGTGTATAGTGTGTGTTTTTTATACATTTAAGAACTCCAAACCCATTCATTAAGTTCGTTATTCCAAACGGTTTCTTTTTCGAATATTTTTTCTTTGCCTTTCCAACGATCACTCACGACTAATTCACAGCCTAAGTTATCGCCGGTGGCAATTTTTGTGCTTTTACAAAACACTGTTCTCAGTAGCTCAGGAAGATAATTGCCCTTGAGCAAGTCTTTGTGAGCTATCCAGTAATTGGCATCATGCACCACATTCACAGGGTAAATCCAGCGCATCCATAAGCCTTCGCGTTTCAACAAGTTTCTTACATTAACAGACGCTTCCCACATGAAGAGAGCTAATTCTGAGGCTACCGGAAAGGCTAAACTTTCATTCATCCATCCGGCAAGAATTCCAAAATTATCTGTTTCTTCAAAGTTGAGTCGCATTCCTCTGGCACAAGTTATACTTTTATTTTCTTGTACTTCAAGGTTGCAGAGCTGTCTATAGCGCATATAGGTTTCATAACGCTTCCAAGTTTCCAACGCAAACTCAATTAGCTGCAATGGAACGTGTAGTCCATTTTCAGCATAGATGTCTGCCTGAATAGGTATCGCAGCAAAATCAAGACCTGCAGTATACGATACTCGGAAAGTAATACCTTTCGATATAACATACTTTGCCGTGTCCTTTTTGCTCAATGTTTCATCCTGGAAGTATTCCCTCATTTTAGTCTGGTGGAAGTTTCCTGCTCGAATGTCACCAATAAAGTTAGGATCTTGACTCAAGAAGGCCATAATAGCCAGGTCAGCACCAGCAATGTCCAACTCTACCCAGTTAAAATCTTTATGTCCTGGATAGAATATATTGCGTAAGTTTGCCGGTAGTTTGGAGTCATGTTGTGATTGCTCCTCCTTAGTTAGTTTGTTATATCCCGGGATAAAAATATCCGGAATGTAAGTCAACACCTTGGAAGCTGGATTCTGTACGTTTGGTGAACTCGAAGATCTGAAGTTTTTAAGCAACTCAAAAAAGCTGGGATGTATTCTCCCATCCTTAGAAATAGCCGCCCAATAACTCTGTTTCAGTGGTTCATCGTCATCATCCTCAGTCACAACTATACCTTTCTTGGACAAGAACTTATTGGCAAAAACACTAACTCTGTTCAAGTTTAACAATAAACTAATTGCCTGATGTGCGTTTTTTAGATCTTGGGAATTGTTTTTAGCCATCTCTTCCTCCAATTCAAATTTAATTGTGGATAGAGATTTACCGTTGGTGGAAGGAGAGAATAACTTTTGAGTTTGTGGCTTTTGTCTCTCCCACCATGTCCTAGACTTAGGTGATTTACCTGCTTTTGTATAATAAGCAGGATTCAACCCTAAAGTTTTAAACAAGAACTCTTTTTTCTGTAGAGCTGAGTTAGGATTAAATTCCTTTATTCCATAGCTCTGTTCTAGAAAATTCCCCAACTCCAGCTTAATTTCTTCATACTTAGACATATACTTTCCAGTGATATCTTCCAACACATCCATATCTATTGGAATACCGGTAAGCTCCATATCCAAGAAGTAATTAGTCAATGGTAAGTATACGTTTTTATAATATGGCCAGACTTCCTGTGGAAACCCGTCACGCATATTTAAACATGCTTCACGATGAGCCACGGCGTCACCAGCACAATAATTATAATAAACATCGGGTTCAAAAAACTTGAGTTTTGCCAATTCATTTTTAGCCAGCTTATGCTCCTTCATCTTGCGATTAAATGGGACATAATATGGTGGATAATTTGTAAATTTTTTAATCCCAGTTTCTAATCCCTTACCGAGTCTAGAGTCATAGAAAGCCACAGCTTTCATTCCATCAAACCCCAAAGTTTCATCTGCGAGATTAAACCCACGATAAACCAGTCTAATGTCATCAGCCCTGATGTTCCATCCTAGCCTATCAGCTTTGGGATGCTCCAGTATGAGCTTCATTGTGTTGAGCAGCTCACGATTTTCTGTTTTACCATCAGGAGATATATTCAATATAATGGCTACGTCTTTTTCGCAGCTATATTGAAATTCGTACATCACCTCATCATCGGTGAATTTAGCCCCGAACCACTCAGCGTCATAACCAATACTAAACATACCTCTGTCGATGTAACTCTGCAATACCGCTATATTTTCAGCAGGATCTGAAATTACCTTGTAAGTATATTTGTCGTATTCCAAGTTATTCTCTACGGCTTTTTTAGCCAATTCAAATATATCTTGGAATTCGGGTCGTTTGGTTGGGTCTTGAACAACCACCATAGCAGGAGAATAATTAGCTAGAAGCTTTCCATACGGAGAATCTATAATTTCTCCAATGTAGTCTCCTACCTTGATATTTGTTTTCATCACCCGCTTAAATACTTCGGCACCCAAGCTGATGATTATTTTAGGTTTAATTATCTCTATCTCCTGGTCAAGTTCAGCCGCCCATTTTTCAATTTGCTCTGCTGTGGGCTTGGGCTTGTTACCAATACCCTCCTTAACCATTCCAGTGAAATAACATTCTTGTGGGTCAATTCCCACAGACTTTAACGCTGCGATAGTTTCTTCGGCAGCGTAACCAGCATAACCAAACATCTTAGATTGCAGATCGTCCTTGCCGGGATGCGAATAGATAAGCATGTACTTTGCTCCACGCTTACCACGAGGAGCTACACGTACTTTTTCTTTTATTTCAGTATCTCCGGTTGTTATACCTGGTGTAGATAATACATCCTCAACGTTTATTCCTACTAATTCATATAACGATTCAAGGGGGTATAAATCTTCTTGAGGCATAAAATATGCCTTAGTACGATTATTGTTGTTGTCTGTATAATATTTATCTTGAAAAGCTAACCTTCCTTCTGGAATCCAACCCCGCATAACATATTGACCATTTTCAAAAGTCTCGAGAATAAAGGGTCTAGAAGTTCCATATTTCCTATCGCTATCTCTTATAATAAGAGCTCCGTCGTGTGTGGTAGAAGTCCTGACTTCGATTTCTAAACCTCCGTGGTCTTGTTTTGGGTCATAAACATACTTACCGTCACGCCAAACAAGATTTATATCTGGAATTCTCTTGAACCCTCCTTCGCCAGGAATAAAATTTTCAATTTTTAAACAAGCAGCTGCAGCTATTTCTCCACCAACACCAACTTTATGTTTCTCGAGTCTAGACTCATCTGAACCAGTCAGACCATGCTGATCCTTCAAACCAAGTTTTTTTGCAGTTTCATGGCGAAGTTCAGCTATCTCGCATTTTAAAATATCTTCACTCGCCGTGAGTCGACGTCCTATAGCTAATTTAGCTTTCATTTATTTTTCTTCTTTTTACTCTTCTTTTTTTTAGCGGTCTTTGCCGGTGCTGGTGTTATTGGAGTAGAAGTGGTGAGTGTTTGAGTTGTTGGATAAGTAAAAGACTCCGACCACACAGGATGAGAAATCGACCAACCTCCACCATCAGGTGTAGTTCCTGCTAATGTTTGATATTCTTTTCCAGAGTCAATTTTATCTTCGTCTTTACCATATTTTTCTTCCAACTTCTGTCTTTCTGTTTCCTCATCGTATACCAATCCTAGCCTGGCTCCTTTAGGCAGCTCGAAAGTCACACCTATTAAGAATGCTTCAAATGCTTCGATGACATCATCTAATGATGAAGATTCAGGCATTTCAAATTTAACGGTAGGAAAGCTCTTCGAGCAGGTGTCAAATTGTTTAATTGTAAATGTTTGTTCTTTAGTATTCATTTTCGTCTTGTGGTTCTCCGAGCGATAATTCTTTTAATATATCCTCCACCATGTCATTCATGAATGAGTTTATGAATGGGTGGTTGGGATGTATTAATTCCCAATCATCGCTCATTATAGTTCCATCTTCGGATAATTTAATTCGTTTATATAACTTGCCTTCGTGCAGTTTAAGCTTTATTTCTTTATCAACGTCCGGAGTGAATGAAAGCGGGTATCTTACTAATAACGTTTCAGTCTCATCGTCTAATTTAAAATCTTTTAAATCTATCTCTTTGAGCTTCTTGTATTCGTCATATTTAAGTTCTAGGGGGATTTCCATAGCCTCTTTGGTGTATTCCAACCTAGAGGCTATGGGTATTAAATAAACGTCATCATAACTACGTGATATGAATTTATTATCTCCAATGATAGTTTCTTTTACCACAGGATAAGCTAGCTCTGGAATATCTCTGAGTATTTGGGTGGTACCCAAAACAACAAACTCAAAATTTTCTGGAACGTAGCTAGCACAGTAATGTATGTCGTCAGTAAATAGCATTAATCAAAAGCACCGTCGGGTGATGGTAATGTTTGTTGTTTAGGTGTATTGAAGTGTGAGCGTCTCGTAGATTTCCCCAACATTTCTTTTTCTTTTTTGATTCTTGCTTCGCCTCCCTTATTCATGGCTCCAAAACGCATATGGGCCAAGTCAGCAAAGTAATCAAAAGTGAAATTTTTAGAATGTCGGCATTTTAAGGAGAACAGCGAAACAGTCTCATCTTCAGGTTTATCTTTACCAATACCCAAAACAAAGTCAGCCGGTTTAATAATTCCTTTAAACCCCGAAATGTCGGCATTGGTGAAGTAACGTTTCATTTTTCCAGAGGCTTGATGAAGTAACCATAACGAGAAGGGCTTCTCCCCACCAATGAGGTGGTTAGATAAATCGTCTACCTCGAAAGCAACTTTGGAGTATTTTTCCCATGAAGCATCACAATCTTCAGAAGGTTCGAGATAATCCATCTGATCTATATATACTAGCTCAGGCGCATAACCTTCGGTTTTATATAGGTTGTCTAGATAATCTTTTATAAACCTCACAGTAACAGGAGCCTTGTCTTTTAGTGGGGCAATTCTGATATTTTTCAGAACATCAAGCTCTTCAGGTTTCATTTCTGAAATTTTGCTCTGCAGTTCGGCATTGGCACCGTTTCTAACGTGGTGAAGGTCGCTATAATTTATATTAAAATAATTTGCATAGAGACGATTTGAGATATTGGGAGAAGACTCCTCAAGAGATATATAGAGCACTTTAACTCCGTTGAGTGCGTTTTGTAGTGCTGAATGTACCGCCACAGCAGTTTTACCCGAACCAGAATATCCAATAATCAAGCCAAATTCCTGACGTGTTAGGCCTGCTGCCACTGCGTCAATTTCCATAAATCCTGTTCCATAGGCTTCTTGCTTTGTTTTGAACACTGGGTTCAGGAATGGGTAAAACACTGTGTCGTCTTCAGAATCTTTAGCCGACTCAAATTGAAAAGCCAACGAACTGAGATTTTGTGCAATCTTGTCGAAATCTTTTTCCTTTGAGTTTAAGATGGCTCCCATTCTTCTATGCTTCAGCATTTTAGGAATATGCTCCTCGATATATTTTGAATCGAGTGGTTGTTCATCATAGATCCAGTAAAGAAATTGGAGTATTTGATTTTCCTGTGTTTGATTTAGTAGTCCGTGTAAGTAAGCCTCCTTGATCTTTAGCAGGAACAAGTTAATGCTGATAGGCACTTCACCTACATCAAAAACAATTTTGATGAACGCCCTGTATATATCTATACTTCCAACATCATCCATACCGAAGTCATAAGCTTTAGCCAAATTGTAGATATTGTTATCTCTAACAATATGCTTAATGACTAATTCAATGAAATCGGAATCTTCGTATAAGTTTTTATTCATAATATTCTATCTAGATCTAGGTTGTTTTGTTTCAAAAAAGCCAACAATTCAGGCGTCATTTCAGCTCTGGCTGTATCGCTATACTTGTTGATAATGTCTGGTTCGGGGTTGGCAGTAGCCAATATCCTGAACCAGGCATGGAATTTTAACCTGGGATCCATTAGAACAGCTTTGTAATCACGCCCCAACTTATTGATCTGTATATACAATAAGTCTTTTTGATGTTCTAGTAAGTCTTCGTAAGCAATAGCTTTTTCTTTCTTGTATTGGAGCACAGCTTGATTGGCTGTGGCAGACCCAAAGTAGGAAGGATAAAAGCATTCTTTTCTTCCGAGTTCCAAACTATACATCAAACCATAGGCATATTCTTCCGGTGACAAATTGTTGTCTTTGCAAAACTTGCTTGCTTTAATAAAAGCTTTATCAAATTTTGGTGAAGGGTGATATTCATAACCTGGTTGAATGACGCTTCTGATATAAGAATAATTTTCTTCTAAGCGTGCTTTAATTTGCTCTAATTCTACTGAGTTAGCGGTGTCCATAACTTGGTGACTATTTCGTTTAGTTGTCCTGTTGTGGCTTCGTCGGGAGAAGTTAAACCATAATCTCTGAGATCGACGTTCACTACCTGCCTACCATTGTATTTAAACTCGGCGGTTAGTTCTTGTGCTAATTCCTGAGTTTGGTTTTCTCCGTCGAGAATCAATGTAATACGCTTCCATTCTTGAATCAACTGTTTTTGTGCGGAAGAAATACCTTTTCCAAAGGTTGCTACGGAATTTGGCAGCTTTAAAGCTTTCTTAACTCCCTCAACCACAATAACGTTGTCATGTTTTTTAGCGTTGTCGTAGTTGTACAAAAAATTTCCTTTCGGGAACATGTGGAGATAGCGCATATACTGCAAACGATCGCCATTGATTGTTCCTGGAATGAAACGTAATTGCCAACCGACATACCTGCCATTATGGCGTACAGGGAAAAACAGGCTGTCCGCTGTGTTAATTTTATAGCCAGAGTCAAACTCTAAATTCATTCCACCATCAATAGGAATATAGGCTATACCTAATGAAGAGTAGTAGGCAAAGTCAGTCAGATGATCTTTTTTCATGAATTGAATCACTGGCTCGTTTTCCGACATAGCATGCAAAAAGTTTACCTTTTCAAAAGGATAAATTTTTGCTTTAGGGTATTCATCTATCTCCTCGGAACCAACGTCATAATTAGCAACAAAGGCAAAACTTTCAGTAGTTAAAAGATCGCTTACTTTTAAAAGCTTTTCACAAATAAAGCAATTGCTCATAGGCCACGCCGGTGAAATATAGCGTTTCATTTTGCCGCTGTTTTTAGATTCGCAGGTGGGACATTTTACACGGTAATTCCCACCTGAAACCCCTTTGGCTTTACCAAACTTATTTTTTAGTAATTTTAAAATTGCGGCATTAGCCATATCAAGAAAGTAACTTGAGTGTGTAATGAATTGTCGACGTGATAACGAAAGTATTTAAAGCTATAAACAATGAATAGCTAAACAAAAACAACGATATTAAAAATAGTTTTTTCATAAATGGTGTGGGTGTAGCTTGAAGTTATCTCACTACACCCACATGTCAAATCGATTTTGTGTTAATCTGTAACCAATCAATATCTTTAATGGAGTCTATGATATTGACTGTCCAGCCCTGCTCTTTATAATACTGAATTCTTTTTTTAGCCATTCCGTTTAATACATCGTCATGGTTATCCATCATATCAATCAGTATGAAGTGTGTTTTTTCTGTTAAATCAAATTTAGCTCGCTGTTCTTCAGGAAGAATACGGCTTCCACGTAGCGCCTCCTGAAGTACTTCAACTTTAGAAGATCCTCCAGAAGCCTGTATAACAACTCTGCAATTAGGTATATCTACACCCGCTCTGAAAGCGTCTGTAGCTACCAAGAATTGAAATTCGTTGTTGGAAAAACTTTCTGCGGTAGTTTTCTGTTCTTTATTAGTGAGCGCAAAAGAGCCTACAGCTTTTTTACTAGATTCCCTATGCAAATATTTTGTCCCTGTGGGAAGATATTTATATAGCGGCACTAAATGATCTTTAACGTGATCGACAAATATAATAGTTTGCCAATCTGCAGGTACGTTTTTGCAGACTTCACCTATTATTTCATGTCTAGCATCACATTTTTTGATGCCGTGTTTAATTTTGTTTTCTATACTCGAGTAATCAGACATGTAGTAATTTTCAGGCATTTTAATCATGTAGACAACTCCTGGAACAACTGCAGCCACATCTTCAGCTTCTGTATAAGGAAAATAAATTAAATCTTCACCAAAAAGACCTATTAATAACTTATCGGTATTGTTAAATAAGCCGTCCGTTGTTGCGCTGAACCCGAACATACGTACAGGTTTCATTAGATTCATGCAATTTCTAAAGGTAGGACTACCAGCAGACTGCATCTCATCCACCAACAACAATTCACATTTTTCCAATGCACAATTTTTTAGACTTTTGAACGTAGTTATAGTTATGTCGTTACTGAGATCATTCATTCCATCCCCCATTATTCCAACATGTTTTTCAGGAAAAAAAGTCTTAAACTTTTGATAAGTCTGTCGAACCACTTCTTTTAGAGGTATGGCTAGTATGGTGTTTAAGTTATTCCATGCGGCATACGTAACGGCAGCTAAATGAGTTTTGCCGATACCGCCAGCAGCATTAATAACCCCACTATCGTTTTCACCTTTAAGTATGAGTTCAGCCACTAACGGGATTTGATAATCCCTTAATTTAAACTTTTTAATTCTGTCCCAGTCTGTAGGAGGAAGAACTGTTCTCAAATCATCTACATTATACGTGTCATGATGCTTATGTATTAATTCAACTACAGATTTAAAAAATCCAGGAAGAGTGAATGCATACCCAGAAGCATCTACAGAATAGAGAAGTTTTTCCACAAACACACATTCGCGTTTGTATTGTATGGTTTGCATTTCTCGATGGTGATATTTTAAATATTTTGTTAAATACGGAGGAAAAGGCTTAAACCTCAACCCACCATCAAACCTGGTTATTTCTATATGCATAGCTAAGATTTATCGGAAGTTACGTAGATAAAATATTCCACAAGAGGGTATAGCAGTATTCCTGCTATACCCCCCATGATAAAATTACTGTAAGGTTTATCTAACAGAAAAGAAACAAATATGGCTACAGCCATAGTTATTCTGTATCCTGTAGGCAAGTTATACAGTTGTCTCTTCTTTTCTTCTAAATTTAGCACGAGATTTTTTTCTGAACCTGTTGGGTTTTTTATGACCGTCGTCTAAGAGGCAATGTATAGAGTCTTTTGCCACATTTTTTAATTTCTTACCCTGCCTGTTCATACCTAGATAAACTGCTGAAGCAGCAGTCAAAATGGCAGGTATTATGTCGTCGTATTTATTGCTCATAGTTTTATAGTGTTGTCGACCACAGAAGATAAGTCATCGTCGTGGTCTACAATTATTATTTGTTTAAAATTGCTAATCTTCTTTAAATTTTTAATAATTTCAAAATAGCTTTTTTTAGATTCTGCAGATAAATGTACTGAACCTTCATCAAGTATCATCATGGGAAAAGCCGAACCGAACATATTATGTAAAGCTAATCTCAGGGCAACACCAATCATAATTTCTTGACCACCTGAAACTGATGGAAGTTTATGTCCATTAGTGTGAGTCACATCTATTCCAAAATTATCATTAACCTTGGCGTTGTATGGAAAATTAAATAATTGAAGATGCTCGTTGAGATATTCAGACACTGTGCCAGCATAGGTCTGTATCAATTTTCTAGGAAATTGAGAAGTATGAAATAATTCATACAATTCATTCAGTATATAAAGATACTTATTACGTTGCTCATTCTTAGCTTTAATTTCTTTGTTATTTTCAAATGTTTTTTGAGTAATAGCCAAAACTTGCTCATCTTTGGCTAAACCCAGCTCAAGCTCTTTTTTAGAGGCTAAGTCTGTTTTAATTTTTTCTAGGTCTTTTACAACCTGAGAAAGCTCTTCATCTAGAGACTTAGTAGCATTATCGTAAATAGCCACAGATATAAGTTTTACATTTTGATCTATGATACTGGCTGACAAGTCTTGAACTCTGGCATTTAGTTCGTCTTTTTTAGCGCTGAGTTCGTTGTACTGGTTGATGACGCTGTTATATAAATTATACTCCCCCTCATCAAAACGAATATCTTTAAGCGCATCTAAAGAATTACTTAACTGTAAAAACTCATTATTTAAACTTTCGTACGCTAATTTCTTTTTAGATAAATCAGTGTATTCGGTTTTGAGTTGTTCGAGTGTTTGGCTGTAGCTGTCTATCTTATTAATCAGCTCTGGAAGCTTAGCTTCTAAATGCGTTAAGTAGGCTGCCAAGTCTTTCAACTCAGAACCACAGTAAGGACAAGCTTCAGCCTCAGTTAAATCATTAGACTTAAATTTATCTATCTTAGACTTAATGCTGTTATACTCTTTATCGAACAAAACATATTCAGCACTTATTTCAGCTTTACGGCTGGCTAGCCCCTCTAATTTAGAAAAATCTTTAGAGTCTAGACTATTTAAGCTTTCTTTAATCTCGTGTAAATCTTTTTCAATCTTTATTTTTTGATCATGTTTTGGCTTACTCAGTGTTAATTGCTGTAAAGCTGCGTTAATTTGATTGTAATCTATTAAAGATAACTTAGTTTTGCTAGTTTCTATCTCAGCTTTAACCTGTTCTTGCTCCTGAGTTAATGCAGCTATTTTAGATAAAATAGAATCTTTATATGCTTCAGAATTTTTACAATTTATCAAATAAGTTTGTCGGCTAGATAAACTGATATGTTCTGAGTCGATATTAACTGGAAATCGGCTAAGCTTTTCTTTCTTGGCGATAATCTGGCTTTCCAAATTAATCAGGTCTTTTAAAGTTTGTTCTTCATCTAGAACCGGATATTCTGGTGGAGCACTTTTAATATACTTATTCCAGATGGTGTCACGTATTTTTGTGGTGTTAGGTACTAAGAAAATCTTTTGAAATATTTTTTCTTTTATACTATTATCACCAGAAAACAATAAGGCTGTTTCACCCTGCTTGGAAATAATTATATTTTTAAATATATTCTTATCTATTTGAAACAATTGTTCCCATATGGCAGATACTTCTCCGGCTTTTTTATAAATAATTCCGTCATATTTAAAAGCAACTTTAGAAGTATCTAAATGTCTTTCCAGGACAGCTTCTTTCCCATCTATTTTTAGATGACCTAGTACATACCCAGATGTTTCTCCTACAGACAACATGTCTGCCTTAGCTCCATAGCCTTCACCAGTTAACAAGAAGGATATAGCCTCAATCACACTAGACTTACCGGCACCATTATTTCCAATGATGCCGGTAATTCCTTCCTTGAAGGATAGCTCTAGTTTTTTGTGAGTTCTAAAGTTTTTAAGATTTAATTGGATTAATTCCATCACCATTCCGGTATTTCGTGTGGCTCTACGTCACCAGAAATAACGCCATCTTTAGATATTCTTTTTTTAATGATGTTTGATATAACTTCATTTACGCTGATATCTTCCGTGCAAGAAACATCTATCAAGCTTTCCAACAGTTCTCTGGACCAATCTGATATATCTATTTCTACTTTGACGAATTTTTTGAGCATGATACCGCCATCGACAATGTCCATTGAGAACTTGTCTCCAGGGGCGATATTTAATTGCTGCATTTCTTCTTCAGTGAATTTAACGCAAACATCTCCGGTAGGTTCGACTTTTTTAACTATGTTTTTACTCATATTAGTTTGTTATATAATTTAATTTTAATTCATCTAGAACGTTAGCTGGATCTTCATCCAGCAGTAAACGATATCCATAATCGTACAATACATTTCCATCTTTTCGACCATTAATCAAATTTTTTAAAACAATAGAAATTCTGTCGTTTGTCTTTAATTCAGAACGTATGTTTATGTATTCTTCTGCCTCTGTTTTATCTATCCTAACTCTCGTGAATTTAACTATTCCTAACTCATACAAGAAATTTAGCTTATTCAGCTGCTCAGAAACATCTGGAGAATATTTACATATAAATACAGGTCTACTGTCTGAATTTTGATATTTATCAAACTGAGATTTTACTAATGTATCGATGTTGTCCTTATTGATCGTAATGCTGATAAACTGTCTAGGCAATGAATATTCCACCAAGTTCAAAGAATCGTCGGCCCAAAGATACAAACCTTCTTTTTCAGTTTCATCCGAGGCAGTAACACCTAAACTTCCACAATAACCTATGAATATTTTCGAGTTACAGACAGGATCTTTATACCACATTTCTTTGCGTTTGTGAATATCGCCCAAAAACACAGCCTTTAATGAGTGGCAATGATTAGAAAAATCTATGTCTTTTAAAGGTATTATTTTCTTCTCGTCACAAAACGGCCAAAGCTCGGGAATTTGTTGATGCATAAAAATAAACTTAACGCTATTTTCAGGCCGGTTGTTTAATTCCTTGTTAAGTAACTCCAGTGTTTGTTTGGGATTATCATTGTAGTCAATTCCAACAAACTCAGGAACAGAGTTAATGGGTTTAAATCCACAGATCTTTTCCCAAGTAACGCCATCCAATGGTTTGCTATGATCTCCAGCAATGGCTACAGCGCCTATACCAGCTTCCTTCAATCGATCCAGCTCAAATGACACAAAGTCGATTAGTTCTGATGTAGGACGGTTATTGTCAAAAAGGTCTCCGACAGAGACCAAATAATCTACTTTTAAGCTCTGCGCCAGGTCCACAACCGAAGAAAATAATTGCCTGGAATCGTTTTCAAGCTCAGGGAAATTATATAGCTTATGTCCTAAATGCTGATCTGATATGACTAGAAATTTCATAGTCTAATTAATCTAGGCATTTCTTCGGTAGTTTCAAGTGCTGTTTGTTGTTCAGCTTTATTAATGTGCTGTTCAGAATAATCCAGTAAAAACTTTACATGATTAAACGTATCGCCATTTTCAGCTAGCGAATATTTCTCTTTTAACTTCTTACTGCACTGTGCTCTAAAGTAATCTTCAATTTCTTCCAAGTCGGTGTGACTTTTAAAAAGTTCAGTTTTTTTAAACTCTCCGTTATCATAATCTAGCTCATTTTCTAGAAGATAATAACTTCCAGAAGAACTTTCTACCAACTCAAGAACATAGTCTCTAGTTACTCGTTTGTTTATCTTTTTGAAAAAAGCCGTTCTTATTCGACGCATAGTTTGCTTCTATTTTATTGTTTAAATAATCTTTTTCTAGATCGACCAAGGAGGCTCTAGAGCTGCTTCTACCGATAAGATTTCCCTCAGCGTCAATGGCTTCCCATAGCTGAATGAAATGATTGAATTCGATGTTAGAAACTCTAGATACCTTCTTTGGTCCCATTTCTACATTGTCTAGTATAAAACCATTTAAACCGTGTATAGAGCCATCAGCATCTATATACACGGTTTCGGTCATAATGTGATGTAGTCATCTGCGCTGCTCGCAGACTTGGTTATTTCTTCGGTGTATTCTCTGGAGCTTTCGTCGGCATTACCGAGAGATCTTTCCAGAAATTTTGTAGCCTCTACACAACCAGATCCATAACCTTCTAATTTCTGGATTTTTACATTGCCTTCTACATCTATAGAAAATTCTATATGCTTAGACATATTTCATCGTCTCTAGCATAAACTTACCAAACTTATCGTATTGAAAACGAATGGTAACAGTATGCACTTTTTTTGTGGGGCAAAACACAATGTATGTCACTTTGGCATAGGCATGCCAAGGCTCGTCCTTATCTTCTACGATTAGGTTATATGGAATGTGTAGCTCATCTGGTTGAGGATCACAATCCCTCAGTAGCGTTTCGTGTAACGATTTAGCCAGGCGTGATTTATATTGATTGAAGTCTTTAGTTTCGGACATATTATTTAGTGGCAATGATTTTAAGTTCACCGGTGTTTAAGGTTTCTACCTTGTAATCTAGATCTTCCTCACTCATAAATTTTTTCAATTTAGAGAGAGAATAACCTTGTTTAATATTTTTAAGGTTTTTTCCTAACTTTTCTTCAATAGATCTGTCGAAAAAGTCGCATGTAAATACGGCATTTCCATCAGAGTCTACATCGATACCTACATCGTATCCATGAGAAAGTGGGTTTACAGCAACATATTGGTGCACCACGTCCTTGCTGGGATCGGTTGGATAAGTTCTACATTTTGTATCTGTCTTGATATTCCAGTCAAACGATTCAAAAACAGACTGCAATAATTTAATATCTTTAAATTGAGTTAAAACATTTACTGAATGACTCATTTGACGGGAATTTGTATTACCTTAGGAGACTCTTTCATCTGCACCATAAGATAAGTAATTTTTCCATTTTGCATACCCTTTTCAATTAATTTTACAAATTGAGGATAGTCTAAATTTATAAGTTCTTCTTTTTTATTTATAACAATACCACCAGGATTCAACTCCACGATATCACCATCCGCAACTTCGCAGTAGGGTAGGACTACTGCGAATTGTGGAGGCGTATCTGCTTCTGGTTTATCGTAAGATATCCAAAGCATATCGTAGGAAGGTAATTTCATGGTGGCACTATCGTCTCCGAATGTGCTCATATTATACCTCTAATTTACGGAAATATTCACCTGAAATATTTGCCACATCTGACATATTTTTTGCTTCGTCGATAACACCATTAAGGCAATTTTGCAATTCTTGAACTGCGTCTTTGTCTTTTGCAAAGTCGTTACCACTCACAAGCAATTTTTCAACTTTCAGTAGCTCTGTCTCAATAGCCTTGTCTTCAATAAAGTTAAGGCTCCTGAATTCGTTGATGTGAGTCATCAACATTTTAATGCTAGCATCAGTTACAACGTCTTTTTTCTTAATCTTTTTAAGTACTATAGAGCAATGTTCGATGACTTTTGAGCGTAAGGTATCAATTACCTCACCCACAAATTCATTGATTTTACTCATGTGTGTACTTAATTGATTTTGATATTCCTGCTGAAACTCTTGAGACTTTTCTTGTTTAGCTGCATCCGCAGCAAGTTCACGAGCAACTTCAGTATGAATATCAATATTGGCAAATTCTGTAGGGAGCTTCACTTCAAATGAAACAACCTCGAATGAGAATTTACTAGCAACATAATCGATATCAGGATACAAGGCTTCTAAGCTCTCAATGTTTAATTGATCTGCGTGTTGAGCATAGTATTCTAAAGCCTGTTCTTTATATCTATTATAATTTTCTATAAACTCCTGCTTTAAGTTTAGGAATTCCGTCCTATATTCATTCAATTTATTGTTCACTTCCAAGTACTTGGTCCGAGGCACGAAATGTGCCTGCGGAACAAGTGGGAATGAGAACGAATGACCGTACAGATAATTACGGGCACGGCTTTGTAGATTACGAAAAGCATTATAGACCGAGGGTCTGATAAGCATTTTCTTACCTAGCTTAATAATCTCCGGAAGGCGTTTATCCAATTTGATATCGTCTTCAGTGAGACTATAGCTCATGCCCCACATTGCAATATGTAGATTGACGAGTTTGCCGTCTTGGAAAACCTGGTCGTAGTACTTTTGCAGTGTTTCTGTTATTTTGTAGTCCATTAGTCTTGGATTTTGTTATTTTGATTTTTTTTGATGAAGTTGAGCAACGTAAGATAAGTGCATTTTAAATTGCACTCAGCTTGCAAAAATTTATGAATTTGCAAATAGCTCAGTTTGTGTGTTTCGCGTAGAGTATTGATGATATCTGCATACTGCGTGAGTACACCTTTGAATCTTTTAGTTTCTACGTTTTCGATATTTTTACCGTTAAGAAGTTCGGTAATTTGTTCTCTGCTAATAATTTTTGTATATTTTTCCATAATATTAATTTGTTAAGGTTTTAGTTAAGTCCTATGCTCAACTTACGAAGAGCGTTATCTACTGTTTGTGTTTCTCCTTCTTCCGAAAGAACAACCAATTTTCCTCTGGCTTGGAGGCGCATTTGATGAAGTTCGTCCTCGTGCGATTTAGCAAAAGGAATAAACTCAGTGATCTCCTCCATAATGTCTTTATCGGATATTTCTCCACCGTTGTCAAATGCTCTGAATAGTGCAGATTTAACAACATCTTCTATTTCAGCGCCCGTGAACTCTTCGGTAGCTGCTACAAATCTAGAAACCACGAAGTCTTCGGGATTTCTACCGTACTTCTTAATCACTACATTGAATATTTCTTCTCTCTCGGTTTCAGAAGGAAGGTCTATCCAAAACAGTTGATCAAATCTGCCTTTGCGAATCAAGGGAGAAGGTAGAATGGTGTGATCGTTAGAGGTAGCAATGATAAAGGCTGGATTTTTACGGTCATTGAGCCAGGTTAGAAAAGTTCCGTATATACGTGAACTCACACCAGTATCTCCACGACCACTCACAGCATCTTTGCTCATAGCTTTTTCTATTTCATCAATCAAGATAACGCATTTTCCAATGCTCTCAATGATTTTGATGGCTTCTCTCATGTTACGTTCGCTATCACCAACATGTGAACCAAAAACATTACCCATGTCGAATAAGAATAGTGGACAATCAAATTCGTTGGCAGTGGCTTTGGCCAGCATTGTTTTACCTACACCAGGAACAGAGCAGAACATACATCCCTTAGGTAAAGGTAGTTTGTAATCCCTGGCTTCCTGGGTATAGGCCTTTTTACGAGAGCGTAACCAACGCTTTAATCCACCTAGCCCGCCAACATTATCAAAAGATATGTCGGCTGGAATATAGGTCAATAAACCATTCTTTTTTAGCTGAGCTATCTTTTCGTCAAATACAGTTGAGACGAAGCTTTGATCGAAGTTTTTATTGGTTGTGTACGCCATAGCGAAAGCATTTTCTATCTCGCCGTAGGTCATTCCCTTAGCGGCTTCGATAGCTCCATCTGCTATGTGTTTATCTACAACCAAGGCTTCTTTATCTTTTTCGACTCTGAGTTTGTTGACAGAATCAATTATATATTGAAGTCTTTCGCCGATGCTTTTTTCATCAGGTAAATCATAGTCAATCAACTGTATTTCTTTTTCTAATTCTGCCGGTATGGCGAATTTGTGCCCTACAAACACAATCATGTTTCCACGGCTCTTCATCAAATTCCATGCGTTGCGCAGCATGCGAATATTGATCACTTTGTCAAAGTGAAGATGGAAGTCTTTTAGAATAAAGATATTTCCTTGAGACTTTACATTTTGAATAAACCGAAGTAATTCTGTACTGTTTTGTAGATTTTCTCCTAAGACTTCTCGGTCTTTTGAACGTACAAGCCCTGTTTGGGCATCCCATTCATGTATTGTTATATCTTCGTGCTCCTCGGTTAAAGTTATAATATCTTTAACTACACGCTGTTCTTCGTGTGTCAAAATAAATAAACTTGAATAACCAGAAGCATAATAATTTTTAAATTTTGTTAAAAACTCCATTATGTGTGTTTTCTAGATTCTCTGATTGCTTTTCCTAATTCAGAACCTCTGATAGAAAAATAACCAAGCATGTGGTCCATTATGGCCTGCATCATGGTCAATCCGTGTTTTCTTGCTATCTTACGGAGGTAGGCTTCCTCCATATGATCTATGTTATTTTCTATCCACTGTGCAGCTGGATAAAAACAATGTCCCTCCATCAATTTTTCTTGAGGAGTTTTTTGTTCTACAACGACTTCTTTTTTCTTAGGAAGATCTGTGGTTTTAATCTTAGGAGGTCTACCTCGTCTTTTTACCACAGAACTAACTTCAGGTGCAAAAGAAGTTGTTTTATTTATTTTAGGAGGTCTTCCTCTTCTTTTCTTAGGTGCCGATATAATATGTGATTTTTTTACAGATAAATGTCTAGGCATTTTAACTTTAGCTTGGACGATCTAACCGGTGATGTACATGCATTTTAGCTTCAGACGATAAGGGAAGGACAACATTTCCTGCTCCTTGCAATTTATCATCTTTTTTTTGTATAGCATCAATAGTATTGATTCGATCTTCGGCTATAATTTTACGTTTGTGTGATCTACTGCTTTCCGTATAATAACTGCTGCGAAAGATATCCTTAATTGTTTTTCTGTAACGATTAAGTCTGTCTCGAACGCTATAAAACCTTGTTGTTTTACTCATGCATCTATTATACATTAAGACTTATAAACGCGATAATACTTTTTGCAATTAGGTAAGTTTTTATATATGGTATCAAATAATACACCTAAAGAATTATTTGCATAATCATACATATATACTAAGTTATTACCATACTTTAATTTTTTCTTTACTCTTTTTTTCGAGCGATGTCCCATATAGAAATCAAAGATACTGTTGAAAAGCTTTTGAACTCCGGAAATAAGGAGTCAGCTTTTCGAGCCCGACAATTGATGTTTTCGGTACTTCCTCCCTCTCATTTTGTCGAGAACTATTTGTTTGATAATGAGGGGCGGCTTCAGGTTTTAACTGACTTCCCGATGCTGAAACATGTGTATGACCACATGCCTCAAAAATTACTGTTAAAATGCAGCCGTAAAACTTTAAAGAGTACGCTGCTCAGTAACTTTGTGTGTTTGAATTTGATTCGTTGGAACTATTATAAGATGCTCTATGTCGGCCCTCAGGAATTAACGGTAAAATATTTTTCGAGTAATTATCTTCCACCTAGATTTGATAGCCCTAAGGTTAAAAAAATGTTGGTGAAAGGCTGGGCTAAGAATGATGTATTTGAGAAAATAATGGGCGACACAAGAAGTAGTATATTGTTTAGATATGTAAAAGATGATGCTACACGTGTTCGTGGACCTGCGGTTGATTGTATTGTTTACGATGAAGTTCAAGATATCAATTATGATCAAATACCGATTATCCAAGAAACAATGGCATTGTCTCCGTATAAACGTGAAATATTTGCAGGAACTCCATTAGACAGCACTAATACTATACACAGTCTGTGGAAAACGAGTAGTCAGTTGGAATGGATGATGAGGTGTGGATGTGGGCATTGGAACAGCTTGACCGAAGGCAACGAGCCTATGAAAATGATCATGTCTCATGGTTTAAGTTGTTCTAAATGCTCTAAAAAGTTAAATGCTCGTTCTGGAGAATGGGCGGCAGGTAATCCAAAAAACTATTTAATGGCTGGGTATCATTTAGCTCAACCCATATTACCGTTTTTTAACGAGACTGAAAAAGAATGGAAAGAAATTTATATAAAATGTACTAGTGGTAAATATGACCAGAAAAAAATAATGAATGAGGTTTTTGGTTTAAGTTTTGATATAGGAACAAAACCAATCACCGAAGAAGAATTACGTAAAGTCTGCACATTAGGTAGAATGGAAAATGCTTCAAGTAAAATGCGTATAGTGGATGATAATAAATTAAAATATAAAATTTATACTGTAGGTGTTGACTGGGGTGTGTCAATGGTTCAAAGCCGAACCGTGATGACGGTTGGAGGTATAAAAAACGACGGAACTTTTGATGTGGTTTATACAAAAATATTTCGTGGATTTGACCACGAAGCGCATATACGCCAAATAGCTGACATTGCTAACGGTTTAAATGCCTACTGTGTTTGTGACTCTGGTCCTGATCCTATACGTGGAATTAAGCTGTGCGAACTCACAAGTCCTACAAGATCACAATTAGCTGCTTATCGCAGATCTAAAGTTATACAATACTACGATCAAGGAGATTACGACTGGAGACAGAATAGGTGGATTCTGCATCGCTCAGATGTAATATCTCTCATTATTCGTCAAATTAAAGAAGGAAAGATCCACTTTCCTGCCTGGGAAGATGTTTCTGACTATATGCAAGATCTTTTAAATGTATATATCGAAGTGAAAGATGGTCTTTACGGTCAAGAAATGTTCTATACACATAACGACAATCAACCCGATGACGCCATGCACAGCCTTGTATATGCCGCTTGTTCAGCCTATATGGCTATAGGAGACGTCGGTTTATTGGGACCTAGCTCAAGTGCCAGGGAAGACTAAGCCTTCCCAAATCCAATAATACGATCTTTATCGCGCTCTTCCTTAAATTTGTTATCTTCGTATAGATAATAAATCTCAGCCAAGCTCATAGGCTCTTCAACTGTATGCTCAAAGTTTAATGAATTTATTAATTTTTGAGCTTCTGCTATTTCTAATTTTTTAAACTCATGACTTAACTTGAGCCTACCCTTTCTCAAAAGAGCTTTATCGATATTGTCTTTTTTAGTGTTAAATGTAGCTATAATCGTTACATTCAACGCATTTCCAATAAAGCTGTCTGTTAAATTTAGTATAGCTGAGACAATGGAAGAATTGCCTGTGTTTTCTTCGCGCGAAAGAAGAGCCTTTTCAGCGTCCTCTATCACAAGTATTAAATTTCTATTTGATATTAATAGTGGAAGAAAGTCCGGAGAAATTAAACTATCTATAAGATTAATCGGAACATACACAATTTTTCGCGAAGTTACCGAGTTTAAAAGATATTTAATGTAAGAAGATTTACCAGTTCCCGGATCACCGTAAAACAAATATAACCCGGAAAGTTTGTTACTCAAAGAGTTTATAATTTGGTCATGTATCTCTACAAATTTTTTACCATAATTTAATTCTAGGTCGACAGTAGAAGGTGTTATATCTATAGGCTGTAAAACAACATCACCATAACTGTTTGTTAATAAATGTATCTTAGAAGCTTTTTTAGAAGTATATTTAGCAAATTCTGAGCATAGCTCTTTTAACTTTTCTGGACTTGATGAAGCTAAATTTACCTTGCACGTAGTAATCTCATTCTTAGTCAGCTCGGTAGTTTCTCCGACGTCTCCATAGATCTCGTCTACTAGCTCGGATAAATGATCCCCAAACTTTGTATGCTTGGCTTCGGTTACCTCCAGCACAACATCTTCGTATTTACCTAAACCTCTCCAAAAAGCTGTTTCGTGTAAATTACTATTTCTAAAAGCGTAATCCACGGACAATTTTTCAAAATTTTCCTGGATGTACGCCAATGTTTTTAATATGTCTAATGGATCTTGTATATATAGACGAGACGGTAATTTTCCAAAAATTAAATTATACAAATACTCTATTTTGAGATGCGCCAGACCAGAAGGTTTTTCAAACATCCCAACATAACTACGCTCGGCTGGCAATAAATTATCCATAGTTAGCTTATCATTTTGTCCAAGAAATCTTTAACTGTTTTTATTCTCTCGTCAAAGATTTCTTGGAGAGCTTCGTTTTTTTCTGAGTCGTCGCACGTAACAGGTTTTCCATCAGGTATTATGGCTGTAGGAAACAGTTTAGGAGCTTTACAGAAACCGTAGTTAAAAAACACTTCGCCAGCGTAGGCATTCACATCTGGAGTAAAATCTAAGTTTTCCATTTTCAGCAACATAACTTCAGTCATACCAGAAATCAACTCTTCCGCCTCTAAAGGTTCAAAGTCTTCGAAATCTTGTGCAGCGGAATTAAACAGTCTTGTACAAACCTCGAAAGTTCTTATATCGCTTTCATACATGTCGGTAGTTAACACGGTAATCCCTGCCTGTATTTTGTCTGACTGTAAATCTGTTAACTCAAAATCAAAATCAGTTTCAATTTCATTTCTTAAAATTACTGATTCCCATTCAAAGCACTCTACCCCATATTTTTTTATCACAACAGATAAAAGGGCCGCCACTGGCGCATCTTCATCTTTTAAGATTTGTATATCTGTCTTCATATCAATACTATCTGCTATATTTGATAAATTTTCCAGTAAAATCTGTGTAATATAATTCTTTAATATCTAGATAAGATATCAGTGATTTGCAGCTTTGGCAAGGAGCAGAATAACCTAGATCTCCATTTTTTAAAATTCTTACATTTACAACAGAGCATTTATTGAATGGTACGTTCGTTAAATTTTTCAACTTAACGAACGCATTCAATTCAGAGCATGTAAATTTATGTGGACTCACATTTACACCCTCCCTGCTTATTTTTGGATATTTTAAATTGAGTGGGTGTGTCTTTTTACTGTTTATACCTACAGATACTATTCTGCCTTTATACAGGACAAAAGACACATGGAAGTTATTAACAATAACGTCCGGCTGAATCGCTTTAGCCAACTCTACCAATTTTTCAAATCTATTCATCTTATGGTAAAATATTCGCTTCCGTAACGAAATATAGCTTCAGTTATCTTGGAGATATTGTTGAAATGTGCGTAAGGTATTCCACTGAAATCATGTACGCTGTTTTCTAAAATTGTCTCCTGCTGATACTCTGATTTATTTGCTAACGCTTCCGGCTTTAAATTTGGGTATTTAAATTTAAAGAAAATATAATCCCAATATCGACGGGTTCCGTCAAAATTCTCTCTAGGTTGTTCCCTTCTATAATAAAGGTTACAATAAATATTAAAGTAAGTATGCTCTGTCAATCTAGGTTTACAAAATACAACATATTGATAACCGTCGTGCAGCGCTTGTGCTTTTAAAAGTTCCCAGGCATCATATTCTACAGGACAAGTCACTGCTTCGGGTAGTCTTGAGCGTTTAACGTGCCCAACTCGTTTCCAGTACATTTTATATAATGGCATGTGCATAAAAAAAGAACCCGCCTGTTTCCAGACGGGTTTTGTGATTTAATTAATTTTAGTTAAGGTTAGATGGGTTTAACTCCTGCAAGTTCCTCGAACAGCTTAATGTCTGAACGTGGCATTGTAGGAAATACGTCAGCAAACTTCTCTAAGTCGGCAGGATCAAGATCAAATCCAAAAGCTTCTTGGTATTTGTCCTTGCTGACTTTTTGTAGATCTTCCACAGCATATTTATCTCCATGGGCTTCGATGAAGCTCAGGTCTTCGGCGACCTTCTCAATACTCTTTGTAAAAATTTTATCCACAGGGTCACCCAAAACACCTGCAACTTTAACGTTATCATAGAGTCCCTCCATATTCTCAATGAGATAGAGTGTTTCAGCCAACTTCATCACTTCATCAACGGAAGAAATATTTTTAACGTCTTCTTTTAATTTGTTATAGGCATCCACACTTGCTTCTTTTTTGAGCTTAGTGCTACGACGCCAGACCTCGGTTTCGAGATTTTCAAAATCTGGGTAGAAATAACCTGCGTATTTCAATACGAGATCAGGAAGCTCATCTACACCCTTTTGACCGGCAATTTTAACTATCTCGCCAGCTATCTTAGCTCTCCAATCAAAAGGATAATTATTTATATTTTTTACAAAGTGCTCAGCATTGTCAATAACGTCTTGAGCTGTTTTAACTGGATAGAGATTTACATCACTTCCCGCCACAACAAACTCACCTAAATATTGCTGCTCATAATCTTCGGAAGCTTTTTTCTCGTGAGATTGTGAATAAGCTTCTAAATCTTCAGCGATTCCAAATATCTCGGCAGCTTCTTTAATACGATTTTCTATTTGACTGGCGTACTTATCTCCGTATATTTTCTGTATATCTGCTTTTTTGCTGGTGAAATAAGCATTAGAAATATAAACACGGGATGGATCATTTATTGGGTAAATTTTACGATTGCTGTCAGCAAAAGCTTGTTTTGGCAAACTCGCAAGTTGATCGTAATCATCAACTTCCGCAGTTTTTACATACTCTGGTAAATCTGCGTCACGTAGTAGAGTATAAAGTTCTTTTTTAGAGTAATCTGTAGATTGATCAAATGAATTCATAATAGTATTTTGTCTAATTTTAACCATGAATATAAACGACTTCAATTCAAAAGTTAACCTTCCTAAAGTAGTATCAAAACTGGGGTTAAAAGTAAATGATTTTAATTTCGTAAGAATGCCGATTTTTGGGTGGTATGCCAAAGCTAAAAAAGGCAATTTCATAGGAAACATTTTTGATTTTTTTGAAACCGAGGAATGGAAAACTCTGTATTCAAAAATTCTCAACGAATTCGACGATTGTCTAGACTTTAATCTCCCCAGGTCTGACTATGCCGAAAAATCGTTATTTAAAAATCAGTATTTACACATGCAATATCAAAGTGCGTGGGTCCTGTCAAAACAAGAAGTAGCTAAACATCGTGCAAGACATGGAGAAAAAGTAATGTATTTTAAAGATATCTTAATGGCTGCTGGAATGCCGGGATTCCTAGAAAATGAAATAGGTTATCTAACGGAAAATGTCGTGAAAGCTTTTCCTAAACTAAACCTAGGAGCAAAACATAAATATAAAAAAGTATTAGTTATACCTACATTTTGCACACCTAAACATATCTGTTCACTTGAATTAGCTAAATTCCAGGCACCTAATGAGCGAGAAAAAATTTACGTAAACGGTGAAATGGGTTGGTATGGAAAAATCGATACCGAAGTAGCTAGAGACTTCAATGAGCTAAAAATTAAACCCGCCTTTACCTGGAATTACAAAGCTGACTTTTGGCTGGAAAACGCTGTCAAGTTATCTGAAGGTGTTGACACGAATCAGCTTATTCAGATATGGAGCGAAGTAAAAAGAAGTAAGTTTCAAGATGATCCTGTAGATAGACTTATCGGTATGGAGGGAAATGCCAGTGTAGAGCATCATGTAGCCAGTCTTACCCACCAACAAATACAAGAGCTAGAAAAAAGAACAGATAAAAAGTTAATGTCGTATTGGATAGAAGCCAAAGAACAACAGTTTACTGTTCACAATAAAACTTTTGTTCGTAGAGGAACTTCCTACTTTCTTATCAAAGCTCGTGAAGAAGAACAACTCACTAATTTTGCCCTAGACATAAAAGAGATACGTAAGCGTGGCGATGACTTCTTTTGGTGTGGATTTATACACCACAATGAATCGTTCATTCCATTTGAAATGAATGATAAATATTTTACCAGCTCTTATTTATTTGCTAAGGGAGTAAGAACACAATTTTTGAAGTTAGGTATAGGTATACCTTTTATCAATGAAAAATATGTGAAGCAGCTCCTAAGCATGATCCAGCTCACCTCGTATAAAGTACAAGTAGTTCCTGAGGAGCCTACCCCCGATAAAGAGGTAGGCTCCTGAAACCTATCTAGCTATAAAAAACAGATAGTTTTTTGCAGGCTCTAGAGGTTAATTTCCAGCAACCGCCCAAGTCAGGAGGAACTAATTTCTTGTTTTCCAGTCCTTCCAAAATACTGGTTATCTTTTCACCAGATATTAAATCGTTAATATCTTCATCATTACTAACTAACTGTAGACTCTCATAAAAAAGTGCTACACGTTCTTCTTTGCTTAATATTTGTAACGGATTCATAATTTTCTACCACCAAGAGTCGTAATAAACAACTCTACCCTTCTCAATTTCTTCACGCGCTTTTCGTATAAACTCCATGTCGTCTTTTCTAGTTTCTTCATCTGGAGGATTATTCCCGAAGAAAAATCCTGTGGTCTCTGGTAAGTCGCCCTCATACAAAGCCTTTTCCAACTCTTCCAGGTCAGTTAAGCTCAAAGCTATCGGCTGACAATTAAACTGCTTTTTAGGTAGATTTTTAGAAAAACTTAATTTATCTTTCCAAAGGTTCTCCATCCAACCATGCAGGTCGTGATGCTTTCTCCAATAGTGGATTTCTTCACGGTTAGCCTCTTTTTTGATTTTAAATGGTGTGAGTGCGTCTTCAGGAGACACACTATATGCAAACATGTCTAGTCCCATAATATTTTTGTGTAGGTACTTCTAATGTGTGTTTATATAGCCGTAGCAAACAAACCAACTTTAACTTTTTTAATTAAGGTTTAGGCTCGTCGTAGACTCTCTCTACGCACTAGTCACAAAAGAAGATTTACAGCCGAGGATTATTGCCTCACAATTCGTCTGCTGCGGGACTACAGGGGTGTAGCGTGTCCCTCACGTACTAGCTTGCGCTAGAAATTTTTTCCGCCTTTTTATCTAAATCTTTCCAGTATTCTTCCACTCCTTCATTGGTAGCCATATAGCCAGACTTTCTGGCTTCTTCATGGCATCGCGTCGAAAGCCATCCACCTCGGGCACACAAGGTGCCGTGGTTTCCTGTAATTTCACAAGTAATAGAAGACTGACTTTCCATTTGAGAAACTATGCCATCCAATATAGAAGATTCGACTTTGTTCTCGGCATTTTCTAGATGATAGTAAAACCGCAATGTTCCGTATTTTTCTTTAATTTGGTCGGCTACTAATTGTATACCTGATGGACAGAGGTCGCAGAAATACTGTATTTTTTCCATGCCTTCATCCAACAGTTTATACCAACCGTCCCCACATTCCATTCCCCAAGCCATACAGGTTTGCTTCATGTCCCCACCGTAGTCTCTTAGGATCTTTGGATACTTCTCTAACAATATAAGTTCTGATTCTTTGTTCATATTAATAATCTATATGTACTTCTCTTATGTAATGTTTCCAATCATCGTCAACGACAACGATTTCAAGTTCAGTAGAGGTACAGTGTTCTTTGTTTTTCTTGTCATAAAAAAAGCGTTCAACAGCATTCATAGTCTCCCTGTCGAGCAGCATAGGTGTGTAGCCTGTGGAAAAAAGTTTTTCCCAGTCTCCCTTACTGACATTTTCAAGACATTCTGAAAAGCTGTCTACTTGTAACCTGAGGTCTTCTAGGTCCGCATCGACATAGTCATTGATCACATCAATAAAGTTTTTTATAAGTCTGGTTTTGAGGTCGTTTTTTTCGACTTCAACACTGTACTTTGTGATCATCTTCACAACCGATTCTCTTTTAATGTCGATTGCTACCATGTAAGTTTTATCTCTAGATTACGTATCATCGTATCTACTTCTTTGGTCTTTTTACCTAACCAAAAAACAGCATGATAAGATCCATTGCAACCTACTTCTTTATAATCCGTATTTAACCCAGCCATACCATAAGCATAGCTGTATTCTTTAAAAGCGTGATAATCGTCCGCTTCAACAATCCAACACTTTTTAATTTTATTGCTCATAGTTTTAAATATGCCCTTCTGGGGGATATTTGATATCTTCCTCATTAACTAAATCTGAGTAGTTTAAATTATAGATGTCTATATATTCTTCGAAATCTTTTGAGTGATCTTCATTAAAAACATAATCAAATAACCATTGTGTACCTTTTTCATTCAGGTCTAGGTGCCTTGCCAGTTTATCAAAAACTTTATCTATGTGTTTCTGTAGTCTGTTGATATATTCTTTATCTTTATAAATTCTATCGGAGGGATGCTCTCCCTTAACTGTGTAATGTTTTTCTGTAATTGTGCTCATATATTTTCCTTTTTAGCCATAGCTAACAATTCGCTAATGTCTGAGTTTTTTCCAGATTTAATAGCTTCTTCCATAAGTTTTTCTGCCTCTTCGTAATCTTTAATATGGTCTTCTTCTGTGGATGAATCGACTAGAACCATTTCTATCAATTTACCGTCAGTCATTTCTAGAATATTACCTTCAAGCGGATCACAATCCATAATTTTAAGAGTCATTGACTCAAAATCTACTTTAACATTCATAATATTTAACTAAATTTGTGTTCTCTGGCCATATCTATATAACCTTCCTCTTCGAGGTAGTTCCTTAATCCTTGGAAATCGTCTCCTGAAAGAGGTTCTCGTGTTCTAAGCTCTAAGTTAAAACTATCCCAAGAAGTCATGATTATGCCTATTTTATAATCCACTCCTTTAAACTTTAATTCTACTGTATACATAAATTAGATACTTGGGGCAGGATTTACTCACAGAAACTTTCCATTTTCTTTGCAATACCTATTACCAGAGGGTTAGTGGTTACCCCAAGTATCTAAAACATATAGTTGTGTCGGTTGTTTGTCAACACGATCTATCTTTTAATTATATAGGTAGGTTCTTTACCGGTAGCCTCTTCCTCTATAACGAGTTGGAGTACTTCGGAATTGAAGTTGTGGTGAGACTCGTAGTGCTCTCCTTGTCGATAAACTCCCCCTGGGGCACCTAATCCCAACCATAACTCAACTTCCTCATTAGAAGGAATAGAATAAGGTGACCAATCGATAGTTGTGATATTTTCGCCTGTTTCGGCATGATTCAAATCGTGCCAGGCTTTTGTACAATCTTCCTCGTAGTCATATGAAACGTCAATGACTACAGGAATTCCGCCATAATTGAATATTGTGTTGTCCATAATGTTTAATAGCTAAAAAAGTGCCCAGATTGTGTCGCTTCACTGCTGGGTCAGTGGTATGTGTGTATGTATTAGATACCACAAAAATTTTTGGCGGGTTTATTGATTCTACTTTTGGAGTCCTATGCGCCGCCGCACATGTTCCCTAGTCACCCATTAACGGAGGAGGCTACCCGTTCGAAACTTGCGGCTGTCGTGTCTCAAGGTCTACGACGCAGTACCATCATGCAGACACGACTGATCTTGCCTGTCCTAGATACATAAACGCGCCTCGCCTGAAGAAAGTTAAACTTTCTGACTCTCGCTGACCGTCAGCGGGTTGCGGTAACCAGCCCCATTTTACCAGAACGACCTGGCTTCAATCATGAGTAGGATCTCACTAGATGGTAGTCGGCCATCGTGCACCTTATGAGGCTAACCTCAAATAGCTAAAAATTTGTTTTGGCTGGTTCCTAGTTTCACAAGTGCTGTGGCACTCACTGTTGTGAAACTTTGTAGGTTCCTTGCCGAGCTCACCACAGCAGCTCAGTAAGCCAAAACAAATTTTTGAATGCGTATGCTAACGTGGATTATTGCTTCCCCGACTTTCGCCTAATCCTGTCGGTGTATAGTTATGGGCGAGTTATTTTTTAGCACTATTCGTAACGAGACTTTCGTCACGCATTCAAAGTAAGTTGTAGGTGAGTGCATCACTCTCAATTATATATGCTTACCGATGCCACGACTGGCAGCAACCTATCGTGCTGGAGCCCATGATCCCCACCATATCCTCCAGAACCCTCAGCATATCCTACAAAAGTTTGGGAGGTGTACGAGATTTTTCCGTACAAGAGTAATCAATGATTTTGATCTCCACACCTCCCTGAAAGTATACGGGCAACAAATTAAGAAGCACCCCCGTTTTTGTTCTGGCAATGTACCTGTTGTATGGTTCACTCACGTGCCTCAGTACACTTTTGACCTGAAGTGACTCAAGTCTGGGCCAGGGAGCCGTAACCTCTAGAAGGTCTACCGCTCCGAATTCTGCAGATACTCATACCTGCAACGCTCTTGGCTTACATCCTATTTATACTCGCCAAGTCGAGAAAATTATATAGCTTGAGATTACAGCTATAAGTACTGGTCTCTGACGGAGTATATTGATTCTCCGTTTTATCCACGTTGTTTTGCAACGTACCCAGCAATGACGACTCAATTTCCCTGAGTCAGGGTTTCAACCACAGTTGTTCGCTAGTTCCTCTCTGTGAAGGCTACGCACCCTCCAATACCAGCAACGGTATCCAAAGATTATCCTAACCTCTATCATACTGGCCTTAGGGAGCCAGCAAACCCCAAGCGTAACTTGGGACGAAGTCATCTTTCACTGCAGAAGCCGCAAGGCTTTCCTTTTTGGTTAATGAGTCTCTTTCGAGACAAGTCATGTTCACCCGAGATTTCCGAACTAGTGCTTGCGGGTTCCGCCAACTCCCCTTTTGAGGGAATCGATGCGCTACTAGTCCTGTGACTGGTCGTCACTGTTTCGTAGTTGCCTCTAGATTGCTCTAGCGACAACTTCTAGGCTGCTAAACGCGATTGCTGGATTACCAGTCCAGTTGCTCGCATATCAGCTAAAGGTTTCCTTATTGTACTTTCGCACTCACCCATCGGGTCTCAACCGACGAGCAACTTTTCTAACCCTCAACAGGCAGAAAAGATGATTACCTCCTTGTGTGCTCAGAGGGATCGAAGATCCCCGCAAACTCTCACGGTGATGAGAGTTCACTTTGTCCCCATTACTGGGGTTATCTTATGGCCGCACACGGCCAGATTATTAGTATATATAAATACACACTAAAAGTCAATGGGTGTTGCGCCACGTTCTAATATAGTCAATTTGCGCACATCGACTATCTAGCGAGCGGTTTGCTGAAATAGCTGCGGACCATTTCAGATTATCGCCATACAACTAAACCAGGTAAGTTGTTCCTTTATGTGGTGGGAGTCATTCCCGTTGAGCGTATATATAATAGATCTTTGTTATATATAACCCGAGCGCAACAATAGCTGCCAGCTAAAAATTATTAAAAATTAACCAGTAAAATAAATTTTAAAAAAAGTATATTGCTATTTAAGAATAGGTCTATTAAGAAAGTATTTTCAATTAATAGACCGACAAACCGTCAGCATAGTATTATAACAAAAAATAGGAGCAATTAACTGGGGGGGTTATATTGTTTCCAAATAACATCTTCTTTAAATCTATCATAGGCATTTAGAGCTTCTTTATCTTCACTCGTCCAGAAGTATTTCATGTTGGAGTCATCAAGCCACCTCCTTAACACTCTAGCCATATCCTCAGCTAATATATGTAGTTGAGCATTTTCTCTCGAAAGCTTGTTCTTTTGTCTGATACTTTCAGAGTCGATAGGAGTATTTAATTCCATATGCATCGGTTATTCTGGCAGCTCTAAAGCAGTGTCAATTTCACCAATTAAAACATTACTTTCTTTTAATTGATTATTTAACACAGTTAATTCATTTCTCGATTTTTCTGTAGCTAACGTAAGTTTATTAATTTTACAGTTTAAAGAAACTATAGAGATTAAAAAACTAAAAAATAAAAATAAAATAAATATAAATTTTATCATCTTATTCCCATATTCTATGCTTTTCTGCGATGTGTTCTTTACCACCACTACTTACTACAAACCACTCTATGTCGTCAGGAATTTCTATAACTACCAAATTACTGAAGTTTCCAGAAGCCTCTAACCCTAACTCTTCAACAGTTTGTATTAATTCAATCTCTGCTCGATTATTTCCTGGAGCAATTACAGAATTTTTTAAATTTTCATTATTTTGAATAGTGGCTTCTACAGCTTTACTGAGTTGGAACGCATTCCATTGCTCTAAGCCATCACCAAATAAACCTTCCGGTGGTTGCTCTTCTGGATGTACAAAGTTTATTAATTCATCAGGATTTTCCACCTTATAAGCCACCCAAAAACCTAGTTGCTCTGCTTTTTCTTCATCAATTAAAACATGTTTATTTTGAGCGTAGTCATAAGAAAATAAAAAACAAGGCATGCCTTTTAATTCACAGTATTTTTTTATCGCCTTAGGAGAAAGATTAAACCCGCCATGGCATTTATTTATTACCGCTTTCATTTCTATTAACCTACACTAAAATTAAGTTGAGGCAAGTATTATTAACTAAAATAGCTAAGGATACTTACTTATAAATTATACCAAAAAAATTAACTATTAATATTTGGGGGTTAACCCTGTATAATGTCGGGAGCATTAGGCCAGGTTCTTTTTATAGAAGCTCTATGAGGTAAATCTCCAGTCAGTCTCACATTTTCAGGATTTTCACTTCCGCCACAATACTCAATATTAAAAGCAATATCGATTAGAGAAATTTTTCTATCGTGAGGTCCTGAACCCTTACCTACCTGTTGAGATAAAAATACATTTAAATTGTAAGAACCAGCAAACAACGTCATTGTTTTCTCTGCAGGCAGCCATATCGTGTAATAACCTGGATTTTCTTCAGGGTAGACGCCGTTCTGAATTTCTCCTACCCAAAATGCGGTGGGACTACGCAAAGAAGACTTTACTTGCACTAATATATCGTAATCATTTTGAGTTACGGCTTCGCCTTGGTAATACAGAAACGCATCGAATATCACATCTTCCCCTTGGCAAAAATTAGCTGGGTTTGCTTCCCCGGGAACAAACGGTATACCTGGAAACCCAAAGCCTGCTGTAGAAGAAATAAAAAAATCTGCAGGTTCTACTTTTCTTCCCACCAATAAACTTTTTTTAACGGTTTGAATCCCGTGAAAGGCAGTTAAATTCACAGGAACAGTTTTACCGTCTTCAGTATTTGAATAGAATGGGGTTTGTTCAGACATTGTTAAACACAAATCATCTCTAATTTGTTGGTTTTGGTATTTCTATTATAATAACACAATTCATCCAACCCCAAAGCATCTTTTATATCTTGAAAATCTTTAGATGTTAAAGAAGATAAAACACCTTCCAAAATTTGCTTGTTTACATCAGGAGTTCTTATAGGCCTAGCACAATTGCATGTTTTAGATGGTGTTGTGCTGAGCTCTTTGTCTTTTAAACCCTTAAATCTAGGTAAATTTTGAAGCTTATCGTTGCTTTTAATCAGGGTTAAAATTTGATTAACGCTAGTGAGAATCATTCTTTTTTTCTCAGGTCTTATATTCATATTAATTATTAGTAGGTAAAAGTTGTATAGGTGAACATAAATCAGATTCGAGAAATGTCAACCCGATAAATAGAGTATTTGGATTAATTCTTGAAATAGGTGGTTTGCCTTGTGAGTAATACAACTCCTCTATTTTAGGATTAGTGTCAGGTATATCTTCATTTACAGTAGTTCCATCGAACATATAAATATTTTCTCCGGAAGTAAATCTAAAAGCTCCGGCAGAGTCTGCAGGAATACCGTTGATGTAGGAGATGACTTTGTCACAATCTTTTAACTCTGGAGATATAAATTGAGTAGTGCAGTCCATAGCCATACCTAATTTAAACCCAGCAGTCATGTTTATTTTTCCGTCACTAAAGTCTATCTTATAATTATACCCAGGATAAAATTCAACGTCTTCCTCGAGAGAATAGTTGCCAACGCTACTTAATTGTAGAGGAGTCAAAGGTACATAGCTATCTTCAATAGACTGATAATTCTTGTACGTAGATATACTAGACACCCCGAGCCAAGCCATATCAAACTTAAAAATGTTGGAAGGCTCTACAGGTATATCACAGAGAATTACCGAAGTGTTTAAATTATCCATAAATTGTTCTGCACCTGGGCCAAAAACCGCTAAACTGCCGTTTTGATTCCTTACGTACAATGGGTAGGCTTGATTGCGAGGTACAAAAAAAGTATTCCCTTCTCCAGAAAATTGAACCGAGATTCCCTCTGTTTCAGTAGCTATATTCATTAACTTTACTAAATGCAGATCTGAAACATTTTCATTAACCAATAAAATCAAGTCTAATAGAAAATTTTCAGGTACAAGTTCAGATCTCTCGCCCTCGATAAGAGGGTAAGCCCTTAGCTCATTTTCATTTAACCATTCAATTACATTATCCATATTATGATGTAAGAGTTGGAACTATAGATGCTCCGGTTGCTGATTCTCCCGCCAAAGAAATTTGTAGTCTTTGATTATTGATAGACTTAAATTTTAACACATCGTTGCTGGCTAAATAAATGTTGTTATTTATAGGTGGAACTAAATTAATTCTTTTTAAAGCCCATATTGATTCTTCTGGGAAAGTGTGGTTAGCTACAGCATTAAAAATCAAGGCATTTTTTCCAATATTATAATTATAAAATATATTACTACCTCCACCAGTACTTTGAAACACTAAACCACCTATTAAGTTATTTTGAAAATTAAATCCGCCTATGGACGAAAAATTTGTAACCTCCTCTAGCTCTACACCAAAAACAATGTCTCCGTATAGGCTGTCTAGAGTATAAACAGCGTCTTTTGAAGGTATGCTTTTAACTACGCTAGCCAAAAAAGGTATGTTTTTTATCAACTTTTGTCCTACAAAATTTTCCCACAAAAATGAAGTATTTTCACCAACAGTAATACAGCCTAAATAGCGCGCGTTATCCTCAATAAACCTAATCTCTCTTACACCAGCATTGTATTGAGAATTATAATAAACTTGGGTCAGCTCTCCGCTATCAAAGGTTATAGTGATCTCGATATAATCTTGCCCAACAAAAATTGTGTTTAACGTCGGTACAAAGTAGTCAAATTGTATAAAGGAAGCATCTACAATAAAGCCATCATAATCCAATGGAAAAACCAACGGATAGCTAGATAGGCTATTTTCATTTTGCCAAGGTAATATGTTATATTCAGCCATAATTATCTATAAAAAAGAATTGTTTGTAACATGTAGGGGTTGGAGCCGGTTACTTGATTTAAGTATACACTGAAAGTATCTCCAGCCACAAACGGTAGTTCTACACCATTAATAGTTATGGCTTGGTCTTGATTTAAATTAAAAGCATCTAACGCTGTAATAGTGGCGTTATTTTTTCTAAAAATTATCTGTAGCCCGGCTCCGGCGAGATTATTTTGCGTTGGAGAATTTCTCAACACTATTCTCTTAATAACTCCAGATTTTCCTGGAGGTACAGTTACAATGGTTTTTTGCTGCCCTTGAGATAATCCTGTAACATAGTCAGTAAAATTTTTAAAAAATTGAGGCCATGACAAAAATTCAGGTTCTACTACTTTTATAAAATTAACAGGTTTTATAAAAGATTTAGTGTAATAATTTTCTTTACCTACAAATGTAGGTGTAACAGTTTTATTGTCAGGTCTGTTGTTTAAATAAACTGGATTTATCGGAGGCAAAACTTTATTTCTCGCAGTACATAAAGTATCTAGAGTTAATGGATTGTTATTTATATCTATAGTCTGTGCCAATATGGTTCCTCCTACACTTGATTCTTCTCCTGGAGCACCGAACTCACCATAAAAAACAATAGGTTTAATTCCAACCATATAAATGTTACCGTCTAAAATAGGGTAATCATTAGAAGAATCTTTAAATGGAACAGCATTATTTATTGAATAAATAAGTGGGGTGGCACAATTTCTAAATTGAGAAGATTTATCCGCCAAACTAGCTATCTGTGTGCCTGTGGTTGTACTTATTTTTATATTTTGATTTTCTTTTGTCTTTACTAGATTGGTTAAAGTTCCAAACTCAACCCTGCCCCGTAAATGTGTTGAATCGTTGACAATACTTTTAACACGTGGTGGTGTGTATTGAAAAATAGTAGATTCTTCTATAGCTGTAGCTTGGGGGCTAAAAAAATACCCACCACGCATTTTTAAAATCTCGGTAACACTACCGATTATTAAAATGCCGTTAATAAATCTTTCAAACTGCTCTAAGTATAAAACAGAGTAATCTTCTAATATCGTTCCAACAAATCTACCTAAACTAATTTTTCTACCATTGCTCGTCCCGGATAATACCACAGAAATAAACTGATCTTTTACGTATATTTGACTTATATGTATGTTAGTTCTACCTGAGGCTGTGGTTATAGACAACCCTACCATCAAGTCATTGCTTAGTACTTGTCCATTAATAGAAGTCAATGAGGTTTCCGCCTTGAAGGGGAATCTTCTAAACCTATTTTTATTTAAAAAATCTAACGTATAAATTGCCATAAAAATATAGTATCAAATATAGTACTTAAACGATATTAAAAGTTATAGTAGTTGAAGTTGCGTTAGTGTTGCCATCTCCCGAATAATTTATCGTTACCGTTACTTGCCCTGTTGTTTGCGGGGAGGTATACAAGAAGTTATAAAAATTACAAGCTAGAGGTATCGGTTGAGCTGTTCCACCAGTCGCAGAGAAAGAGAAAGTTGCGAATTGATTAGGCTGCATATTCGGATTAATTCTAACAAGCACACTACGGGCTCCTGCCTGGATATTAGGTTTGACGTTAGTCATAGGCGTAGCACATGTGAATGAAGCGCCTCCAGAAATTACTGCACTATACTCAAAAGTGAAAGTCGGTGTTCCTTTAAGTAATGTCACTGTTTTACTGGCTGTAATAGAATTATACTGGTCATCTGCAGCTAACGTAACACTGTATGTTCCAGACCCAGGGTTCGGTGCGGGATTACTCAACGTATTGACTGAAGAAAAAGTTAATCCTTGCTGTGTAAATTGTATGTTACTGTCATTGGTACTGAATACTGGTGCTCCAGTAGTACCTGTTCTAGTTAATTGAATATTGCTGAGAGCTACTGGTGTGCCATAAGTTAAGCTATTGGGAGTTCCTACAGTTAATGTGGAACTTCCTTTTTGTATTGTTATGTTTGTTGTAACTGTTGCTGCATTATAATTTGTATCTGTAGCAACGCTTAAAGTAATAGTTTGAACGCCTAGAGATGTGTTGTTAAATACGATTACGGCTTCACAAACACCTGAATTACTTCCAACGCATTCAGATGTTGCTCCTAAGTTTTCGCTGGGTGTGGCGGTTAAAGTAACTGTACCCGTAGAGCCTGAGACAACTCGTCTAATTCTCAAGCTTTGACCTGGAAGGACAGAGGTGGGTTTAGTCGCAGTCCATACACTATTTACAAAATACTCAAAAGATAAAGACGTATCCCCCTTAGAAACATTTAATGTTCTTGTTGAAGTAATCCCATCATAGTTAGTGTCCCCAGCTAAAGTTCCTGTGAGTGTTTGGGAACCTGCTTTTGTATAGCTTACGGCGTTGCCTGTTATAATTAATCCTGTTCCGCTGGCAGCTGTAAAAACTGGAGTTGCTGTAGATCCTGTTTTTGTAAACGTTATTGTTCCAGATTGCCCGACTTTGGCGGAAGTAGGCCCAGTAATGTTTAACGTAGAAGAACCTTTGGTTACTGTTAATGTAAAACTTCTAGAGACAGCTTCCCAAAATGTATTAGTTGGTCTATTAAATGTAATTGTGGTAGTTCCAACAGAAAGTAAATTAACGTGACCAAAAGAACTATTTGGGTCGCGAGTGGCAACCGAGGTAACACTACTTGTTAAATTATCAAATGCTGGGGCAGTACCACCATAAACGTGGGATGTTGGGGAAATAGAATATCCTATGAAATAGCTGGTGCTAGATAATGGAACAGTTAAATTATTATTAATTAAATTATTTATCGTTAATGTGCTGGAAATTTTTTGAACTGTCATGGCTACAATTAAAGTAGCCTCTTGTCTATCTATTGTGCCTGGAACTCTGAGCGTTATTTGCGTAGTTCCTGGCTTTATTGCTTCTAGTACAGGTCCTACTATACCACCTACAGTTATAACTCTTATAATTGTAGAATCTGCGGTTGTTGCAGTTATGAGAGAATCAGCTAAAGCTGGGGCGGTAGTTGAAAAAGGTATAACCTGCACAGTTTGCCCTAAAGTTAAAGTTGTTACACCTGACCATGTTATTGTTACTGTTGATTTGGGTGTAACTGTGAAAGATTGTGTTCTAGTGGTGCCCAAATAATTATTATCTTCCGCCAATGTTGCTGTGATATTAGCTGTTCCTCCGGAATTAAATGTAGCTATGTTACCAGAAATACTTATGACTGCGGGGTTGCTGCTGGTGTATGTGATTGCGCCGGTGGAGCCTGTTCTTTGTGTTGTGATTGTTGAGGTTTCTCCCTGGAAAAGATTTACCATATTTATCGAGGCAATGTTTGAATCACCTTTAGCGATTGTTATAGTTTGTGTACTGCTGCCAGAATCGTAATTTGCGGTTGCAGCCACAGAGGCAGTGAGTGTGACTTGCCCAGACCCAAGAGCAGTTGCGATAGAACCTCCAGTTATACTCAACAAATTAGCGTTACTACTACTAAAAGATATTTGGCCTGTAGATCCGGTGGCTGTAGCAGCTAAAGTAAATGTATTTCCTACTTTAGTAGAATTTGTGGAAGTTATAGTTACAGTACTAAGACCACGAGTGATGGTGATGTTTTGAGATCTTGCTGCGGCTAAAAAGTTGGCATCTTCCTCGACTTGAGCTGTTACCGAAGCCGTTCCTGCAGTTAACAAATTAGCCCTATTTACATTAATAATATTTATAATAGCTGTAGAAGCCGAGCTATAAACAACCGGACTGGTTGAACCTGTTTTCTCGGTAGTTAATAATATGTGATCTCCTACTCTCCCTGAGGTTGGAGATGTAAATGTAATGGAAGAAGCTGCTTTATTTACTAAAATTTCTCTCGTCACGGTAGTTGAAGCGTAGTTTGGGTTTCCTGAAACCGTGAGAGATAGTGTTCGTGTTCCTGCATTCAATAATGCTCCGAATGTAGGAGTATAAGTATAAGTTAATCCTGCTATGGTACTGGTTGCGTTTAATTGAGTACTACTAAGCAGGGTGCCATAGGTAATGGCTGCTGGTGTATTCCAAGTGATGGGTGGCGCTTGAGCCACCACAGAAATTGTTACAACTTTTTGTACGGGGGTAACAGTAAAATTGGTAGAATCGCTGCTAACAAATGTCACAGTTAAATTATGGGTTCCCACCGCCAAAACTGTTCCGAGAACAGGAGAATAAACATAAGAACTTGAATTACTGGGTATTGCTGGTGATGTGGCATCAGTAGAACTGATTCTAGCTAACGCATTCAATTGTGTACCGCTCAAAGCAACACCATAGACAATACTTGATGGAGTAGACCAGTAGATATTGCTCGGGGTAACAGTAATTTTGTTAACTACTAATTCCGTCTGCCTTGTCGCAGAATTATAATTTGTAGTATCTACAGGTGTAAATGTTACTGTTATAGAATGCGTCCCAGCATTAAATATGTGTCCTAACCCCGGACTATATACAAATGTACCTGCTATGTTTGCCGTTGCGTTTAATTGTGCTGCAGTTAATGCGGTATAGTAACTTATAGCTGATGGAGTGTTCCACGTTATTGTGGGAGTTGCCTTGAAAACTCGTATCGTTACGGATTTGGCTACTGTAGCGTAAGTAATTTGATCTGTAGGTGTAAACGTAACTGTAAGCACCCTTGGCTGCGTACTGGCAGAAAGAATGTTGCCTGCTGGTGGTAAATATGCAAATGACCCAGGAACATTAGCTGTAGCGTTTAAATGATCTATAGAATTAAGCGGGGTTGGATGTGTAATATCGTCAGGATTTTCCCACGTGATTACTGGAACTGCTTGAGAAAAGTCTAAATATATTGTTCTTTTTTCTGATTCGCCTGCCTCATTTACAGCTGTTATTATCACAGTATATTTACCTGCAGCGGCTTGATTAATAGTTCCTATAACTTTACCATTACAGCTTATAGATAAAGTTGAATTTTGCGGGAAACCTTCAGCATAAAAACTGGTAGGATTTCCTGTAGTATCTATTGAAAATAGTGGTAGTTCTTCCGTAAAAGTCGTGCCCACGTAAACACCAGGTAAAACAGATAAAGCGTCATCTATAATAGTATTGCCGTTTCTCGTAAATCTAACAATGCTGGGTTTATTTATATGTGAAAATCTTATTCTAAAAGTTGAAAATCCTCCTACATAATTACTTCTCACATCTAAAATAGATAGTTCGTCATTACCTCCCGAAGGTACTCCAAAAAAGTTACAGCCTGCATCTGTAGAGCCTGAAAAATTTAAACCATTCAATAATGTTCCGGCTACAATAGAATAAGATGTTGCTCTGTCCCTTGTAATAAGTTTACAAAATTCATTATTGATGGCCTCGCCTTGACGTGTGGATATTTCTATTATTTCGTTTTTAGCCTCGATCTCAAAAACAACTGTCATAGAACTACCTGCCCCATTAGAAGCTGTGGCGGTTACTATGAATAAGCCTAATTCAGATACTGGAATACTTTGATTGACACTTATTACTTTGCCTATATCAGGCCCAGAAGTTACTACACTTAAACTTGATGGTAATCCTGAAGCTGTTATGTTTGTTGGAGAATTTGTGGCAGTAATTGTTAAAAGTGGTGACTGTACAGAATAAATTCTATTATTAAAATCTGGCTGCGATATAACATAACGTATTCTGTTTGTCGGTAAAGTTGTGTTTATTGGATTAGTTATAATTGGTATTGTGGTGATTAATAAATTAAATGTTTCTTTGGTATTGCCTCCACGATAATTTCTAGTAAGAGTTAATGGTATCGTTTGTGATGTAGTTAAAACAGGTCTATTATTGCCGAAAGTTAAATTACAATCGGTTGTTAAACTCGGGTTAAATGTTATCCAAGTTGGATGCCCTACTAATGTGATGCTTTCAGGTTGATCCTCGAGTTCAAATTTATATTTTGCTCCAGTAGCACAAGGTGTAGCTGCTGTATAATTAAAAGTAATTGTGTTAATCTGGTTTGTAATAACTATAAAGATTCTGACAGGAGTAGATTCACCTGCCTCATTGCGAGCATAAAGCTGTACTGGTATTTGTGTGTCTGTTATGGTGGCACCAGAACTGCCTATAATATTACCATTACCGTCTACGCGAAAAGTTCTTTCAGGAAAACCATTTACCCTATAAGAAGTAGGGTTATTATCTGCCTCTATTTTGAATAGTGGATTTGTGCTTGTGAATAAAAGGTTATTATAGTCTGGTGGTGAAATTGTAAAAACGGTGTCTGGTAAAGGATAAGTTATATTTGGTCTAGCATAATATTCTAGTTTAAAGCTTTGTCTTAATTCCCCACTACCTCTGTGTGCTACCAATATTAAATCATATGATGCACTTTGATTTGCGCTGATGGGAGGTGTTCCATATAAATTTCCTACAGGGCAAACAGCATTTGAAGCTGGATTGAAGGTTAACCAATTTGGTTTATCGCCCTCTAAAGAATAGTATAGTGCGTTTGAAATTCCGGTGATTTTATAACAAAATGCATCAAGCTGAAAAGCTCTTTGAATAGTGATATTTTTTATGCTAATTTTTATACTAATACTAGAAACACCTGCTGTATTGCTAGCATACAAAGTAACATTATAATCTCCTACAGGATTAGCGTTTGTAGCAGCTCCCACAATTTTTCCATTTACCAAACTTAATCCTGATGGCAGTCCAGTTATTTCATAATTAGTGGGATCATTGACTACTTCAAAAGACAGTAATGGATTTTCTTCAGTAAATACCACCTCTGATAAATCTTCGGAAGCTATTTGAAAAACTTCTCCATTTTGTGGATACAATATTCTTGGTTTGGCTATATACCTTAAAAGATAGTTCACTTCTAACTGTATGGGTGGATTAGTTGCTGTGATGTACGCCAATGTAAATCTATAGTCTTTACTTAAGTCACCGCTCGGCTTCAAATTATCCGAATTAGTTAAATGACAAGCTGCTCCAACTCTATTAGCTTCAGTCAGCCAAGTTGGTTTTCCATCTAACCAATCTTTTACTGTATAACTAGATGCAGAAGCTAATTCAGTAAACTTTAAACAAAAATTAGAGTTTTCTCTAGCTATAAACAATTTTTCATCGGCAATTAAAATCAATTTGATCTGTCGTACCGCTATTCCTAATGTTCCGGAAAAAGCCGGATCAGCCACTCTTAAGGTTATGAGATAATCTCCAGGAATAACCGACTCATCTATTTGTCCTATAATCTTACCAGATTCATTTATTTCTAAGCCTGTAGGTAGTCCTTCGGCTGAGTAAACTAATCCGGTACTAGAGGCATCTAAAATTTTTACACTAATTAAAGGATTTTGCTCGTTATAAACTTTAGAAAGCCCTGAAACTGTGTAGTCTGGGGGTCGTAACTCTAATGTGAAAATATTGTTTCCAACTTGCTCGGGTGGGTAAGTTATAACAGGGCGTGCCCTGTAGCCTATCGAATACTCTCTATTTTCAAAGCCATTGGCATAATCGTATCGAATAACCACGCGCTCAATAACAGAAATATTTGAACTATTTAATCCGCTCAAATTACACTCGGCAGCATTTCTATCAAAATTTAACCATAAAGGTAGTGTAGAAATTAATGTTAGTGCTGCTGAATCTGGGTTTGGAATAGTGAAACAATATGCAATATCTTGAAAAGCTGTTGAAGCTGTCTGCCCAACATTATAAACTTTTACAAAAATATCTACATACAGTTCATCCTCCTCAGAAGATGCACTATTTATGGCAAACAGTCTAACTGGATAAGTTATTGGAAAAACAAATGTTGGATTATACCCATATCTACCTATAAATTTATTAGAATTTGCGCCAGCTTGACCAAAACCAGGTATCGCAGATTCAAATCTATAATCAATTGGGGTGTTGGTTGCATTTATTCTAATTAACGGTGATCCTTGTGTGTAAGTTCTAGTGAATGTATCTGGAGGGTTTATTTCTATAATTTGTCCATTTGTATGTGAAATTATTCTAGGTTTTGCGATATAGCTTAAAAATAATGTTGTTCTAAACACACCAGAAGCAGTTATCGTTATATCTATAGAAAACTCTTCATTTAAAATTCCTTGATTATTTGCCGTTGGTGTCCCCCAAAGGTGGTATCCTTCATTATCTTCAATACCTGGAATAACTGCACCAGTAGAAGAAGTGTCTCTATTCAACCAAGCAGGAATATTTCCCGCAAAAGATATGTTTGCAACATCACTTAAATTTAAAGCTTTTACTATGTTAAATTTAAATAAATCGTTTTCTTTAGCTGAGGTTCGTATTGTCTTGATATCAATGTTAACACAATTAGCACTATTTAATTTTACTTCTTTTGGAGCATTCTCTAAAATTTCTCCCGTGCTGCGATTTACCACTGAAATTATAACATGTCCTTCATTTGGAGGTGCGGGAAGCTCAGGACTACAAGGAACATAAAAAATAGCTTCCCAAATAGCATAACCCTTACAAGGTACCACCGCTTCCGTTTCTTCGTAACGTATTTCACCGTCGGGATATTTTACCTTAACCGAAGTATCTATTAAGGTAGTTATATCGTTTACTGCAGAAGTAAAATCGACAGTTATTTCTTCTTCACTTGGATTATATACAACGGTAACTGTTGTTATAAATGTAACATATTCATCATCATTATTAAATGCCTCTACAGTACCATAGTTAAACTCAATATATGGTGAGTTTGTGGTTATTAATGCATTATTATGTTTAATGATTTCAAAATTTAATTTATTAACTAAACCAAAGTCTAAAACTTTAAATAAATACTGTTCTCCTGGTAGAAAATCTGGAAGTTCTTGGTTTAACACAATCTGGGTGTTTAAACCGTTTTGACCTTCGATTACTTCCACTATTTCAGGATTATAAAAAGTAGCATTATTATAACGAATTTTAATTTTTCTACCTTCATGAAAATATTTTTTAAATCCTTGATTACACAGAGGAGCTTCGAGCCAATTAGAATTTATTATATTTTGGTCACAAAAACTAGTAGCTGTTAAAATAGCTCCATTGATAGTGGCGTAACCGCAAGTCTCAATAGGGTTTTCAACCACTTTAAAAAGTTCAGATACTCCATCTTTTACTCGGTTTAAATATTCAGCAAAAGCATTTAAATTTTCATGAGGACATTTAGGTTTACAGTGATTTTCTAAAACAAATCCATGATTAATAGAATTAATTGTGCCGTTTTGACCGTCCCCCAAAATATTAACGTTTTTTCCGTTAGGTGAAATAGTTTCATTATAGTTTTGATAAGGTAGTTGATCCCAAAATTTTAAATAATGTTTAACATTAAAATTAACGTAGTCAGTACCGTCAGCCAAAATTCTTTCCAATGCGCTGTTTCGCTCATCGTCAGTCAACAATCTTAATGAATGACAATCTGATACTTTGAAATAAATATTACCTGATGGGTCAGGTTCAACTTGATTTATTCTAGTGATTAAATCGTGCGGTGGGATATTATCGCATGGGTCGTACAGCCCCAGCCCAGCTCCCCTAGCTACGTCTAAAAACATTGTTCTCGGAGCTAAGTAATTAAATACGTTATTAAACCCATAACGCATTTTAACTTCTTCTTCCCTTAAATAAGTTTTTACAGAAATTATATCCTGCCCTGCGCTAGGATTATAGTTCTTACTATCAAAGTCCGGGAACCAAGACTCAAACTCTAAAGTAGAAACCTCTGGGACAGAATATTGTACTGCTGATGGCGATAACTCTGTTTCATCGGGAGTATATACGACGGTAGATTGAACATCTGCTATCTTAGAAATACCCTGACCAAACACTAATTTAACTGCAGCCTTAGGCCTATATTCATTCGGTATATATCCAAAAAAAGATTTATCAAAATTTTTATAATGACTTACAAATTCAGCCGAAGGTATTTCAACTGTAAAAATTTTAAGATCTCCGTCTACATCATGAAAATCTATAGACACTCCTCCGTCTTCAGACTTTATTTGTTTTATGTAAGGACGTTTTATCGTCGGGTCATAAACAACAAAAAGAATGTCTAAAAAAACATCCGCATCTATAGGTTGAATAGAATTAACAGCTCTACCGTCTCTAAACGGATAAGTAGTCAAACTATTTACTGTTAAATATTCGTATGCAGACATACCTTAATTCTAATCAGGACATTCACAATTAGAATTAACGGTTGTTAAATAATTTGTTAATTGTCCGTTTATAGTTGTATAGAAATTCTTAAGTTCAATAAATTTATTTTCTAAACTTGTAAGCCTGGTTGTTAATTCAGACAAATCTTCACAACCAGAGCAAGGTGTGCAGCAACTATCATCCAACTCTATTGTATATGGCGATGTACTAGAAATATTTAAACAATCAATACCTAACAAACTAATGTTTCCTGTGTCAGGATCAGGACCCACACCATTTATTCTCTTGATACAGTTTGTTACTTCACAATTTTTATTTAACCCCAGGTTATCTCCCACATCCATAACCACGCGATTTTCATCAAGCTCATATTGAAATCTCATATTGTTCCGAGCCTGCATAATCACATCACCAGTTAAACTTCTGGTATTTGACTCTGAATCAATATATTTAATTCTTGTTACACCAGCCAATCCCGGCACTATTGTTTTAGGCTCAAGCTCTGTGGCTTCTGGTGAAAAAATAAAATTACCGGCTGGCTGATTTTTAAGATCCTCTATACTACCTAAAGTAATTCTTCCCCTTGCCCCAACATAGTCGTTAGTGGCTGTTAAATAATAAGTATCGTTGATTTTATGTGTATTAAAATCTATATCGAAGCTGCCAACAACGAGGTCGGGGATTGTAGAAATTTCTGATATCTCTATTGTGGCAGAAAAGATCTTGTTAAAAAACTTTGATATATAATAACGTTTGCTGACGTCGTTAGACGCTGCCAAAGAAAATTCTACGATTAAAGTATCGGGAATTTCAAATAGTTCATCTATGCTCCTAACAGACGTTCCTTCTCTCAAAGGATAACGTCTCAAGGAGTTTAAGTTTAAATAATCTAATGAATCTATCCAAGGCATTTAAGTTATGTTAGTTCTACACCCCAGTATAAACCAAGTATACCTAGGTCTCCTAAGTAATTACCGGTTTCAGTGATGTTTCGCATTAATTTAAAATTTACTACAGTGTCCTCGGCTATATTAGCAGCTGGGATAACAAGGTTACCTTCAAGATTAACTACATCATACGCAGTATAACCTTCCTCTATTGGTGTGAGAGTGGTTAAAACAACCGAGCTGCTTACTGCGGCAGTTAAAACAGACTTATTTGCTATCTTGACCGATGTTGGAGCTTCACTATTGGCAGCTGTGGTTGCAGCATATTCAAATGTAAAAGCTATTTGTTTATCGGTAGCTTCTGGTGCATAGCTCGCAGTGCCGAAGGCTTGAACATATATTTTGAGATTAGCGGGAGCGGCTATAGCTTTTTTAGTTAATAATATTTTACCTATGACACCATAAGGAACTGTTATCGTTTGAGCATATGGAAATTTTAAATAAGAACTTAATCCTCTAAACTCCAATCTAGCGTTAACAGGCTCTATTGAATCGATGGCACCATAGATACCTGTAGACATATATGATATGTTGAATACGCCTGGTTGATTCTGTGCCGGAGTTACATTTATTCCGCCCTGACCATTTATTTTAGCTACTACCGGTGTAGAAACTTTTACAAACTTTCCTGCTGCTTGGTCGAAAGATAGGTCAGCTACACCTCTGTCAGATGTATAGGTGGCTGTAGGTGCTTGCGGTGGGATTGGAGCTGATCCTGTGACTCCTTTAGGAATAAACTTAGGTGTAACTTTTACAGCCAAGTCACCTGTCTTAGATTCTTTGACTACGGCTGAAGTAATTGTTTCCTTTAAATAAAACTTTATAAATTCCTCACTATTATTTTTTTCACCTGCAGGGACATTAGAGTTTTCCAAATCATTATAAGGAGTTAGAGAACTAACTAACTGTGTTCTCAAAGCTGGGTTAAATTTAGAAAAAGATATAAAAAGCCTAGGTCTTCTAAAGTTACTACCCCTATATTCTAGCCAGTCGTTCGGAGTCCAAACACCTTCCGACAAAATGTCATCTGCCCAAGGTTGAAATCCCGCCTGGTCATCGAACCACCATAAACCATAGTTATCTATTTTATATATACCGTCCGGTGTGTACTCATCTAACAAACGTTGTGTAATACCATTTGCTTTGATTTCTACAAAGTTTGAAGGTACAGGAGGAAGTAATCCTTTTAATTCTGATGCCTCAACTTTTTCACTTTCTGTCAATGAATCTGCGTCTGGTGAAGTAGGCAGCAATAGTCCTTCAGGAATATAATAAAAAAACTTAGCTCCTGAAGGAATTGAATAACCAGGTAAATTATTAGAATTAGCTGCTATCCAACCAAGCCTATTTGGATTACCGGTTGTGGGTATCGTCCAAGTACTTCCTGTCAGTAATGGTGTTGCGGCTGGTCGATCCAAAACATTATATCTGTAGTTAATAAAAAATTGAGAAAACTCGTCAACTGAGGCATGTAACAAAAATTTACGTTTAGATATAGCGTATCCTACATAAGTTGGGATACCTGCAGGATCTTTGGTTATCTTGCCAGGATATTTTCTGGATAAATAATAAGGACCTACTTCAAAAGGTTCCACGACAGGCTCATTTAAATGGTTTCTTTCGACTTCAATTAAACCACGGTCTGGATCGTCTAAATCAATTGATAACTCGCATAGTCCCTCAATATAGGTGTCTACCAACGGAGTCGTTCCTGGAGACATAGCTTTAACAATACCAAAAGAATAATTAGACTTATTGGGTGCATACATACCCTTAGTACTAGTGGAAGAAAACCCTGTTAAAGCTCTAGCCACACCACGACCACCAGAGTCTTCTCTAAAATAAACAATATTTAGTTCATCTTGGTGTAGGGGTTTGGTCCCTTGCAGCTCTGTAGGATAAACTGGTTGCCCAAACGCAATGAGAACAGATTTACCGAGCAATTCTTCAAATTTTTCATACAGGTGCTGCTCCCTCTGAATTAATTGTTCGAGAGGTACGTTCACCACAGACTGAGAAACTTCTTCCCCGTCTCTGATCGTTCTTACTGTAGGAACCCAAGGTGTGATAGGCATGGCTAAAATTAGTCTACGAGGAATTTGATCCCCCAAGTTATTGTAAAATTAAAATTAGTATCATATTTAACAGGGTTAAAACCTGTTCTAGAAAAAACTATGTCCTTCGTACTGTTGGAAGGATCTAAAGATCCTACCAGAGCTACCTCGTAAATACGGCTAACATCATGCAAAAATGGTGTAGCATTAATGGAGGTAGATGACGTTACCATAACGCTAAATAATGCGGTATTATCTGTATAAATGCCGTCTGATAGATAAGTTGGAGTAAATGTTAAAGGCTCTCTTAAATAACCAAATCCATCGTCAGGATCTAAATTTGCAAATGGTTGAGAATAAGATGGGTCTATGACGGGTCTGGTAAATTCGCCATTTGGGTTGTTATTAAAGCCAATGTACATTCCCCAAATTTTTGCATTTTCTCTTCCAGAAATAGCGTAAGACATTAGTCTAGCCCCGCCGTACAAAATCATATTAGGCTGGTCTACGATCAACTGGCTCTCACCTGTTTCCGGCGAGGTTTTCCATACCTTTATGAATCCGGAAATGGACTTGTTCAAATTAGTACTTTCTGTGTTTATCATATTTTCTACAATTATACGTTAATGCTAGGAAAAGTCGATTAATAACACTGTAGGAATTTCTCTAGTAGTCGGTACAGGTGTTTCAGGTATGCTAGTAAAAACTTTACCACTAATTACCCTAGCTTGTCCAGGAATAGCCGCTCCTTGCCCTTCAGTCATCATAGTTACTTTTAATAAATTTTGTTCTTTGTGTAATGGCTCTTTATCTTCTTCAGAAGCTGGAATTGTGCCTCCATGGGCAGCGTCTTCAGCGTAGGGTCCTTCACTAATACAAAAAAGTCTATTTATATAATCTTTGTAATATGAGATATCGTTTGTAGCTAGCTGGGGACGTAGACCATTCCCTAAAGAACCGTCTATACTTAAAGGAATATTTGGAAAATCCTTTAAACTGTAACGCTCATTCAAGTTATCCAAAACATCAATAGGCAAATTAAGGTTAATATAAAACAGTAAATAAACGTGTGGAGGTAGGTAATCTTTAATTAGCGGTAAAAAATTAAAAAAGTATGCTAATTCTTCAGGATTGTTAAAATTAAATTTTAATAACGCAGTATTATTTTTTAGTATGTTTGTAAAAACAAAGTCTACGGGATTTATTACCGTAGATGGAGAGTCAGGTGTTAATCCCAACTTTTGTTTTAACTCTTGTTTATTTTCTGGCTTGTTTATGTGTTTATGAAATTCTCTGACATCCTCTGCTCTACCCTGAATCGGAAAAACTAGATTGTCTTGAGTAGTTAAAGTAATTAAATCTACATTGTTAGGTAAAAAAAGCTGGTGCTTATAATTTCCTAAAAATATATGCGACGAAAGTGCCAGTTTAGGTGTAGTAATCTCTTTTTGCCACCATTGGGGCGTAGTTAAAAGGTCATAATATTGCACCAAGTCTATTAAAATCTCTCCACCATAAACAGTTGAACCTACTGTTATATTTTTTAAAATATTTTGATATGGTTTAAATGTGTATATATTTTTATCGGTAACCACATACTTATTTAAATTATCTGAATAAACTTGCTCTACTGTCTCTTCGGGCTCTATCACCGGAACAACCCCTCCAAAAGCCGACATTATAGCTTTTATTGCATTAACAGTAGGGCCAGCGACAAACAAATTAATTATACCATTTAAAATATCTTTATAGCTTTGAGATGAAGGTAAGTTTAATTCAAAAATTCGACCAAAATTATCATACAAATTAGCATTATCTAATTCAGCATGATAAGCCCAAATAATAATAAATTCGTCATCAACAATGTTACCTTTTTCATCTTTAAATGTTACTGGCTCTCCATGTTCGCTAACAATAGAGGCTTTAGGGAATTCTTTTGATTCAAAAATATTTTTATTAAAATAAAGTACATCAAAATCATCAATAATCACATCAACACCATTTATGTAAAAAATAGAAGGACCTATAATTCGGTTAGCTAACAAATTAAATTTTTTTAACTTAATTTTTGGCTTATAGCTAAAAACATTATTATTAGTGTTTTTAGGAAAACCAAAACGAAAAACTTTTCCAGCATAAAATCTATCGCTTTCTGGTTGAGCTCCAAAAACAGCGGAGTTTTTTTGAAAGTTTAAAGAAACCTGATTAAATTCAGATTTTTTTATAGTGATAGGCTGCCAACGCTTTAAATTAAAAATAGGAGTATCTTTAATCGAATAAGAATTTAAAACTTCGATAAGAGAGTAATAACTTTGAATTAACTCTTCGGCCATACCTAAAGTATAACCTTTTAGAGTTCCCTTCTCTTGAAAAATCTGAGTCCAAAACGATCCAAGTGATTTGTATAACTTATTACCGTCGGTTGCGTCATTTGAAGGAAATTTTTTAGATATAAAATCGAAGTCCATCAGATTAATTTAATTCCTATATTGTCTACGGTTTCTAGCTCATCATCTTGGTCAAATCTATAATAATCTGTAAAATAAAGCGTAGTCATTTTAGAAACACCTTTTTCTATTCGTGTAGGTATAGATAAATAATCTGTATCTGTTATAGTAATTATTGTTCCATCATTACAAAAAATATCTCCCTTTAAAACTACAGGTAAATCTACACGTGCGATGTCGTAATTATGACATAGATCTATAATTTTAGATGCGTACAAATCTTCTCCAAAAGGAATAGTGTTTATATATGTAAATATATCCTGCTTTAATTTATTCAATCGTAACGAGTCATAAGTGTCTGTACTCTGTTTTTTTACAACAGGTATCTCTAAAGAAACAAAACAAGGTAAAACAGCTTTAACCAAATAGTCGGCACAGGCAAATCGTTCGCTATCCGAAAGAAGTAGATTTTGAATTTCTTCTATGTAAGGTTGATAAATTGCTGTGATTTCAAATTCTTTAGTTGGGGGTTGTTGCCCTGAGACTAAAGGTATATTTGGAGTTTCATTATAGCTAAAGTCTATGGCGGCTGTTTGATATTTTGTAAAACGAGCTTCTAGAGCGTTATTAATTTCATTATTTCTAGCACCCAAAAACTGCCTATAACCGTAAGAGATATTTGTTGTAAGTAAAGTTCCACTCATAGATATATCATCTACAGCGGGTAAAATAGAAGAAAGTCTATAAAATCCTGAGCAAAAGCTGTTGTCTAACTGAATTCGCCATTTTCCATTCTGTATCTTTGTACCTACGACTGTAGCAGTTTTTAACTCTGGTCCTACTGAAGTTCTGACATAAACATCCGCCTTACCAAAAGTAGAAATACCTAAAACATTTTGTTTAGATCTCAGCATTTCAGGATCATTTGCCCCCACAACGGAAAGTGACTGAAATGATGGGTATTGCTGCTTAATTCTGTTGGCTATACCTGCCGCCGATTCAAATCTAGAACTACCTAAGGTTTGTTTAAACTTAGCTATCAGCTGCCTGTCTGTATCTACTGGGGCACCTGAAGTAAAATTGCCGTAAGCTTCAGCTTTTACAAAATTATTTATAAAGAAGGGTTCGACAACTGAAAAAACAGTTCCTGAAGATACTTGGTAGTTACCGCCAACTTCTTCAGCTACTACAGGTAAAATAAAATAGTGTATGCCGTTTTTTTCGTATAGCTTTAATTCTCCATTAGTTAAATCAGGATTTTCTTCGATATCAAAAGCTCCAGTAACAACATACCTAAGACCTAGAGCAGGCTGAATAAAAGTTAAATTGTCTACAAAAGAATATGTGTTGGGGGAAGAAACTGTTACCTTTATATTTCCTGTAACTTTCTTACCTTCGCTTCTAGATGTGTTGTAGTTAGATGCGATTAAATCTATTGTAGAAAGATAGCTATCTGTTTCATTGCTAAGTACTTGTGAAATTGCTTTGCCTTGCGATAAGCTATCTATGTAGTTATATTGTTCGTTTTGTACCGCTGCGGCTAACTTAATTAACAACTCACTCAGTACAGAACCAGGAGAAACATCTGCCTCTGAATAATTTTCAGAAATAAATGTTGTAAGCCTATCTACGGTCTCTTGTAATATTTCAGCCATGTTATTTAGGTAATGGGACTAGAAAATCTACGGCTTCTCCAGCCAACGTAGTTAGTTTAACATCAAATGACACAAAACTACCATACAAACTTATATTACGAAGAGTAGTAAAATCTAACTGCTCGTCTAGAGGTAGCTCAGGGTTGTCTATTTGATAATTCTTTATTATATTTACAGCTGCATAATCCGCCAATGTAAATATTTGACGAGCTGTGATGTTGTCTGTCGGACCTATACCTGCCTGTAAAGGCCATAAAAAGTCTGTAGCAAAATCTGGATAATAATCTTGAGATTTTATATTTGTAAGCATCAGAATCATATAACGTTGAATAAGCTTCTGTACTCCGGCACAAAAACGAGAAGGTTTTCCAAATTTTGGGAAAACCTCAACTCCATCAATAATTTCTACATTTGGATACTGCAGAATACTGATGTCTTTTTTACGACCGGTATAGTCTGATGTTTCTTTAATTATGGGCATATCTATCCATTCATTGTCTCATTTTTAAATCTATCAAAAATTGCGAAAGACTGCCACACATTATACATTATTCTGGCCTTTTTCTGAGAAGTATCGTCTTGGTAATATCTCAATCTGCTTTTATATCTTTGCACAAATGTTTTATTAAAAGAATAAAGCTGGCTTATTTCTAGCTTATGGGCAGAAACACCTTTACGTGCCGGTGGCTTTGTTTCTTTCCATCGTTGAACGTACTCCTGATTGAGTTGCTGTCTATCGGTAGCTTTCTTTAAATCTTCAACCTTCAAAGGTTTATCCCAAGGTAAAGAATCTGTATACCAACGTCTACCTTCTTTGTCGTTTTGCTCACGCTTGTCAGGTATATCCTCCTCGTACCATTTTTTTATTTTTTGAAATAATTCTTTGAGTTCTTTTACTTGCATGTTATTTCCAGCCTCGGTTAATCATATCACTGATAATATTTATTCTATTATTTAACTGTGCTTGCGACAAATTTAATTTTTTAGCTATTTTATCATTCTCTATAACTTTTTTACCACCAAAGCCGGTTTTATGCTCGAATATAATTTTATCTTTAGCTGTTAAATCGTGATAAACAAAAGAAAGCCATTCGTCGTTAGAACTGTCTATGATGGTGGGGGTGGTTAATAAGTTATTAATAGAAACCATTGTTTTTTTGTTTTTCAATAAGTTGTCTACGGTTTTAAGGTTGAATCCGGTGTAGTCAGATAATTCTGAAACGGTGGCCTCCCTACCCAAAGAGCTTTCTAAATCTTTTTCAGCTATATTCAATTTATTTATACCAAACTGAATATTTTCCGGCATACGAATAGAGCTCCCATACTGAGTAGAGATTCTAGATAACTTTTTTAAATTATTGACTAGATATGTACTAAACTTCACATCTCCGGGAGTATAGGTTTCAGCAGCTTTTCTAGCTAATTTGTAGGCCTCAATCTGCACTGTTACAAGAGGTACATTTACAGCATATTTTCTAGACTCAGAATCGATCAATTTTTTATGATCTGCTAAAAGTTTTTCTACTGTAATTTTATCTTTCATATTATTGGGCTTTTAAGTCTTGTATAAAGGCGTCTCTTACTTGATTTTCTTTACCCTTGTCATAACCTAAAAATACGTCTTTTTGAGTTCCTACAGGGCTAGTCCCCATTCTACCGCAGCAAAAGTTAACAACAGTTATAGCTGACCCACCTGCGGGAGGAGTCATATCTACTCGGTGAGTAACACTCTCAACCCAAAAGTCTATAAAAAATCCTGTTTCTCTGACGAATAATGTGCCTCCTGTTCCAGGACACCATTTTGGATTAAAATCCATAGTAATAGTTCCACGTCTATCCCCATAACGACCTTGATAAAATTTTGTCTCAGAATAGTTGTTTATTAAGTCTTTTAAAGTCTGTTCGTATTTTTGCTGTTTCTCTTTGGCTCGCTTTTTTTGATCTTCTTTTTCTTTTTCTTGCCCCCATTTTTTTTCTGACTCGTAGTAAGAGCTTCCTCCGTCAGCTTTATTTTTCATTTCTTTAGCGTCAGCATAGTTATTGTCGTTAACAGAAAAAAATGGAAAAAATGGGTGATTTCTAATTACTAGCAAACCTGAAGCTTGAGTTAATTCATTTTCATCGTAATACCAGCCAACAAAGCCAGGCTCGAGTTCTTTAGATAAAACTGTTGTGCCTCCGATAGGTACTTCAGTCATGGATATGACAGCAAAAATATCCCTATAACCGTTATCGTTGTAAGTATAACTATTATAATCGGCTGGGTTTGCCACATTCACTTTATCGGATGGTTTTTTCTTTCCAGGTTTACTGTGCTCTTGTTTTATAAAAGACCTCTCTGGAACAACCCACATTTTTTCGTCTCCGCCAAAAATCATAGTACATCCCATAAAATTTAAAAAATTCATGTAGTTTTCCAACATGACGTTAGGGCCTTGAAGTATCATATTTCGCATAGCGCTAGCAGCGTTAGGATTACTGCACTTTAAACCAGATATGCTACCCGATTTAACAGCATCAGTATTTATTTTTTGCCATAATTTTTCTGCCCTAGTTAAAGCTTTTGTGTACCTTTGTTCACTCAAAATCTTTACAATAGCTTGTTGCCCGTCCGTACCCTTTTCACTTCCTAAAAATTTAGAATATTCTGACTTTTGTAATTTTATTAAACGCTCAATAAGACTAGTATAAAATTTTATAGGATCTTGTTTTATATCTACATCAGCTGACCACTCCGAACTACTTATAGCTACCTCACTCTGCTCGTCGCCAGCATTAGCGTTACCTATGATAGCGTAAAGGGGATTACGATATGGATTAATCGATGTAGGATGTAATCCTGGAGTTAAAAGAGTTAACTCTAACAAGGTTTGAGCTTTCCCCTTTAAAATAGCTTGATAAGTATTTTGTCCTACCGTGTTACCTACAGTTAATCCGTCAAAATATCCCTTCCATTCTAACTTTCTGGTTTTATCTCCGGCCCCACTCTTACTTTTTACTTCTAATTTAACCTGAATGTCATTCTTGCGTTTTTCTTGATCTGGATTAGCTAAAATTCCTTTAGCTGTTCCCTCAATCTTGATAACGTCCTTTTCGTCGGGAGCGACATCTACAATACAGGTAGGTATAGCTCCCGCTGTAAAATTGAGAGTTATTCCAGTGACAGTGACGCCAGGAAGTGGGGTTACTTCGAGTTTTACATCTGATTTCTGACCCATATAGCATTAACCTTTTCTATATATAGATTTAATAAGCCAGAAAACCTATAAGCTTCGTTATAGTGATTATTAAAAATATTTAAATTAGTAACATTACTTTCACCATAGTTTATCATCCTAGCCACGACAGTATCTCTCATAACTAATTTATTAAAAAAATCCATAAATTCGAATATAAAAGGGCTTTCGACTATAAAGTTCCAATACTTATCAGGAGTGTCAGTAAACTTACCTCCAGGAAAAACATTATCATCAAAATTACCCAATAAAACAAAGCTTAGTCCGGTTGTTCCAATCGGTACCGCTTTTGTCATTCTGTAAGGAATATAGTCTCCTCCTGCATAAAAATTACCTCCGATACTAAGAGAAGACGTAGGTATCAACGGTATTCGCATTTCATCTGATTTAACCGGGGACACTTTGTCCTTTTTTAAAAAAAGCTTATCCACGTCAGAATATACGTATACCTCAGGAAGAGCTCCATTTTGGGCAATTGTATAAGAATTAAAATAATAATTATTTGCTCCAGTAACAGTATATTCTCCCAATAACGTCAATGTGAAACTTGGGTTAGACGTTGTTGGAACTGAAGATCTTTTCAATCTAAAATATTCCTTTAGAAGATCTAAGTCATAAGAAACTCGTTTATCGTATTTAATAATCTCATTTTGCATATTAGCAGAATGCAATACCCTTAAAAAACAATAACATAAAAATTGTCTATAATAAAAAGAACTTCCTACTGGAAACAGCAGGTTATAAAATTCTTTTAAAGCTGAAGGTAATTCCAACTGGCTATAGCTATGGTCGGTAAAATAAGATTTATTTTCATTAACCTCATTCTCTCCAGATAAATTCAAAAGTAAGGATGCGTAGTGATTAACCATAATTATAATTGATGATCTACAATTGTGAAGACAGCTTGAAAATACGCCATAGTGTCAGGCTCTCCTATAGCTGTAATATTAGCGCTGGAAATAACCACAGTGAAAGCTTCACCCCCTACAGTAATAGTTTCTTTTTTACCTCTTAAAGAACTAAACGCTTGAAAAAATTGCGGTAATCCAGGTAAATCTCCATTTCTCTCAGAAAACATTATTCCGTCAGCTACAATATTACCTAGGCCCTTGCCAAAATGTATAAATTTAATAACATCATCAAACGTTAAAAAGTATTGCAACGTTTCTCCTAATTGCACACTCACTTGAGTATAGAGCGCTAGTCCAGATTGTCCTAAAATGTCGTCTATTTTAGGTACCTTAATTAAATGAGATATGCCTGAAACACCTTTAAAAATGTCTCCTCCCTTAAGCGTTACAAATACTGCACCCATATTATGATGAAATGTTAGCTGCTAAATTTTGAATAGCTGATGTTAATTTACTGTCATCTAAAGCCTTAATCAAGGATTTTAATTGTTTAGCTACGTCCTCTTCGGGAGATGCTGAACCTTCACCCTGAATCTTTTTCTCAGTTTCATTAATTTGCTCATTAGCCGTATTGATTCTCTCTTTTACTTGGCTAATAGTGCTTCCTTCTTCCTGGTTGAAAGTTTTTCCTACATCACTCTCTTTATCAAAAGCGCCCGTGCCTGCGGCGGCATCTTTCATCATCTGTTCCGCCCCGCCTTTATCACTATAATAATCTAACAATTTTTGTGTCTCTGCCGCATCTACAGCACCTAAACCAGAACCCTCTCTTGCTCGTACCTGGAGTTCGTCCATTAAACCAGTAGCTACTTGAGTTTTAACTTCCTGCAGCTGCTCTTGGTTCTTTTTATTTTTCTCAGCCTCTACGGCACCGGCTACAACTCCAGCGGCTCCCTCACCAGATTGAAATACTTCAAAGGCTTTTTGTTTAGCTGTAGAAGATGAATCAGTGTCTATCAAACCCAATTCTTCCATTGCTTGATAAGCTCTTAATCTTACTTCCTCTTGTTCGTTTTGAGGACCATTTTCAAGTAATCGCCTAAATTCATTTTGCGCCTCTTTATAATTTCCAGTAACTTTTCCACCAGCAACTATATCGTTAATATCTCGTTCTGAGATATCTACATTTAACGCCTCAGACAGCCCTTCAGCAGCTCCCTCGACATCTTGTGTGGCAGCTGCTCCAATAGCTTGCGTAAAGCCTGTTTGGAGTCTATCCATTTCAGCCTTATCCTTATAAACGCCTTCATCTGCGAATAACCGCATTATTTTTTCAGTTTTTGATGTGTCGAGCTGATCACCTCTAGCTAGTTCGTCGACAATTTGTGTAATGAGTGGAGCATTTCTTCCACCCAATTTTTTATCTAATTCAGCGTCGAGAGCAGCTTGATTTTTTCTTGTTTCGTCAATCTTGTTAAAATATTCTGGGTCCACTGCCCTATAAAAATCTTCAGATATTGTTTGCTGCAATTCTTTAAACAATCCCATAGCCGCTGGATCTACACCTCCCACTTTCTCACTTATAAATCCAGAAAGAGTTAAATTTTCATCAGTTTTTCTACGCTCTGTAAATTCGTTTATTAAATCTTCTCTAGAGAGTCCTGTACTAGACTCTACTCTTCTAAAAAATTGTGATCCTGCAGCTTTTTGCATCACCCTACGGGTATTATTAACTATTTCATCATTTTTAGATGCAAACTCTCTTAAAGTCGGATCGTTCATGACAAATGCCATATCGTAAGCACTCATACCCTCCATTTCAGGCTGAGAGGCTAAGTCATTTAATAATCGTGGAATATCTCTTTCAGTTATGCCTGTTTCGTTATAACCTCCCTCCTCCATGACTCTTTCAAACGCAGCCATCTGTGCGGGATTAGCTGAAAACTTTTGCTGTAACGCCATAACAGATTGACCTATATCTGAAGATAGAAGTTTTTGATCTTCTCCTATTTTTTGTGCAGTCATTTGCTGTGTTCCGCCAGATCTACGGTATTCTTCAGCATTCATAACACCTGCCATGGATGCTGTTGTAGACAAGGCTTTCATAGTCATATCTGTTATTGCTGCTGAACTCATCATGCGCAATCTAGGGTTATTTCTAGCCACCTCCTTAGCAGCATCTATAACCCCTAACAAAGCATCTATACTTATACCTGCAACTCTAGCTGTTGCTTTTACATCTCTGAGCATTTTTTCTACTTCTTCCGAACCTTGACTAGAGGTTAAGTTTTGAGCTTTACCGCCCAGCAAATCACTTATTTTACCTACGAGCTGACCCCCAGACAAATCGTCTCCAAAGACACTGCGAGCTGCGGACATCGCACCACCAGCATTTTGCATAAAACCCTCCATCTTTTCAACAGGTGTACCTTTGCCGCCAATGAGTCTTAAGTCGCTGGCTGCTGTAAATGCAGAGGTAAAATCTTCAATATTAAATCCTCTAGTTTTTTCAAAATTTATACCGCCATATTTAACGCCTGCTTGTTGATACTGCACCATCCGCTGAGCTTCGACATCGGCATAAGTCTGTTTAGTCAGCTCCTGCTGCTTGTTTTGTATAAAGTCTTCGTTCAGATAACTTGTATCCCCGATGCCTAGAAATCCTCCTTGAGATGTTGAGTTTTCTTCTATTTCTTTATCTGAAACACCTAAAGCTTTTAGCTTAGTTACTATTTGTTCGTTTATCTCAACTGCTCGTGCTCTGCCTGCTTCCGTATCTATCTTCTGAACTTCTTTTAATTCTAGCTGCAAATTACCCAATTCTTGAGCCTGCATTTGTCTATCAAAGTATCTAGCACGAATTTTAGGCGCTTCCTCACTGAGTTTAAATTCTTCGACTTTGTCAAACTCTAGTCCCGCCTTTTCCACCTCTGCGCGTTCTATTTCTTTATCGTAAACTTCTTTTATAAACTCAGACTTAATATTTCCTTGTTCATCTGTTGCTTTATCTAATTGTTCTTGGGTAACACCATAAGTGTCTTTTAATATTTTTCGTATTTCAGCTTGGCGCTCGTTATTGGCTTCGATTTGGGCAGGGTCTGAAAACTCTCCAGGCTTTTCTTGAGCTTTATGCAGTTCTTCCAACCTATTAAACTCCTGTTTTATACCTTGAACTTTTTTCTCCTGCTCCGCTAATTTATTCCTTACATACTGCGGGTCGACTACACCTTGCTGATTTGTAGCTGCGGATAGTTCTGCCTCGGTAGCGCCAAAAGCCTTTTCTAGCTTTTCTTTAATTTTATCAGAAATAACCTTGGACAATTCTTTATCATAATTTTTAGCTGCCGATTTTAATTCATTATTCTCTAATCCTCCTGCCAAGTTTTTTATATCCTGAATAGCTGTCTCGTTTACATTTTCGAGTGTTTGCATCAAGTCGGAAGAAACCCGGCCTTCTTCTGTTTTACCTGAAGAAATTTGATCTTGAGACAAGCTGCCTGTTTGGACTATTTGTTCTTCTATGCTGGAAGATATGGCGTTAAGCTCTTTTTTCGATACAGGTCTCTTATTATTTAAAGTTTCTAAGTCTTTAAAAAGACCAGAAACGTCTTGTATGTTTTGGTCTCTTTTTTCTACTGCTTGTTTAACAAAGTCTGTATTTATTACTCCAGTGTTTCCAGTGGCAGATTGCAGTTCATCATCAGATACATTTAAATCTTCTCTTAATATTTTTTTAATGTCTGCTGTGAGTTGTTTAGATTTTTCTATATCGTAATCAGGAGTATTTATCTTAAACTGATTTGTTTTCAACTGTTCATTAAAAGCATTTACCTTCTGTGTGCTTGCTTGATTAGTCTCCTCCAGCTGTTTAATAAATTCAGGAGTAAAACTATTTAAGTTTGTACGATTATTTTCTAAAGCGTCAGCCGATACACCTAGATCAACCAACCTGCTTTCTAGGCTACCTGATAATTCTTCTTGTAACGCTTTATTGTAAGGTTTGCCTTTTTCATTTGTCTGAATTGCATCTATTAATTTAAACCCTTCTTGTATATTTATGTTTAATTCTTTTCTACGCTTTTCATTTTCCTCAGGCTTTACAATATCTGCATATAAACTTGGGTCAGCCGGAGGTATTCTACTCTGTCCTTCATTATCTAAACTAGGCTGGTTAGGCTGATTGAGATTAGGCTGATTAGGCTGATTGAGATTAGGCTGATCTGTGGTCGATATAGCTGTCTTTTGTGCGGAAATAAGTTCGGTAGGTACATTTTTTCCATTGATGTTGGTAATTACTCCCTGATTTTGTTCGTAGCTTAGTTTATTTATATCTTCTATACCCATTTTTTTAGCTAAATCTTTAGCTACATCCAATTCTTCAAAAGCCTGTTGTCTTCTTTGGGTAGTGTTGCTTTTATCGACTAGATCTTTTGTGGTAGGTAAAGGAGAATTAATAGCGCTAGCAGTTTGTCTTGCGGCAGCTATCTTGTCTCTTTGTTCTTGTGTATGTAATTCTACGGGAACATCACGGCCATCAATTTTAATTGGTACGCCTCCCTCAGATTGAATTTCTCTGGAAATAAAATTCTTTTTAAATGGCATACCCATCATCTCAGCCATACGATCAGCTATTTGGGTAGTATATTTTTCAGGAGTTTTAAGTCTTTCAGCTGCCTTATTTAAATTTGCTCTAGTTGAAGTTAAATTGATTTCGCCGGTAGGAGTATTTTTTAGTCCTTCAATATCTTTTTCAGATAAACCTATGTTTTTTAAAACACCTTGAAGTCTATTAGAAGCGTTAATAGTTAACTCAGGATTATATGGACGTTTTAAATCTTGTTCATTAATTTTAAATTCTTGTTCTAGTTTTAATAAATCTGCAGCTTTCTTTTCACGTTCGATACCTCGAGATTTTAGGTTTTGTGAAGCTTCTTGGTCTATTTCCCCGGTTTCTGTTATTGGAACACCTATACCTAATTGCTCGGCTAGTTGTGGATTTTTTTTAAGTTCATTAACAAAATCTTTATTCATGTCCTCAGAGACTTGCTCGATAGGTGTAGTTCTATAGAAATTTTTTTCTATAACTCGCATCATCTCGTCAGTTTCTCCTTTTGAGACGTCTCCAATCCTACCAAAGGCACCCATCACACTCGCTCCAGAAAGCCCTGCATAGAGCTGCATTTGTGCAGCCATAGGGTTACCGCCTATTAACGGAGAAAGCATTCTAGCTACCATGCCGTCAGGCGAACCAAAAGCCTTTCCGGCAAACTGCAACATATTATTTTCAGGATCAAACCCAGCTGCCTTAAAAAGCATGTTGTTTGCAAAGGCGTCTGTTTGAATATTCATAAACTGCCTAGACCGCTCCCTCTGGTAGTAGGCGTCATACATTCCTTGCGCGCCCTCAGGCTTAGGGGCGTAGTTAAAACCAAAAGCACTAAAGGCCAATAAATTTAATAATCCGTTACCGTAATTTCTACCGTAGGGAGAGTATTGGCTTACATCAGGGTTAGCTGGTAGTGATGAGACTTCAGGCATTTTTCTCTTCTTGTTGCTTCTTCATTTCTTCTAACAACTTTTTATAATCTGCTAGAGTATCTTTAGTTATCTTAGAATTTTCTTCCATTGTATCCTTTGTAGATAAATCTGGCAATTTCAAACCTATATATAGATTATAGGTCTTATTCAGGGAGGCCAGCATCTCTCTGGTTTTATTCTGATGTCCTCCTATCAAGGCAGAATCCAGCATTAGCTTATGGGATAAAGCATCCTCATAAGCCTCATTTTCAAGGTTATAAATAATGAGATTTTCCCGAAGCTTGGAAGTTTTATTGACGTATTTGAAATCTAGCCAACCACGTAGATATCCCCTGAGTAATAGCTTTACGCGCTGGCTTTCCAAAAATTTTGCTGTTGCACAGCATTAGTCAATTTAACTACCTTAGCCTCAAATTTATTGAAAGCGTCTAAAAATGCAGAAAGTTTAAACGTAGGCCATTCTCTAACCTTTAAAGATCTGGACCTAATATAAGTTATTGCTGCGTCTTCTGATTTAAATGAGCTTTTAACTATGTCCGAGTAGTCTTTATCGTCTATAGACAATAGACAAAGAGCCAATCTATATGTAGATATAGTTATAAAATAAGCATCAGTATTTTCAGCAATACCGTGCTCCTTATCTTTGGCTATTTGATTAACGATATCGTTATTCTCCTCCACACTCATAGTTCTAAAAGTTACCTTTAATTGGCCATCAAACAAATTTATTGTTTCTTGAAACGGTTGATCTGTTAATACGGCTTTAAGAAACTTTTCTTTGTCCTCATCCGTGAGTTCTGGTGTTTTGACTGCTTCTGCAGACCTTTCTTTTAATGATGCGCTTATTTCTTCCATATTGTTATTTCCTTAGCTTTTCTTTTGTACTTTGTATTCTCCTAATGATTTAAATGTTATTTCCGCAGGTTTCTCCTCTGAATCTGCCTTGTTATTTGAATCTTTGCCTAATTGATTTGTTTCTAAATTTTTTGGTTTTTCTCCCTCCAAATAAAATTCTTCCCACTTATCTTTACCTGGATAAGGATAAGAATTTTTAACTTCCTTTTCCTTCCAGGTCTCCAGCTTAAATAAGCCACTAGCTTTTTCTTCTTGCTGGGCCATAGTCATAGGAATTGCGTCTTTCTGTTTATCTAAATTACCGTATTTATGAGATTTTAAAAATCTAAATTCTAAGTCTGTAAAAGTTTTAATTTTATCAAACATAAAGGCTTCTTCGAATTTTTTTAAGTCCTTTAGTCCTGGTCGTAATTGAGCCTCAACTTCGTCTAATGGAACTATTCCTTTCAATGGATCTATAAAAGGACTTTTATCGTCGTACATAACACCCAAATAAATGTCTTTCATGCCATAAGCAGAAACAGTTTTACCTGAAGCTATGCATGCCCCGCTCAACGATAAAAGAAGAGCTGCAGTCTCGCCGTGTAAAATCATAGAAGTATCTGACGTACCTATCCATGCTTGATCAGAATGTAAGCTTAATAATTGAGTAGCTTTAACCTGAATCATCTTACTCATAATAATGGCTCGATCTTCCGACTGAACCTTATATTCTTTTGCAGCATAGTTGTATATGCCGTGAGTAGATTTAAATACTATGCCACCCACATCTTCAACCGCATCGTCGCTATCCTTAGGATTAGGAATATACGGAACTTTCTTTTCAGGATTAGCCTCGAAAACAACACCAGACTTATTACTATAAAAATATTGAGCTTTTTCAGTTTTAAGTCTAAATCCTTTTTCCGATGAAGAAAAGTCTACGTCATATCTAGATGCAATACTGGTAAATCCACCTACCTTAGCCACTAGATTGCGTAATGGTTGCATATGCAGATCTTTGGCAGGTTGTAAAAATATTTGACCACCTTCCATGACAATAGCTGAGTTCCATGCATCACGTATCACAATTCCGCCGTTAGGCATTAAATAAATACCGGCAGTTCTCAACTCATAGTCTTCTTGCTCCAGCTTAGTCCATTTATCTACTTTATCTATCTGCTTTAAACTGTTTTCTTGCCCTATGTTATCATTTACGTAAAAGTCTTTTTCTAACTTTTTAAAATTTTCATAATTTTTCTTTTCGCATACGTAAGCTACATAATCGCGAAGTTGTAAAAAGTAGTAATGTGGATTCTCTAAATACTTATACTCTTTTTTCCACTCAAACTTCTTTTTTTCTTCGTAATTTTTTTCGTATTCAACGTCACCCTCTTGTTTGTCTGCAGGGTCTTTACAACGATGAGGAACGCGAATCCAATTAGTCTTTTCGATAAAGACTTCTTTAACACTACGAATATGCGCACCGCCATCTAGACCCAAGTGAAAATCAAAAAGTCCGGTGTCTGGCTTACTTGGTTTTTTATCAAATCCTCTAGTTTCTTGAGGATCAGGTCTTACCATATAAACATGCAAGAAATCTCCCAACCTACCTAGAAAAATTTTAAGCCTTTCAATAGCTCTAGTTCGTTCATCTTCAGCTATTTTGTAAAAATCTGAGTCATCTTTTACATCGTTAGAGCCTGTTTTAGTAAACATTGGAGCCCCGCTATCAGATTCCACTAAAGGCCTCCCATAAGACTCTCCTGGTTGATGTGTTGCCCCAAATTCAGCCATTATAGACTTACCGTCATGCCATATATTGTATTCGCCAAGAGCAGTGTAATGTTGAAAATTATGACTAATAATTCTTACTAAATCGTCCATCAAAAAACATTGAACTTGCGCCAACTCGCTTCCCTTCAACGTAATCATCTGCTGAAAAAACGCCAACATAGTTCCAAACTCATCACCAATAGCGTATTCTCCGTCGACTATATCTGAAGGTCTTCTATTAATAGGTAAAATAGAATTTTTATCTACGTGACCTTTTTGGTTTGCTTGATCCATATGTGGATCGCCTGCACCTGTCATACTACGTCCAGGAATATTTTCGGATGTCATGTTATTCTGTGGAATAACCCCGAGAATATAACAACTATTGGCTCCTACCTGAGCACAAAGAACTCGAGAGCCGGGCTGAGGAACAATTACTTCTTTAAAACCCAAAAAGGAAGATAATTGACTCGCTAGCATAATGCCCTGCATCATGCTTCCGCCATCACCAGTAGGACCTGCAAAGCCTTCTCTAATGACAGTGACCGTGTAGCTACCTGCAGTAGAAGTAATTACGAGCCCAGTAAAAACGTTAAAACCTTTTTCAAATCTATTGGATATTGTGTTAAAATCTGGGTTTTTAGAGTATAAGTCCATTCATTTAATATATCTAGCTACTTAGGCATTGCAACAAAAAAAGAAACCCTAGTTTTACCTAGGGTTTCTAATTATTTTACGAAGTGTAATATAAATAAATACTAGCCTTTTTCCAACTCAAGGAACTCAATTACGATATTATCGATAACTGTTAAACCTTCGGCTTCAGCGCTGAGGGTATACTGAGAAACAACGCAATTTTTAGCTGTTAATGTAAATCCACTACCGCAACCTTCTTGGTTAATAGAAATTGTTCCTGGTTCGCAATGATCCCAACCTGGCTTATCGAAAATATCTCCTGCTCCGTCACAAATCATTCTAGCTATGGTGATTTGTCCAACTGGGTAGCTGGCGAAAATTACCATATCTTGATTTCCGATTGAGCGACGTCTTGATACTTGTTGAGCATAAGCAATCTGTACTTGGATACCGGCAGTAACTATGCCTCCCCAGTTAATTTTAACTTTATCTGCGGTAATTGGCGCTTTGTAAGTAGCGGCCTCGCGTTTGAATAAATCAGCCATATATTTCTCCTAATTGTTGATTGTTTGATTGTTTGATTGTTATTATTTTATTCTATATTAATTAAACCTAATTGTCTAGCAACATCGTAAAAATTTTTATCTTCTCCCTTAGTAAGTCTTATCCATCCCACACCATTTCCAACTATTCGGTATATTGTATTTGGTTCTCCGTTGTCTGAGTATATCAATATTCCGGTAGCTTCTTTAGTGTCTAATAATACGGGATTTTTAAAATCTCCTGTTACTACAACTTTCATTAAATTCCTAATTGAGTTTTAATTTGTTGTAATTCTGCGTTTATTTTTTCCTGCTCCATCAATTTTGACAAAGAGTCTAATTCTTCTGGAGTCTGTGCTTGCTCTGGTGTATTTGAAGTAGAAATATTTAAGTTTTTGAATACTCCTTCTGTACCAGGATAAGCTAGAGCTCTTTTCCAAAGGTGGAGTGCCCGATTTTCAGGCACTCCACACTCTGTTGCATATTTTAGAAACCCTGCTTTAAAGTGATCCATTATACGATCAGCTTCAAGTTGATGTAGTTCAGAGGATATGGAACGTTCAACTTAACTTCTACATCAATGCGATCCTTGTATGTTGGATTTTGTTGAAGTAGGAGGATGTCATCCTCAGCAGAGAAGCTGGTGAGCTGATTACCGGCACGGACTGTTCTTGTGCTTGTGGCACGGAATGACAGTTCGCCGACGATAGCATCTCTAATAACGATCAGATTCTCTGGGTTAACGTTGTAAGTACCGATGTATGGCTCGAGAGTATGTTTCAAGGCATAGCTGATATTGTCAACGTTTGTTGTGATTGAATCTTCTGAGGTATTGAGGCTTCTCTCATCTGTTGTAAGCTGATGTCTGGCGTATGGGGTAGCACCGACAATTTCTTGTGTTACGATCCAGATACCTTGTTCAGCCATTACATTGAGCTGATCAGGAGTGAATTCATTAACAACTTTGCTCAGGTCAGAGGCACCCAATACTTGAGTATTTGTCAAACCTTGGTGAGGAACAACTCCAGAACGGAGACCGGCTAGAGCAGCGGCCATGAAGTAGCCTTGCTTTGTAACCATGCCACCATCACCACTCTCGTACTTGTATTCGTCAGGGAACACGACGCGTACACGACGGTTGTTGTATTCGCCACCGATTAATGAGAGGTTTGTTGCTCTTTCATCGCGAGTCCAATGACGGACAATTTCCATCTTAACTGGGCTGTTGATAGGAGCTGAAACACTGGTTGTGAGTGCTAGGGTTGTTTGAGTTCTGACTTCGTCAACGAACAACTCATCATAAGCAAGCTGTCCATCTGGGTTAAGACGGAAGTTGAATCTGACTGAGTCATTTGGACGAATTCCGGCATCAATAAACTTAGCACCTTGAATTGTTACTAATCTATTTTGTGAACCTGGAACTTGAAGATCGTCAGTGACTGTTCCGACCCATGGTGAACCATTTTCCTTCTTGTCGTAGATAACTTTTGTTTTGTCGTCTTTAGCAGAGAGCCATGCGATTCTCCAGCGACCAACTTCTGGTGTGCTGTAGGCATTAACATGTGATACAACTGCATCTTGAATTGCACGATCAAAAGTCATTGGCGCAAAGCTATAAACTTTGTCAGACTTCTTGGCAATTTCGATAGCGGCGAGATATCCAGCGAGGTCATCACTTTCAACACCGATGTAATACACGATTGCTCCGTTTGCGTTGAGAACTGCGTCATTAACACCCTGAGCGAGTGGATTATCTGGATGGATAAGACCGAGAGTTTTCTCGATTTGACCGCCAGAGCGGACGCTTCCGATAGAGACAACGTTGTCTTGTAAAAGATCTCTATGCTGTACGAAAACACGAGCTTGCTCGACTGGTAATCTCGCAGGAGTTTCTCCAGTTACCAAGCTAGACAAGTATGTAGTAGAGTCAGCATAAATAGTGATATAATTTTCTAGTTGTGTCCAGTTAGCTGTACCTTCGACTAAATCTCTCAGTGCAGGTATTTCAGCTTTAGGAAGAACTGCAAAGAGTTCTACGTCGAGATTTGGATCTTCATCGGAATAGAGGAATGGAGCAGGAAGCTCATCATTCAATTCAATGATTGTGTAAGGTCCAAGTCTTGCAGCCTTAGCTCCGAGATAGAAAACGTCTCCAGCAACCAAGCCTTCTTCGAGACCTTCACCAACTGAACCAGCTGTGAAAGTGGCGAAAACGCCATAGCTACCGATAGCGAAAGGAACGTTTTTCTCAACCAAAACAGAACCAGAAGAATCAATACCTGAGGAAGTCACTGCAACTTTAGCAGCAACGTCGATATTGGATTTATCGGCTTTGAGGAATTGTCCACCACGGATAACTGTAATCTTGTAAACAAGATCAGCTGTACCTGTGTAGCCTAGAGCACCAGGAGCAGAAGCGTCGAAGCCTGCAGACTCAACTTGAGCTTTTGCAATAACTTTAACAGATTTGCCGACTGCCCAATCTGAGGACTGAGCGAAATCGAGCACGAGGTTATTGCCACGAGCTGAATCAACTGTGAGCTTAGTTCCTGAAAGTGCGCGAAATTGCTTAGGAGCAAATGCACCGCTATTGGAATAAATGGTGAATCTGGCGGTAGGTAAGTTACCGTCAAAATGGGTCAATTCGACTGTATAAATGTCGTTAACAATGCGAAGATGTTTGTAACCAACGTAGGTATCTCCATCTGGATCGATTGTTGGCATCCATCCACCGGCAACTTGGCCAGCGATATCGCTTTCAAATTCGAGATCAAGGTCAGCTACCTGAGGCTCAGCGTTGCTGGTGTCGGCCCACTGTCCACCGATTCTCCAAGCAAGGCCACCTTCGTTTTCTGTAGAAGCTTCATCAAGGAGAAGCTCTGTTGGGCTGATAACAGCAAGAATTTTGAAGGTTTGGTTGATTTCGCCAGGAATAGTTAAAAACTCTCCTTCGAGATCTTTTGTGAAGTTACCTGATTCTGCAGTGAAGCGATTGCTTCCCGCATAAACGGTTCCGTCTGGACCTGGGTCGATATTGCTCTTCTTGATAGCCGCAGCTGTACCGACTTGAGAAGCCAGATCTTCGTTCTGGATAGGAGTTTCGGGAAGAACGGCTTTAATTGTGCTAGTCAACTGAAGACCATTTTCATCAGTCAAACGAATCATGTCGCCCTTGCGGACGTCACGATTAGAGAACCAAGACGAACGGGCATATCCGTGACCATCTGTTAGGTGCTGAGGAAAACGAACTCTGTTTTTATATGTAACACCTGCGCTGTTTTGAACTAATGTAACATCGTCAGCGCCTTCTTGAAGATCTTCTGTACCGAGGTCAGCGTTAGGGAAATATTTAGCTGCAGCATCTTCAAAAACAACTTTTGTATAATCTTTATCAACTTTGCCACCCGCAGGAACGTTGGGGAAGCTGTAAGTAACATCATCAGATTTCTGATATTTGTTACCGAGAGCTTCATCGGTTGGGTGCATGACTTTTGTGAATTCTTTTTCGTCTTCCACGTCATAGCGGAAAAGAGCGTATTGTGGGCCGATAATGAAAGCGGCCATTGGGAACTCACGATAGACAGGAACCTGTGTAAACTCCTGTTGAATTAATACTTTTGGTACGATGTATGCCATAATTTTTTTCTCCTAAATTGTTATTTGTTATATTAAGTTAATTTATTGTTCTTTGCAAATCTTTTTTTTACTGGTTTAAAAGGGGTGATTCCACACAACTCGTAAACACTGTATATCCGATAGTCTTTAATTTTAGATGATCTCCCTTGATTGTAAAGCCCAGATCAAAAGAAGTCATTAAATTTAATGGAATAGCGAAATGATCTTTAGACTCTAAGTATAGCGTAGGATTACCTACATCTTCCAGTCTAAAAATACGAAAGTTAAAATCTGTTCTAATTTGTTCTAAATAAAATAAAAAACCATTTGAAATATACTCGGCAACTTGCTCTGTAAATCCCACATTTGTACCTATAACTGTAACTACAATTGGCATAGTAATAATAGCCAATTTTGTTTTTTCTGACTCGGGTGAATTTGATCCTATTTGTTGGTTCATTGTAGGATATCTATATTGTGCAGGTCCTCTTCCAACAAACACTGCCGGTCTCTTTTGAACCACATCGTCACGATAATTTAAAACAATATCTAAAAATATTTGAGTTTTTCTGGGATCGCGATCGTAGCGTTGAGAAAAAACATATCCCTGTTCTTTAGGATCATTAGTTAACATATAATTAGCTATGAGTTCATAGCAAATGTTCTGCACCGTCCAGGGAGTCAACATTAATTTTCTATTTTTATCTTCACAAGTATTTATGTCCCTATACTGAGGATTTACATAACCTACCGGTGGTGGACATGGCTCTATTGTTCCTCCGACCGTATTAAAAATAATATCACTTTCGTTATTCATTTAAATTCGCAGGTATTTCTATGTTATAAACAGTATCTGTTTGTGGGATAAGACGCAAGGTAACTTTCTGGCTTATAGGTATACCTGAGCCAGGAAAATAAACCGTATCTTTAGCTAAAACATTATAACGCCATCCATCCAGATTAGGACAAATAATGTCTCTAGAATCTATTGACGGGTAGCCAGGCATTCTCACAATCATATCTGTGGTTTCTTTCACACCTAATCCTGCAGGATCTAACTGCTTATCCATATGAGCCCTGTCTATTGTATAGGCACAGGCTACCGGTTTAAAAAATCCTTCGTCTAAGCCCACACCATAATCAACATTTCTTTCATCCGCTATAGGTACACCAGATACCGGATCTAAATATACTGCTGTTTTTGCTGAAACAGTTCCATAGGTTTTTCTTTTTAATAGCCAAGCTTGATGTCCTGCGTAACGACAAAGCAAAAGTTCTTTCCTGATGATTTCTCCGGCCATAGAATATTTTCTTTGAGATGTACCAGTTTGTCCAAATATCAAGGATGGAGAATAATACCGGTTATAGTCGCCAGTAATTAAAACAATCCTATAATTATAATTCATAGACCAAGATTGTTTATAATTACTGTTATCTATAGCAAAAAAGCTATCGCCCACTTCCAGTTCATAAGCAATTTCAGAAAAGTCTAATGTTTGACTCACCTGTAAAATAAAGTTATATGGTTTTTCTCCATTAAAAAAAGTATCTAATTCCCATTGAATAAAATGTCCACGGACAAAGTCTGGGATCATAAAAATTTTTGAAAATGTCTGGTTGTGTTTCATTGATCAAAAACATTTTTAATTTTTTGTACAAACCAAGAACTTGTTTTAAAGGCAAATACTGCAGGATTATTAGTTTCAATAACGCGCTGCATTATACTATAACCTAAACTTTTATTTTTTTTTATATTTTTAAATTTTCTTACTAATTTTTCATTTAGAGTATTCACCTCTACCGTATGCGCTAAACTATTACAATTTTGGTCGAATCTACCCATATTATCTCACTCTATAAATGTATTCTGAGTGTTTAGTTCCGTATACTTGAGCTACATTAATATTTATTCTAATATTTGTAGCCATCTGTTTGAACTCTTCCCATAAATTGCCGCCAATAGTTAAAAATATCTGAGCTTTGTCTTTGTCGTTAACTTGAACACCATCTGACGCATAGCTTAATTGATTGGAGGCTTCGTTGATGGCTGCGGAGCGTAATAAGTACCCAGCAGCTCCCATTAATAAAAGAGACCTAAATGGAAATGTCTCTATTGTATAATATTCGTTTATAGGAGGATTCATTAAATTAAAATAATCTACAGTATTAACTACAGCCTGCTCGATCATTTCCGGAGTGAATCTGATACCTAACAAAAGCGGATTCATTTCTGCTCTATCGAGCATAAATAATCTTATTTCTTCAGGAGTTAAAATTGATAGCGCCATAAATTATATATTTACCTTTTTTGAGTTAGTCGCAGGTTTTACGGTAACAGTATTTCCATTTCTATCTCCACCATATTCCATAGTTACATTTGAAGTTCTTTTTGGTGGTTGTCCAGAAAGTATTTGAGGTTGAATTACATTTGATTGACCTAGTCCAGGTATAGCGTTATTGAATTGGGCAAATTTTATAAATTCTTCTAATATATGTTCAGCATTCATAACTACATTATATATGAGTTATCCTGTGTTGTGAACCCATAAAAAGCGAAGGGGGAGTTATTCACTCCCCCTTGCTAATTTTTTACTGTCAACTACGATTAGTTGAAGGTGATTTTAACGGCACCTTTAACGTTACCGATAGCCATCGAGATATTCATGTATTGGAAGTACTCTAAGAAGTAAGCTTCGTTCTTCATGAACACTGTGAGAGGCTGCAAGCGATAGTATTTACCGAAGAACTCCTCAGAAGAGAAGAGGTAAATAACACCATCAGGAATCAAGTCACGCTTGATTGTATAGATGGGCTTGACACCGTAGATGGTCTTAGCAGGAAGACCGTTGATGTACATCTCCTGAGAGAGGTCACCACCAGCTTCGCTACGATCGAGCTTAACGAAGTCATCAGCAGTAACTGTGTTCATGAGCATGACGCCCTTGGACTCGCCGCCGTCTGGCTGAGCAGGTCCGAAAGGAACACGGAGACGCTTGATGGCCTTGAAAGCATCGGCGACGTTCTCACGAGTGATACCACCAGCGATGGTAACATTCTGAGGAAGGCCGAGACCGTTCAGAGGGTTAGCTGTGTTAGCTGTTCCGATAACGCTGTCAACACGCTCGATGAAACGAGTGTCGATTTCTGTAGCGATATCTTTTGTGCTGATTTCGAGCATGATTGCACGGATGTCGTAATCGTATGTGCGAAGATGATCGATATCTTTGTTGAACTTAGGTGAAGTAATGCGTGTGAAGTAGGAAGGATAGCGTGTACCGAAGAACTGAACAGCATCAGGAACTACGCCGAGGGGCACAGTTGTTGCTGGAGCAGTATCAGGTTCACGATCGTTCCACTTAACGAGCAACTCAGGATTCTCAGCCTTATCGAGTTCATCATTGCTGATGTCGATTGGGGTGATGATTTTCTCTGCGAAGCTTTCTTCACGAAGTTTGTTACGGGTGAATTGCTGAGCAGAAACAGCGGCTTGCTTTTCCTGACCGGCTTTCACCATTTCAACGAATGTATCGTTGAATACTTTAACGTCTGCGATTTTTTCCATAATATTTAATTTCTCCGTTTAGATTAAGCAGAAAGCTTAACACCTAAAAAGGCTCTGGTTCCTTGAATTTTTCTTCCATTGACCACTTCGACCGATGGGAGGTTGCGAATACCTTCGACTTGACCGATTACTCTGTCGCCTTCGCTGGCAACAGCTACTAAACCTGCTTCGCTAGCTGTGACAGCTGCGCCGATAGGATAGTTTGTTGAGTTGATTGCACCGACTGCTTTATCTGTTTCAACGATGGTTGCACCGTCGAGAAGATAAACGCCGATTTTGCCAGACTCGATGGCATCACCATCGGTAACGTCTGTAATAGCGAATCCGAGTAAGTCTGCAGCTGGAGTTTCGCTCACACCGAGTGAGGCCTCTCCATTGGAAGCAATACGAACAACGTGACCCGCTTCAATAGCTTCGCCAGAAGCTGGCTTGGCAACTTTATCTGATTGCCCCAAGCTCAGAGCTGGACCTTTTTTGAAGTTAATCATATTTTATTTTTCTCCTTATTGTTGTTTGTTTTTATTTTTGCTTCTGCTTCTCAGACTGGCTTCCGATCAAGGACCGCTCTAGTTGTATTGCTGAAGTTATCTATAAATTATTTCAAAATTTTTAATTTACGTCAACATTATTCGTCGAGTAAATTATAATTTACATCATAACCAAATGCTTTACGCATTACGGGATCATCCTGAAGATCACCGGCTGTTTTAATATTAGCCACTGATCCAAAAGCTGATACATCCGAGGCTTGGCAAATTTTTTGTATGACTTCGGCTAAATATTTATTGTCTTCTTTAGCCTTCTTTATAAAACGACGCTTATCGTATTCGTCATTAATAAAATCAGAATCGTATAAGGCAGTAGCTGCCTTTTTTAAAGCGTGTTCAAATTCTTCGTCACGAGCTTCTTTTTCTGCTGCGACTTTTTCATTCAAACTGCCCAACTGCTGTTTAAGGTCTGCAATTTCTTCCAATGCAGTTTTAGTAAAAACCTCAAACTTTTCAAATACTTCCTTGTTCATTGGTTACAGTTGTTTCTAAGATTACTAAACTTTCGATATACTCTAATACTTTTCTTTTATCTTCGTCTGAAAGTTGTGTTAGAGCTTTTACAGCTTCGAGTTCCAGAGAGGGTTGAACTCCTTGAGACTCTTGCATAAATTACTCTTGTGCTGCAGCTTTAAGCTTTTCGAGAACGATGCTGGCTACTTTATCGGCCAGCTCAGCTTGCGCGTTGGCTTGCTCCTCAGCCTGCTTCTCAGCAGCTTCCTTGGAGGTAAGTTCAGCAACTTTAGCTTTGAGCTCTTCGTTTTCTTTAACAGCTTGGTCAAAAGCGGCCTGCTTTAAAACTTGTTCAAAATAGGCAGCACCTTCGGCCTCAGCTTGTTTTTCACCAGCTGGAGTTAGATCTTGAGCAGCTTGAGCAATGAGAAGTTCCAAGTCTCTACGTCCAGCTTCTTTAGCCATTTGAGCTTCATCTTGCTCGCCTTCAGAGGCGGCTTTGAGAAGAGCGGCGCAGAATTGACGACCAAGCTCATAAGAGGCAACTTTAGAAGCTAATTCTGTAACTTCATCTTCAGCCTTCTTATCTTCTTTATGATCTTCACTTTTATCTTCTTTTTTGCCTTCCTTCTTTTCGAAGTGCTCTTTTAAAGCTTCAGGCATTTCACCAGCACTCTTAGCAGAAGCTACTGGCTTACTGTCGTCGGTGCTTTCTTTTTGCTCGCCGGTTGTTTGAGGAGTATTTTTTTCTGGGCCGACACTGTTCTTGTCGGTTGTTTCGTTCTTCTCGTCAATCTTTTCAGGATTGGTGTCTTTTCCTGGGACGCCTGTAGCGGAGTCCTGTGCATCTGCGTGCTTACGAATAAGGTCTAAAATTTCATTACCAAGACTCTCAGCAGTCTTAGGTGAAGCCACAGGTTCAGAAGAATCTGAGCTGGGTTTCTGAGAATAACCTTGAGGATTGTTCTCAGGACCAACAGAATTCTTATTGGTGGTTTCGTGTTCTTCCTTAATGCTCTCAGGTTTTGTTTCAACCCCAGGAACTCCAGAAATATTTTTTTGTGCCTCTTCAGCCTGCTTCTTAACTAAAGAATGCAGTTGAGTTAAAACTTCGGCGTGTTTTGTTAATTTGCCCATAATATATTTTCTCCTATTTTTTTATTATATTGAATGTTTTGTTTTTTGTAAATAGTTATTCTTTGTCTTCTTTATCTTCTTTTTTTAAAGCATTATAGCCGACAAGGCCTGCAGCAGTAACTCCTGTACCAATGGCTGCAGCACGAGCTGGTCTTTCTGCTACATAATTAACGGCTTTTCTTCCGATATCTTTAGCTCCTTCAAATAACGATTTTGCTGCTTTTGCGTTTTTTACGAGCTCCAAAGCTTGAACATCAGTCATACCGTATTCACGACAGCGTTCTAAAACACCTTCGTAATAAGCAGCTGTCTTTTCATCTACTTCGTTTTTTTTACCTGCACGAAGTTTTTTAAGATCGTCAGCTTCAATTTTACCGTCACCATCAACATCTAGTTTGTGTTGGTCGCCTTTGAGCTCGGCTTCTTTAACTTCGGCTTTACCTGCACGAAGTTTTTTAAGATCGTCAGCTTCAATTTTACCGTCACCATCAACATCTAGTTTGTGCTGATTACCTTTCAACTCACTTGTTTTAAGTTGATTAAAAGTTGTGCTAAATGCGCTGTCGTACAATTCTACAGCCTGCTTCAAATTCATTCCACGACCAATAGCCTGCTCTAAAAAGCCTTCTACATATTCAGCAGATTTAATAAAATTAATGGCACTCTGTTTAGCCATAACTTCTTCTGTCATCTCGGGTGATGGAGCTGTGGCTTCAGCTACTTCAGGATTTTGGCCTAGCTGTTGCTCTATGGCTGCGGCTAATTCAGGAACTTGCTCTAATTCGTTAGAGCCTGCGGATTCTCCACCCATCTCGGCAGCAAGCTCTTGAGCTAATTGTTCAATCTCTTCTGGGCTTAACTGAGCGAGTAGTTGATTCAATTCTTCCTCTCCGCCTTCTTCACCCATTGGAGCTTCGGGCATTGGAGCTTCTTCCATTGGAGCTTCTTCCATTGGAGCTTCTTCTTGTGGTGCCATAGGTTCTGCTTGTTTTAACAATGCTTCAATTTCAGCATTTGACATTCCTGCGGCTTGAGCGGCTTTAACAAAGCCATTTAAAAAATGTTCATTCATAATGTTTCTCCGAGATAATTATTTCTTATACTAACTTAATTTTTAATAGGTTCCAAGTTTTTTTTATCGATTCTGTATGAGGGCGTTTAAAAGCACCTGATCGTCTAATCTACCGCATTCTTCTAAATAACGCAAGGCTGCTAATTTATAAGTCAAATATTGCTGAGCTAGTTCTTCGGCTGCCGCATCTTTTTCTAACTTATCTGGATCGGTGCTGGCTTTCAATTTTTTGGGAGATCTACCGATTATAGTAATTCTCATAATTCTTCCATGAGCTGGCTGGTCAAATAAAGATTGCTCATCGAATATACTGCCAAGTATACCTTTTAATTCTTTAGGTATACCGCCGAAATCTGATGGATCGAATTTCTCATTGTTGACTGAGCGATCACAAGAAACTTCATCGTCGGCTAAATTACTAAAACCTAGAGGTAAACGTTCCTTCATCTTATCTACTATAGATTTATCTTTTAACTTATCTCCAAAAAGATATTCAACAAAGTCTTCAGGAGAAAATATTATTCCATGCTCTCCTAAAGCTTTTAGTAGCTTTGAGGGATCGTGTTTTCTAAGCTCGTCAACGACTTCTGGAGATAACCTATCGCCAGAGTTTAATTTAACTGCCTCATTAGATATATACTTTTCTTTAGAATCTTTTGGACCTATTTTAGCTATGCCTTCGATACGCTTCTCCATCTCAGAAAGCTTGTGCAACAACCCACGCTTATCAGAAGCTTTTTTAGAAATTAAAAATTCGTGCATTTCTTGCGGAGGAACAAAACCTGTATATATTTGCATATAATCAGAGGCAAGCTTAGGTGCGTAAGTATGTGCCAATTTTAACGACATACCTATTCTGTCTGCAGGACGTCCAACAATAGACAGTTCAAACCAACGTGGTGAAACATTGTCCATCCCGCACATTTCTCCCTGTTTGTTTAATTCACCTATACTAGTTGGAATGTGTTCGCAACGACCTCGATCATCCTTAGCTTCATGTTTGCACCATGTACAAATGTCGCTAGCTACCTTAGCAGCCATAGAGACGTTGATTTGTTCTCCTTTTGAAAGTCGTTGAATCTCTTCAGCACATTTGTTGTTATCTAGCCCAACAACTAACTCAATACGACGCATATCTTTGTTATATGCCGCCGCCTTGATATTACCGTATTTAGGATCTTCAGGTTTATTCTTATGGTGTCTGTTCAACGCCCTTCCATCATAAGTACCGTCAGCTTTGCGGGCACCGGACTTAACAAAAGTTTTATAATGTTTTAAGCATTCCGCCTCTTTAAACAAATCACCATTTCTGTTTTGCCCTATCCCTTCGTACGCCCCCAAGGCAATGACGTGTACATCTGTCTGACCTGCAGTTTTTTCAACCTTAAGCTCATCTTGTACTGCTGCTACCTTCTTGAGGTCTTGAGCATCATTAACTATGCTTACAGGAGGAACGTCAAAACTCCAATCTGCGGTAGAATTAAATTTAATCATTTATTTAATCCTGTCGGCCTCCTCAAATTCACCTTTGGCTTTCAAGGCGTTACGTTTCCAGTCTTTAATTTTTTCTTTTCCGTATACCTTAGATTGTATTAATTTCATTACTTCGTTTAGCCCCAGTCCAGCTCCTGCAATACCCGCACCCATTAAAGCAGGTCCTCCAAACATGCGAAGGTATCTGCTGTATCTTTGCTGATTGTCGAGTGATCCTGTAGGGCCAAATACAGCTCGCTGAAATATTTTATCATTCTTAGTTTTAGGTGCACTGATGTTACCTCCATACACGTCCTCAACTATTTGTCTAAGCATAGGCTCACTATGTGGACCTGCCTGACTCATCAGTATTCTTTTTCTAATAAGATCCTCTGCCCCTTGTTGACTGTGTGGAATAATTGATTTTATTGGAGATTGTAATCCTGCAGGCAGCTTATTCAATAAGTTATTAAACTTATCGCTAGCAAAAAGTTTATCTCCTATAGAAGAACCAAAGCCACCCTTCAAACCTCCAGAATCTCTTAAACTCTGTAAATCTGTGTGCAAATCTACATAATGCTTCAAATTTCCATAAGACTTAGAAGCTCGGCTCTTTTCCATCAAAGCTTTAGCCGCCACTAACCGTTTTTTTGGATCTTTAATACTCAAAGCTTTTTTTAATTCTGCTGAGAAGTTTTGTGTAGCTGGTTTACCGTAATTACCACTAACCGAGTCTAAAACTTCGGCTCTACGCTTTAAAGCATCTTGATTTTGAATAGCGAGTGTTTTTACTGATCTTCCGCCACCGTTGGCTGGTAATTTTATATCTGGATCATTTTGTGGTCTTCCGTCTCCAAAAACGCGCAATATATCCTCGTCTATAGGTTTACTTTTTCCTTCGGATGTTGTTGGAGTTAAGCGCTGGCCTGCCTCTTGAGCGGGATCTTTTCTTCTAGCATGAAAAGCGTTTTCTCTCCTTAAATTTTTCCATTGTCTCAAAGCATTAACTAGGGGACCTCCAGCGGCAACACCTAAGCCTACTCTACCAGAATTTCCCAAAACGTTAGAAACAGTTGCTTCTGTAGGATGTGAATCGAAAAAAGTTTCAACTTTATTATTTTTTAAGCCGGTTAAATACTCCAACCCCAGAGTTCCCTGTCTAAAGTCATTTTTTAATTTTTCTAGTCTGTCTTGATCAAATTTAGTTTTAGGTTGAGGTAAACGATTTAAATCTATGAGCGGGGCTATAGCACGATACAGCTCAGAGTCTGTTCCAGACCCTGGCGTAACTAAATCTTTTTGAAATGATGATAATTCCTGTGGCATAGTTAGCTGGCTAATAAAGCTTTATCCTTGTCTATACTGTTTATAAGTGTTTGCATATTTTCAGGATAATTTAATTTTTGTAAACCCTTAACTTGGTCTACTTTTTGTTTATAGGCAGGTAGCGCACTCAGAAGCGCTCCTAAAATAACTCCACTTGTTCCCATGGCTCCAGGAAGGCGTTTTTTTAAACCATAGGGTACACCACCTCCTAAAATATTTGGAGAGTTTAAAGCGCTGCCTAACCCGTAGCCAGCGGCTCCACCTATACCTGCGCCAATAGCGCCTTTTCTAACGGCGGATAAAGACCCCTCTACTTCTGGAATTTGATCTAGGCTTGTATCGCGTGCTTTTAATATATTTTCATTATAGTTAGTGTTAGCTTGGCCATAAGGATCATTATACGGGGCAGGAACGCCTTCTTCTTGAAGAGCCATTCTAATTCTAGCTATATCTTCAGGCTTTAAGTCATAGTCACCAAAGGCAAGTTTAGTTAGCTTAGTCGTATCCTCGAGAGATAGTTCAGAAAGCATAGCGGCTTTTAAAAATCCGAATAATTTATGTTCGCTATATTTATTCATATTTTGTTCTTCTTCAGTACGATTATCCATTAATAAGGGTGCTCCTACAATACTACCAGCTGTGCCGCCAGCGGTGAAGCCTAAACCGCTAGAAAGATTGTCAGCGTTGACTTTTTTACCTGCCCAACCCAATAAAGCATTTGTTTTTTTTCCTAAATATGTAGGTTTTTTTCCGGTAGCTATCCTGCGCTTTAAATTACGTTTAGCTGACCGCATTATTTTGGGAGTAAGATATTTCATGGCCTTTGTGCTGCCATACAGTCCTCCAACAAAGGGAATTGCGCCACCTAAAAGAGGCATAAGAAAAGCTCTCTTATCGTTTTCCATAAATTAAATATTTACTAAAAATTCCCCAGAAAAGGTGTCTTCGTTAGCTCTCAATTCCACCAAAGCTTGAGTATAGCGAGAAACAAACGCAGCTTGATAAGCCTCTGCCTTTTCTTGTGTATGCGTATTGAACGGAGTCGTTTTTGAATCAAACTCTCGAGTATAGGGTAAACCCGAGCGAATTTTTATATACTTGGCTGGAAGAGTGTATTCAGTTTCTTCTCCCTGTATAGTAGGTCCATCGATAGTACCTCCTACGTTAATTTCAGGTTCACCAAACTTAGCCATTAATTGCTTATCGGCTTCTGAGAGTTTTAATGGGTCTATGGAAAAAGTTATTTTCCAAATATCGTTATCTATGTTTCTGGTTACTTTTAATATAGCGCTCATAATAATTTTAAAGGTTGTTGTTTGTACATAATTAATTTAAATTTATTGAATATTCGTAATCTCCAGAAAAAGGAGGTTCTTCAGGTCCTTCGGAACCTCCGCCACCTCCGCCGCCGCCGGTACCCGAGGGCAGGGGTGCGGGTGCGGGCACTGGTAGCTGGTCGATAATGGAGGCATGTTCGAGAGCTGACAGCAATTCTGCCGAGTACAACGTGTTCGCTCTCAAGTCGGCTAGAGCCTGTGTATAACGAGTTACAAAAGCGGCTTGATAAGCTTCTGCTTTTTTCCGAGTAAAAGTATCAAATGGTGGAGTACGAGAATCAAACTCTTGAGTATAGGGTAGCCCAGAACGTATCTTTATATATTTTTCTGGAAGAGTATATGAAGTCAACGCGTCCAGACCTCCGATAACGTTACCAACGTTAATTTCAGGTTCACCAAACCTAGCCATAAGTTGTTCATCTAACTCAGCAAAGTTGGATGGGTCTAACCTAAAAGTTATTTTCCAAATATGGTTATCTATACTTCGGGTTATTCTCAATATAGCACTCATAATATTAAAATTTAATGTCAGTTTTTCCTTTTAAATAGTTTTCAGAAACTATTTTGCGTTTTAAAATATCTGTGTCCAATTTAGTCCATTGATCGGCATCGTATGGAGCTATAGCTTGCGCTGCTACTGATTGACGTAACATAGCACGAACTACTTCTTTTTCTTTAGATACTTGAGGAGAAAGCCTCAAAATTTGCTCATAGGCTTTTGCAACTTTTTGTGGGTTAGCTTTAGATAAAATAGGATCTGTCATTATCAACTCTTGCAATAAGAGCTGTCTCTCCATATTTTCTAACGCCAAATTATGTTTAGGTGCATCTCCATCTCTAGAACGGATGAACCGTTCGCCCATATTTTTTGCCAATCCGTCTTGTGTTTGAGATTGGTTTAAAAGTCTCGTTAAAGCAAACAAACTTACAACATCTGCAGACTTTTTAAATTTTGCCTTTTTCTCTATTCTTAAGAGAACAGGATCTCGCTCCTCAGCAACTTTGCTCTGTTTATTTTTTTTTTTAACTTTAACAGGATCTTGTTGTTCTGCGTTCTTGGAAAGACTTCCATTATTTGCCACAAGTTTTCCTATCTCAGAATAATATTCTTTTTCAAAGTTAAATTTTTCTTCAGCCTCTTTTAAGACCTCGTCTGACTTTGCAAAAATTTCTGCAGCTTTTATAAAAGAATCAAATAATTGCAGTTCTTTTGAAGGTTCGAACATTTGATAACCTGAGTCATGCACACCTCTGTCTTCTGCGGTTTTAGACGTTTTATGAATTAAGTCTAAATAAGGTACGGCTTGTTCTCCGTGCTTAGAATACACCTGAGATTCAAACTCATCAAAAGAAATACGATAATTCGAATCTTTTCTGAAATGGTCTGATAAAGAAGAAAACTTCTGGTTTAATGCTATCTCGGCCCCAACCTTATCTGTTTTGACTTCGTCTAATTCACGCTCCAAGTCTTTTAATAAATTGGCAGATTTTTCAAATGCTCCCTTTAAACTTAAAGGAAAGCTATCGTGAGTTTCAGTAGCGTTAACAATCTCCAAATAAGCTTTTTTATACTTAGGGTTATTCAAAATTCTGTTGTAATTAAAAACAGTATCTTCTCCTCCGTTATCAGAAAAAGTTTCAGCTTTTTTCTGAGCACTAGTTTTTTCAGTTCCATCAAACAAATCTTTAATTGTTCCTGGTATGTCGGCTATTTCAAATTGAGCCGATCTATCTTCAGCCTTTTTAAAGTGGTTGTAATGTAGAGCTACATTTAAAGCTTCCCCTACCCTATGGATATAATTTGGATTAAGATCAAGATCAGAGGCAACTTTTTTCAAGGCAGAGGTAGGTGTTGACCCGCTGTTGATATTCGCTACAACTTCGTTTAAAGCTATTTTAACAAGTGCGTTAGGCTGTTCCATAAGTTTGTTTCTATTTATATCAGGTTTTTCAAATTATTTCAATTCAGTAATTGCAGGGTAGGTTGGAAGTGAGTTTTCTTGTAAAGCCAACTTACCAATTAATTTTAATGCTTCTTCGTCCTCGGGATCAATATTTAAAAGTTCTGCGTTATGCTCACTAGAAATTCTTTGCGTGCTAGCATCTAAATTTCTAACCTTTGCTCGATAATAATTAACTTCTTCTTTCTTAATATAGAAAGAAGCTAGATTGTTTATTACTGAATTGAAGTTTAGCGCATCTTTCATATCTGTAACAGCAAAATTTAATGATAATACATTATCTAGCATAGTATTTCCTAAATAATCTTCAACAATCACTTTTTCTTCCGGAGTCAGAGAATGATAGTTAGAGTGTGCCTTTAATCCTATTTCTCCTAGCTCAGCAATTAATTTGTAAAAACGCCTGTCTAAATCTGTTATTATTTCATTATCTACTAACTGTGTAAAATAAGCTGCTCTAGCTGTGGGTTCTTGCGGAGAATGAGTAAAATCAAAAAATAAAAATCTTATAGCTTCAATTTGTTGTCGATAAAGTTTAAACCTTTTTGAAATTTCTTGGTCATTTAGTCCAGCATATATGTGGTAACCTATAGCCCTAAAAATATGCTCGTGCTCTTTTGAGTGTTTTAACCCTACCGCAAACTGAATATATTCATCAAAAATATAATTAGATACATGGTGAAGCAGTCTTCTTAAAAATGCATCGCTCAGAGAATTAATTTTATCGATGCCCCATATTTGATGCTTTTTTGAAAAAGTGGCGCAAAAAAGTTTTTTAGTGTTTTGAGCCTTTAACTTTTTACCAAACAATTTATAAAATACTTGTCGGTTCTTTAAACTCAACGAGTCTACGGTTTTTTGAAATCTAGGAGGAAAAGACCAGTTTACTTCTAAAGTTTCTCTAACGTCACGATATTGTAAGTATCTCCTCAGACTACTATCACCACTTTTAGGAAATTTACAACAAGCTGCCAACCCAGCTTTTGATGGATTTAAATAAATTTGATATCTCCAGTTAGGAAAATTATAAAAAGATCCTACTTTATTTAAGCTAATTATTGCTCGTTTGCTCATTGGTTGTTTGGTGTGTTTTAGGTAACAAAAATCCTCCCAGTGCTCCTGTAGTTCCTAAGATTGCTGCGTTTATAGGAACCCCTTTCTTAGCGCTAGAAGAAAAATCTTTAGCTATATTTTGTAATGATAGCTTACGTTTTATCAAGCCTGTAATTAAATGTTTAGGTAAATTTAAAATGGCTGGTAAAAATGCGCCAGCGGTGCCCATCGAAGCTCCTATACCTGCCCCTAGAGCAGTATTTTTAACTCTTGAAGAATTATTTCCTGTATCGAGTGCAGCCACAATATCTGCCCCAGGGATAGCTGAAGCTATGGGTGCTTCTTGTATAACTTTCCCAGCCTGCTCCAGAGCTTTATCAGAAGGTTTTGAGGTTCCTGAAATAATGGGTGTAGCTGCAGCCGAAGTAGCTGAAAAAATTCCTCCAGTTATAGAATCATTTAAAATTTCTTTAAGCATTTGTTTGCGATAATCACGACTACCCTTTAAAGCTGCCACTGTTTTACCTGGAGTGAAAGGGTTTCGTAATTTTCCTCTTACTAGTGGAGAGCGAGGATTTAAAAGTCTAAATAAAGAAGAAACAGCTGCGGATGTTGGCAAAGCTGTAAGTCCTACAGAGGCAGCGTTTCTTAATGCTTGTGACGCTGTGGCACCAGTAGACTGCTTTGTCTCTTTTGCGGCAGCTATTGCCTTGGCAATTTGCTCTTTCCTTTTCTCTGGTGATTTTGAAATTACTCCTAATGAGGGAGGTAAATCAGAAAACCAAAAAGTTGTACCTCTTGCAGGTCCAGGTATATCGTCAGAAATATCTAACGCATTATATGTTAATGGCTTTTGATAAAATACATTATCTCTAATAGTTCTTAGAGCTAAGTATTTTTCTAAAGGATTAACATTGTTTATTTCATTAGACATCGAGCGCGTCGTTAGAATTCATGTTTATCGACAGCTCGGGAGATTTGCGTTTTAAGAAAATAATGAGATCCCCAATGTTTTTAAATACGTTGGTAACCAATTCAACTAACTCCGGTAAATCTCCTCTTCCATACATATCAACAAACTTTTCAGTATCCCAGTGCATTAAAAATAAAATTCTACCGAGACGGTCCATAGATTCTATCATTGAAGGAAGATACTCAGTAATTTTATCGTTAACTCCGACATACTTAGCTAAAGTTGACATTGATTGTACATCAAAGATTTCCTTTTGACCGCTTTGAGCTAGTTGAATTGCTTGACGGACATATGCTGGGTCAATTCCCTCGATTTCAGGCATTACACCAAGGCCTAGTTGTGCAGGGTTACCAGTATAGGATTCTTCCCCTCCTAACCTGTTTTCTTGCCCTATACCAACATAAGTAGGCTGACCCATTTCGTTGGTGTATGGAGTCTCTTCGTATGGGGTAGGATACATGTCTCCAGTGTAAGCCAACTTGATATGTCCATTGATAGTCTTGTCGATAATCAAGCCATCAATTAGCTCGCAAGCTTCTTTATAATCTAATCCGTGCTCAATCGTCATGGCTATCTTAGCCTTGATGGGATCGTCGTAACGCTTCTTAGCTCCTGCAATATTTACAAAATATTCACTACCATTGGTATTTACAGTCATTGGAAATACGTTCTTGTCTCTCAAGAAAGCGTTGAGGTCACAAATACGACCAGGTTTGCCGTTTTCACATTCTTCACGCTTAGCGGCTTCTGCTTTTACTCTAGCGTCATTATCAGCGTTATCGGCAGAAACGGCTGTATGGAAGTGATGATCAAGATTAACTTCCAACAATTTATAGCCAGCTGGAACATAAACAGTCTTACCGCTGTAGCTCAAAGCATCTCCGGATTTTTTGGTCATCACTAACAAAAATTCATTACCTTTTTTAGGATGCTCATAGAAGTTACCTCTAGGTAAATCATGTGCGCTACCTGGACGGTCTTTAACTCCTTTACGGTTTTCCCAATCAGAATGACAATAACAGGTATAAGGCTCAACACTCAAACGACGAATACCGTCAGCGTCTTTAAAATTAGCGTTAACGCGAAATGGTTGCGAAGCCTGCATCTTTTCGTTCAAGAGAACATAAACGTTTGAATAACTGGGCTTGGCCTCAGCAGGATTAACCATCATTTTGTGCACTTGGGAGTAGTCGTCGACTTTAATCTGATCTTTAACAAAAACATCAGAAACATCCGTCAAATAGGCCATTCCTTTTTCTTTAGCATCTAAATTGATAACTATAGCATCATCTGTAGCAAAATTTTGCTGAAGTTGTTTAGGACGGACAAGTATTAAACCATAGTTAAGAGTTCCAACCTTAGTCACATAAGGATAAAATCCTGACTCTGTGGGATTTTGAAACTTCTTGATGTAGTCCACAACACCAAACTTAGACTTTTTATCTGTAGGACGATTGTCGATAACAATAAAGCCTTGAGTCAATAAAGTTTCTTTTTGCTTAGGAGTTAATTTGGCAACTTCGTCTTTGTCTTGAACTGAAACAACTTTCAAGTCGTTTTCTTCTGCCTTCTTCTCCTCGGCTTGTTCTACCAAAGCTTCGGCAACTTTCTCTATAGGATAAAATCTAAGAACTGCTTCACAAAACTCGGCGTCCTTCTCAATCAATCCCTTGAAGGCTTGTTTAGTTTTATTGTCTGAGTCTTTAACATAGTCTATGACGGAAGCTACAGAGTATTTGCCTGTTCTGGGAGGAACAGCCATCTGTCTGAAGTCTCCTTGTGGGATATCTTGCAATACCTTATTTCTAGGTTCATTGCTGACCCCACCAAAATCCACTAAATCATCCTTTAAAAATAGCTCAGCAAAGTCTTCTGTTAGGGGATAAAATTGTTCGTTATTTTTAGAATAAAGTAGATCAAGATTTTTAACTTTACCGTTAACAAAAAAAGCAGGAACGTATAAAATTTGTCCTGACTGTGAGCGAAAGCCGAAAACACCTAGAGCTTTGGTATTTGCGTCATTTTTCTTAACAATTTCAAAACCAATAAGAAAAGGTAATAAATTCTTTAAACTATCTTGTAGTTTCCCATAAGCTAATTGAAAAAAAGCTTGTTCTAATGACTCTTCTGCAGCTGTTTTAATCATAGTATTATCCTATTATTGCATTACTTCATGAATAGTTTAAGTTTTTTAAATACTAAAAGCAACTCTAATTCTTAAAGGCGCTTGTTTCTCCAAAGCCTACCCCGTAAGCCAATCCAGGTATAGGGCTAGGTCCTCGGATATCTGTCTCTGCTCCTTGGTTAACAGCATTACTAAAGCGCTTAGCTAAGTTAGTACTGTAAAGAATATGCATAAAATCATCAACATGCTCAGGAACGTCTAACAGTCTAACCATTACAGGCTCAAAATTAGGAGGATTATCGTTTACTGTAACAGCCTCAATTCCTTGATCTTTTAAATCTTTTATTACATGACTATTTATTTTAGTCCCTATAGTATAATGCAATATAGGTTTTTCTAAATATTTTCCATATGTTAAATCTGCGCGCATATCTTTACTAGAGGGTCGTGTTTTATAGTTTTTTTCCATGGCTGTGTATGAAACAATTTCATCAGGTAAAAAATTACCCAAACCCTCAGAGTCCGTAATTTTAACATGGTCTATTGCAGATCTAGCAATTAATTCAAAATTTCTACGGTTCACATGTAAATTACCATCATCAAAAGCCCTCTTCATTGCAGTAGCATAATACTTTCTACCTTCACCGATACCTTTATACATAACTACTTCACGTGGGTCTATAAGCCCTGTACTTAAAGAATCTCCTTGCTCAACACGATCACCTTCTTTAACTTTTGGTTGAAGTCCTATACCTATATAGTATTCTTTTTCTCCAACATTAATAAAATAACCACCAGCTGAAGCTGGCCTCACAGAAGTAACGATTCCATCTTCCTGAGCTAAAGGGGATTTATTTAAAAAAGTTTTCGGTATGTTTGCTAGCTGATCTATTGCTTTAAAGCCTCCAGTTCCACCTAAAGAAGTTGCTGCGCCGCCGCCGTGTCTCAATTTCATGGCATATTCTGTTAGAGGCTCACTAACTGCTGTTGCGGCTACTAAACCTATATAGGTATCTGGGGCAGGTAGCCCTTTTTCACGTTGTCCTACGCATAGTTGACACACTGAACCAAAATGTCCGTGTTTTCCTGCGCGACAAGTCATAGGAGATCTAACTAATATAGATTTAATTCCTTTATTTCTCAAGTCGCTCAACATCTTGGCGGTTATTTCGTTATTACGATTATAGCTACCTGCGGGGGCGGCTAAAAAGGCTCCTATGGAATCTTTGTCTTCCACTGTCACTGTTATGCCTGTAGGTGTTCCGCAATCTGCCTGTGTTACTTGCAGATTCATCAAAGCTCTAGAAAATTGCTTGCTTGAATATCCGCCCTGAGCCACACCTACCTTTTTGACTACTTCGCCAGTACGTGTACCGAATGAAGTCACAAGATATTCTGGTAAGCTCAGCCCTTCAGCATACGAACTTTTTACAGGAATATCCATTTTTGGATTACCTTCTGCGTCAACCACCACACCCTGAGTAGCGATGGTGAAACGGTATTGAGATGGTGATCCTCTAGAACCTGCTAAAATAATTTTAGCCAAAGATTTATTGCTTTTTAATCCTTCGTCTAAAATAGACTTATTTATATCTTCCATCATCGTATTATACTTATCAAAAATACGCTGTTGTTTAATATTGAGCGGATCGTCAGATTTTTCTACCTTATCCTTAAATTCTTCAAACTTTTCGTAAACTTTATCTTTGTCTATCGGTGAAACAAGATCTTTTAAAGTGATAGATGTACCTTGTCTTGTAGCAACTTCGAAGCCTAGTCTAGTTAAATCAGAAGCTATCTTGCTATAATTGTCAGGCTCTAATTCTACTAATTTAGAAAAAAGTGTTGTAATACCTTTTTTATCTAAAATTTCAGTATCTATTAAATGATGTAAATGTTTAGGCGTATACTGCTTTAAAAGTATACGTCCTACAGTAGTGATGGCCATGTTAAAGACTCCTTAACTTATCCAAAAAAGCTTTTATGGTTTGAGCAGTTTTAACTTCTTGTTTTTCTTTATCTATCTGGTTTAAAGCCTCTAAATCTTGAAAAGCTGGCTCCATAATTTTACCTTCTAGATTTTCTTCGGTTTTGTCAAGTCCTGCAGTTTCTACCTCTTGAGCATCGTTATTTTCTTCTTCGTGAATAGGTGTGTCTCCAAAACCATAACCTACACCAGCTTGAGCTAATTTTTCTTTTATAAAACAGGCAAAATCGTAATTAGCGTCGCCTGGTTGAAACGCAGCTAAATAAGTACTGACTTTTTCCAAAGATGTCATATTACATTGCAGGGGTAGGTGCAGGTTGTGCAGGTTGACCTGGCTTAGCATTCATAGGTTGAGAATAAATTCCTCCCTGACCCATAGCCTCTTGTTGTTGCTGTTGCTGCTGTTGAGTAACTTGCTCTTGCTCTGCTTGTTGCTGTACAGCTTCCATTTTTTTATTATGTGTTTCTGCCATTTGTTTAACTTTAAGTAAACTTTGAGTAGCCTTACCGCCGCTTGAAAGATCTAACAACTCTCTAACTGAGAGAGTTACTTTTGTATTGTCTAAACTGTTTTCAGCGTTCACATGGCCACCTTCAGGAACCATCCCACTCTGCTCTTCTTGTGGTTGGGCTTGTTCTTGTGGTTGCTCTTGTTGTGCGCCTCCCTGACTCAGCTGCTGTATCAGTCCACTAATTTGACTTAATTGGTCTGTAGGTGGCAGCTGTTGTAACTGTTGAAGCATGGGCTCAATCTGCCCCTGAACCTCTGGAGGCATTCCTGAGAGCAGTTGAGATAGTTGTTGATAAGCCTGCTCTAATTGACCTTCCTGGCCTTGCTGTTCAGGATTAGGTATAAACGCCTCTTTAACTAGAGAGTTATACGAAGTGATGAGTTCTTGAATGTTCATTTGATGTGCTCCAAATCTATAATTTTATTTATTTTAGTTTTAAGTTCAGATTTTAAAAGTTTTATTTTTCCCGCTTCTCGTGTTTTTGAGAGCTCATGCTCTCCAGAGTCTAATAGTCTATACTCGGTGAGATAAGCTTCTAGCTCATTTAACTTTTGTTCGTCAGTTAAACTGAACCATATGTTTTCATCGATCATGGTAGCATGAAAAGTTTAAATAATAAAGCATTAAGGTAATTCAACTCTATCCCCTACGTCAAGTTTACCTGCTTTAAAATCTCTCACAATTTCCGCAACATTACCATATTTTATAGCCTTGTTTTTATTATCTTCATAAGAAGCTGCGAACAACCCCACAGCAGCTTCATTAGAAGGTGTGAATATAGGTGAAAAAGTTCTGTGATAAATTAAGTTTTTTTCCGGCAATAACTTTTCTTTTATTTCTTCTTTTGCGTCATCTGAAGCCGGAATTTGGACGTTTAATTGATCTCCATCAGAATCTGCCCCATAACCTTTAAATACAAGAGGGTTTAACTTAATAGAAAAATCTTTTGGATCAGCGTTAGGCTTTAAATAAAACCCTTGAAAATTATATTTACTTAATTGTGGGTCACGAGTAACTATGCCGGGCCTATCTTTTAACTCTTCCTGTAGGGCTTGACTAGCTAGAGGATGTTTATTTTGTACATATTCTCTAGCTTTAGTTGCCTGTATTCCTTGGCGAACTAAACGACGCATTATAAATGGAGTATAGACATTCCACAGTATTGCTTGAGGTATAGAGGCTTCGTTAAGATTTAAATTTCCATCTGGAATTAATACACCTCTACCTACAAGATCTATAGGCTTATTCACAACCTTGGCTTGAAACATGGACTCTTTTGCGCTACCTCCCATAGTACCTAGCGTTGTGGCTAAAAGACCTTTAAACTTCTTCTCTTTGCTTCTAATGGAAATCGGTTCTCCCAAACCATAGACAGCTTTAACACCGTCATAAAGTTGTTTTCTAGCTGCACTCATTAACTCCTCGGGAGTTTCTTCAGGAATATCTCCCAAAGATTTATTAACCAACATTAAATCTTTATACAACTCATTAACATCCGCCGACATGACTTGATTGCCTTGAGCCATGATTGGTCGATATTGTGCCGGAATAATAGGGACCTTAGAAAGAATCAAGCTCGAAGGAGTCATATTGTTTTTCTTCAACATCAATAAAAAGTTTAAAACTTTTATTGCGTCATCTCTTCCTGTTTTTCTATTAGATTTTATATATCCTTTAAACTCCTCAATTTTTTTATCTAGATCTATACCTTTTAACTTCTGTTCTAATCCTCCAGTAATAACTAAGTCTTCATACTTTGCTTTTGTCAGTCCTAGCAACTTTCTCAGCGGTTCTTCAGACACAGGATTGGGAATTTTAAAAGAAAGATTTAAGTGATTATAAGCATCTCCATAAATGCCGGTATTAACAGGATCAAACAATCCTCCATCCTCAGGAACTAAATCTCCTCCACGTAATTTATATGTGAGAGGAATTTTAATCTCTCCCTGAGAAAGTTTTTCAATGTCTTTATCTATTTGTGGCAGAATATTAAATTTAGGTCCATCTTGATGTACAGTCACACCCGCACCCTCTAAATGAGAAATAAACTTGTTAAATATAAAAGGAACTTTAGGTGGTGGTGGTGTTAGCCCCAATTTAATAGCTGTCCAGAAATCGTCGTTTTTTGTACTGCGTATTACTGCCACATCTCTCAAAACAGCTTTAGCGTCATTGGAAAGAGCTACTGTCGTAGCTAAATTACCTAAACGTTTGCTTTTCTCCTCTGTCCCAGCTTTAGAGGGCTGCATGTTTATATCGTATGTTGTGCCTGCAGACCGTGATGAAATTTTATCTTCGGCTATATGATGTAGTCTTGTGTAATACGAAGGCCCTGTAAATACCTCGATGTATTTTCCAGTAGCTGGGTCATATAGCTTTTCTGTATCTTTTATTCCTTCTTTATCTAAAGCTTTAATGGTCTGTTCAACTGACGATCCTGAAACAAAGGGAGTTAATTTTAAAGACTTGTTCTTTTTTTCAGCTAGCTTACCCATTGCCATAGTAGTTATTAACCCTGGAGCAACACGCGATGTAACACTCATTGAGTTTAATATAACGTCTACAGGTTTACCGTTTTCATCTTGAGGCATTTCACTATTAGACACAATTCTCACGACTCCCTTGGCACCGAAAGGATTAGACAGCTTGTCGCCCTGCGCCATGGGGCGGGTAGTTTTAATGGTGACAGTTATTAATTTTCCAGTGTTAGCTACGTCCACAACTTCACCGTCATGTTCGTACTCCCACTCTTTAGAAATATCTGTATAGGCATTCTTTAAAGCTCGAGAAAGTTTTCCTAATTGAAGTTCTAGAGATTTAAGTGTTTTGGGTTGAAAGGCCAGCACCAGCGGATCACCTGTTTTAACGCGCATGCCACGTTTAATAACACCATCAGAGTCTAACTTTGATAACTGGTCGTTATAGTAGCGGTTTGGGAATAGGGATATAAATTTGTTTTTATCTGTTTCAATGCCTCGACCTACCTCTAAACGTAGCGGAATTAATTGCTCCCCTTCCAACTTCTTGGCTGCGTCTTCGGAAATCACGAGAGCATCTTCGAAGTTATAAGAACGAAACGGCATCACAGCAGTTTTTAAATTCATGCCAAGAGCCAAATTACCTTTACTGTCGGAGTAATTTGAAGTAGCTAGAAGATCTCCTACTTTCACACTATCTCCCACACTCACTACAGGTCTGTGATGAATATAGCTTTCTCTCCCCACTAAATAGTTTTCATAAAGTGGTATGGTGGTAATTCCTCCGACTCCCTTTATTTTAATTTCAACTGGAGTTATACTTGTTACTTTACCTGCAACAGTGGCTTTTATACTCACTAGTTTTTCGCCAAATTCTTCGATAAAGCTCTTTGTTTTTTTATCTGCTGATGCTTGCACTAACGGAGCTTCGCGATTAACAAGTGTCATTGCCTGCAAACTGCTTTTATCACCAATCAAAACACGGGCTCCTGACACCGAACCTAGGTTAGGAATAAGGTTAGTCACAGGACTAAAAAAGTCTGTGGTGCTAGGTATGCGGTAGTCTACACGAGTTGTGGCGGCGACGCGCCTCAACTTTCCCTGCATTAAAACATATTTTTCTTTTTTAGCCATTAGGGCTATTGTAGCACAGAGCTATACAAAATCTATTATTTATCAAATTTAAATGATGGAATAATACTTTTAAAGTCTGGTAAGTTAATTGTGGGTATTGAGGGCTTATAACTTGTTGTATTTAATTTTGATAAATTTGTAGGTATGGGCCTATTCGAAAAGTCAGGAGGTTTGATTCCTTGAATTAGGCTACTTAAACTTTGAGGTTTAGGTTGGGACTGGGTAAGCGCAGGATTAAAAACCGTAGCTGCTGCTTTTGAGAGTAGGGCTTTTGCGGCGGAACCTAATGTAGAGATGCCGTTTTTGTCGGGTTGTTCATTCATACAAATATTTTATAGGCATTATTCTTCTTCGTCAACAAATCGCAAGCCGCAACGCCACAATGCATGGGCTAAGTCATCCGACACTTCATCTACGACTTGGTTATCAAGTTCCCACAAGCCGCAATGTATAAATTCGTCTATCAAGGTGGCTAATAACTCTTTAGGACTCTGGTCAGGGTCAATCATTACAGCTTTACCCTTCTTGTTGGGTGGATCGGTTAACCCATGGGCTTCTTCACGTTTTATTAAGTTCTTCTTAACGAGAAATTTATAACGTCTGCCACGTATAGTGACAGAATCGATTTTCCTCATTTCTTTATACTTATGTCCGCTCATCTCGATAGCATACTCCTGAAGCTGTAAATAAGCAAATAAAAAGACCCGTGCACCGCCTCTTGAGTATAATCTATGTTTCCACTCTCATAGCACGCACTCTCTCCATTGACACACCCACAGAATGAAAGTATCTTCATCAAGTATGGTCACACACCCTATGGAAGAATTTAAACTCCCTCAGATAGGTCGCTATGATGCTCGTTATGAGATGGATTTCACAGACCCTCTACAAGTATTGATGAAGAGTCGTGAACTTCCCCTAGAAGAACTCGGGACAAAGAACCGCTTGAGAGAAATTTTAAATAGTGACAGTAAAGATGTATCCTCTGGGTGTAAGGAACGTGATGAGCTTACTTTTCTCCTTATGCTTCTTGCCACACGCTCCAGTGAGGAGTTTGGTATTGTAGAGGGTAATGTTAATCGTGATGAATGGTCTCATCGCAGTAAATATTGCAGGATCACTAACCCTAAAACTGCCCAGCAATGTAAAAGTAAGTTTTGGAGTAGGAGTGCTGGTCGTGCAATACCAGATTTATTAGCCTCTGGTTGGCGGGCTTCTACATGTGTGGTTAGTAATGGATATATAGATGTTAGTGAGGGTGATTGGACCGAGAACTGTTACCGCTTCTGGGGGGCTACTGTTAAGGGGTTGAAGCGCATTACTCGTAACGGGAAGATCAAGGTTTTATATAGTCATGAATTGAGTGTGGCATCTCTGGGTGACGACATCTACTACCCTCATACCCATGTTATATACTTCTATCGTGGCGAGGATCCCATCGAGAGATTCAACCAGGTATTCACTACAGAGGATGTTATGGGTGGCGGTAGAGTGAGAAATATCAAGAACTTGGTGAGGTATCTCTATGCTGTCTATACTCCCATTAAAGCCTACAGTCGTGAGGTTGGTGTTGTACCTCTCAAGAAGCTGAATCAAAAGGCCTGGGACTGGGTAGAGAATGCTCGTTGGGTATTCAATGGTGTAAAGCGTGTTGGCGAGCTGGGTTTTCGTTCTGGGGCAGTGAAAAATGTCAGCTTGCCTTCAGTTGGGGAAGGGAATAAAATACTTGAGGATAACTATATTTATGAAAAACCAAGAAGACTTTTTAATCGGTGTGGGAGACGAGCTGGCAGGGAGCGAGAGTCCACTGCTCAAACTGTCTGCGGAGAGGGAATGGCTCCAGAAAGTAGGAATGGAGAAATGGAGCATGCACCAGTTTATAGAGGAAGCCCAGAAGGAGAGTCAGGAATTTCGTCGTGGACTGAAGGAGGCTATGCTCCAGGAGGGAGTAGAAGAAGCTGTTATCGAGGGATTTTTCAAGGAGTCAGAAGAGATTCTCTCACAGTACATGGAGGGTCTGGAGAAAGTGGCAAACCCACTGGCTCGACTAGCTGGAGGCGGGTTGATGAGCACACTCAACATGGGGATGCGTGGATTGAAGCAGCCTATACTGGAAGGGGTGGCTAAAGGTCGTGGATTCTTCGGTGCAGGTCCACAGAACTTGATGACTGCCGACAAGGCCGTGAACAAGATGATACGTGGCGTGGCACCAGGACTTCCCACCTCAGGTAAAGCACTGGATCAAGTCCATCGTGGGAGCTTGAGAATGGGGTTGGGAAATTTACTGAGTGAAAAAACACCGTTTGGTGGTGTAGGAGAAATGCTGACAAGGAGTGGTGAGCGGGCAATGGGGCGTCAAGCCACCAACGTGAACACACGTGCGTTCCAGGACAAGTTTAACCAAACAGCAAAAAGCATGGTGCAGGAGAGTCGTCAGGCTGGCGGTGTGACTCCCGGGACAATGAAGGAGATGGAGAGATTCAAGAATTTACGTCCAGGAAACAAGAACATGGTTCCTGGTGCTGTGAGTGCAAACGCCATGGAACAGGCCAAGGCACAAGCCGCTATGGGAATAAAGTCCCCTAACTCAATGAAGCCACTGGCTACTGGCGGGACTGGACATGTGCGATTCACTCCTGGTCGTGGGCTGGGTCGTGGATTGATTGGGGCTGGTCTAGGTACTATGATTGGCGGACCTGTTGGCGGCCTTCTGGGTGGTGCTGGTGGACTAGCTACTGGAACATTAGGAACAGGCGGAACTGCACTTGCCGCAGGAGGTTTGTACGGTGCATCTAAACTCTTGGGAGGCGGGGCACCACAAACCGACCCAACAGGGTTACCACAAGATAGAAATCGTGTTCTACCATTCATGAGCAACAACTGGGCAGGCGGAATAGGTGGAGCCTTGCTGGCATCTATTATAGGTCGTGAGATGGGTCTACAGGGTCCGCTTTCATGGCTACTTCCTGCTTTGGGTGGCGTGGCAGGATACAAGATGCTTCCTGGCTTGATAAACAGTTGGAGTGATCCTAAAGGTGTAGGAGCGAACAGCATTCCTGAAATTCAGCGTGGAGGAAACGCAGCTACTTTTGGATATAGAACACAGCCCTAATATGAATCTAGATATCGAAGCTTTTGCTCTGGGAGCCCACGACTATCTCAAGGAGAAACGTGGGAGCACCAGCATTCTAGAAGCCATGGCGAATGAAAACATTCTCCCATCGTTTCAGGGTCAGAGAAATTGGAAATATGTTCAAACTCCTGAAAGTTTGAGACTCTCTGATGGTGATCGTGTTTACAGCTTTGGTATGGGTCAATTAGGTGATGAAACAGCCCGTGTAGCTAAACTCGATGATATTCCTATACTAGACTTTGAGAATGAGAGGGTGGGTGGCGGAACTGCACAAGTGCATCGTGCCAGTCCTGACTCCATCTACCTCACACTGGCTGATGGGCGCAAGAATCCCACATTCAGACTCGAGCATGAGGAGGGTAAAAATTGGAAGTACATCCCATCAAAGAAGATGATAGCCAGACTGCAGCAACTCCGTAGTCATGGCGACCAGAAGGGACCTGAGCATGTGTCTACACCTAAAGTAAATTTAGAGGCTTTGATGCAGGGAGGAACTGACCAAGTCAAAACTGCTGGAGTGGGTGAGTTTCTTTTTGGAAAAGGCTTGTCGAGTGTAGCGGATCCTGCGGCAAGAGGTCTAGCCACCGACATGGCACTCTACAGCAATCCATTTACTGGTGTGGCCACAGGGCTACATGACACAGGTAAACACCTTATGAACGGACGATTCCTCTCGGCCTTGGGGTCTGCAGGTATGGGAGCATTGAGCTTTATCCCTGGTGCTGGTAGTGTGGCTCGTGGTGCCCTGAGCCTCGGAGGTAAGGGGCTAGGAGCATTAACACGTCTAGGCACCAAAGGGGTAAGTAGGATGGGGCAAACAGGCAAAACAATTTCAAATCTGGCAGAAACAGCAGGGAATAGAGTCGGGCAAATTGCCCAGAGCCCTACAGCTTTGAACATACAGGACAAAGCCAACAATTTTGCCCTAGGCGGAAGAGATAAGGTAAATGCCGCAGCCCAGGGAATCACCAGTAAAATGCAGCAAGTCATCCCACAAAAGTATAATCAGTGGGAACACGGATTTCAAAGTCCCATAGCCGCTGGAGGGTTAAGATCGCCATTATCCCGAGATTTTAACTTAGGTAGAAATTTAAGATCTGGAGCCGACATGGCTATTAAAAATCCTCTAGGAACTTCACAATTTTTCCATAATTATGGGGTAGGTGGCTCGCCCGAAGAAGCCCTCTACAAACGTTCTAATTTTGATGGCTTTTTTAGTGGTCCATCAGAAGCCGCCAGATTTATTAACGGTGGAGTAGACGGCTTGAAAAATCTCATATCGGGAGGTTTAAGGAGAGCTGGCGAGAATCCCGGACTCACAACTGCAGTGGCGGTTGGTGGCGGGATTGGGTTAAACAAGTTGCGTGAAGCCGTGAGTGAGAAGCATAGGGAAAACATGGATGAAACCCCAGGAAAACGATTCAATCGCGAAATTGCTCTACCTGCTCTGGGAGGATTAACTTTGGCTGCATTAGGGAACAAATTAACTTGATATGAATCCCATCACCACTATAGGTATGAACCTTCCGCAAGACTTTCAGGGGTTGATAGGTCCTGGACCTCACCTCACACCCGAAGATTTAAAAAAAGCCATACAGGGCGACTTTGGACTCTCACAAGAAAAGAAACAAAACCTATTCGCTATTCTAAACTCACCTAATGTAGCCGAACAGTTGTTTGCTGGAGTTGCCGGTGGAGCCATAGGTTTAGCAGTGGCTAAATATAGGGAGATGAGCGGAACAGCTCAAACACTTATGAGCTTGGCAGGCTTTGGGTTAGGAAATATAATAATGAATAGCTTGACTCAGCCAGGAAAATTTACTCAATGGGATTCAGCCACAGCAAGAAACAAGGTACTTCTATGAAACTTTCAAAATATGCACAAATGATTAAAAACGAGCTTGCGCTTGAATTAGCCAAGCACGGCAGCACACTTTCAGATTTAGAGATGGGTTTGAAAAATTTAAATACCGGCGAGGGAGTTCTAAAAGTCGCAGGAGAATTGAGCCTAGTTCAAGACTTTGTGGCAAAACCCCTTGCTGGTGCGGTTACAAGTCTTCCTGGTTGGGCGCTCAACGCCAGTGCTGCTGGCGGAGCCGCCGCAGGTCTCACATTTGACGAACTAGAAAGCTCTGTGGTAGATTTGAATCGAGCTCTTGATCGTGAGCGTGAAAAAGTACACATGGTAAAAAAATTAACAGAAAACATCAGGAAAGAATATGGCATCAACTAAAGAAAAAAATTTCGAAACCCCACACTATATGTTCGGTGGGATGGGAGAAGACCTATCCAAACCCAAGCGCAATGTTCAGAGGGAAATCAAGAACGACCTTCTGGATACCGAGCGTGAAATCACTGCATTTGAACAAGCCAAAGGGATTATTAAAAAGCCACGTGTCAACATGGCCGACTATAATTTCAACAACATCACTTTAGCTCCTGAAAAAGATAAAGACAGAGAACTACTGAATAAATTGCTGAATGATCCACAATATATTATTTCCTATTACAAGGACAACTGGACCGCTCAAGGCAACTATTGTATTTTTATAATTTACGGAAAGAAGAAAGACAAAAATGAACAACCTAGCTAATACTCCAACTCCTCTCTCACCTGAAGAAGCTTACCTGGCCTCCAAGTTGCTAGGTAAAAGCTTATTCAGCGCTATTCAACTCACTAAGGAGATGGATAGGATGAAAGAGGTGGAACAGCACAAAGCTAACGAGGTTTTAAAAATTCCTCTCCCTATCCAAAAGATGAGTGAGGAGAAGCAGGCAGATGATTTAGAGGGAAAACCACCAGGCATTATTGGGCGCGCACTACGGTTCAATCGTAATCCTATTCGCACACTTGTTGGTGGTGAAGCTGGATTCAGTGAAGCACGTCGCGAATACTATGAGATGGAGAAACAAGAAATTCACAAAGCACTAAGACTCGCACAGGAAAATTATCTAGCTACTTTGCAAAAAATTAAACAAGGTGAAGAAACACCTATGGTAGACGCTTTCTGCAACGGTATGGCTACAGAATTATTAATTCCTGAATTAGCTAAAACCAGTGCTACTGCAGAAAACGTAGAGATTGGTGACGGCAGCATAAAAAGACTCATTAAAAAAACTTTAGGTGTCGCCGCCAAGCCAGTGCAACCTGCCATCGATCTAGGTGCCACAGGTCTTCTTGGTACCGCAGGCGGAACAGGTTATCTTGCCTACATCTTGAAAAAGAAAATGCGCGAGAAAGACCAAGATAGTTTTATGGAATCTGAATTACCTACTCGTGTAGAGTTAGAACCCTATTACCTCAAATGAAATTAGACTTACAGGAACTTGAGCGTGGATTTGATGAAGGTCTTGAAAAAGATGCTTTTCTAGGTGGATTATATGACAGCACCTTAGGGCGAGCTGGGCGAGCTGCCGGACGAGCTTGGGAATCAGGTAAAAATTGGGCAGGTAATTTGCCAGGACTCAAACAATACAATCAAGTTAATAAAGGGTTAAATTACGTTACTGGTGGCGGTTTAATGGATGATTTGGGAAGTGTAGCTACCTCGGCTTTACCCTTATTAGGCATGTTTGGTGGCGGAGGTAAAGGTGCAGCAGGCGCTGGTGCCTCACCCAACATAAATATAAATTTAGGCGGCAATAGTAATCCACTAGGTATTCAACCAGGAAGTGTGCAGAGTTTTGCAGGAATGGCTACTAAAGGAGTAAAAACCGGAGGCTTACTAGACTTGAATTTACTAAGAACGGTTTTAACTGCTAGAACAGCAAACGACATGATTGATACTGTGCATACCGATAAGAAGAATCCTGAAACTTCCCCCATTGTAAATGCACCGCACAAAGAACAGTTAGAATTAACCACTAAGTATCCCGAGATGGAAAAAATACTTGCAGACCCACAATCAAGAGCGTATCTTGAATCTCTACTCACAAACAAAACTGGTTATGGGACTTAAACAAATTTACATTCCTTCCCTTAAAGTAAAAGGGACATATATCGAAGAAATTGGTGGAGAGAACGACAGAGTTCTGTACCCAGGTAAAACTTTTGAATTAGAGTTATCTCAAGAAGACTTTGAAAGCGAAGAAGACTATCACAACACTTGGATAGCTGTAACAAAAGCAGTTAAAAAAAAGTTGAAAGATGAAACCTCCTGAAAATACTCGCGATTTTTTTGATCCTCCGGCATTAAACAAGCTCATTCAAAATTATGCTGTAGAAGCTTTTAAGAAAAAGTTAAATGAGATTGAAACAAACGACCATAAAATTGAAGTTAAAAAAATAGAGGTTGTTCCTAAGCAATTCACTATTCAAGATCAAAAACAGGCAGTTTTAGAAAAGAAAGACATTACTATTCCTGTAAAGGGAACAGTTGAGCTGCTGGATAAAAAGTCAGGAAAAGTACTCGAATCAAAAAATTTAACAATCGCTAATCTACCTGTCGTTACCGAGCGAAATACCGTTATTTATAACGGGAGTGAATATGAACCTATTCATCAACAGCGGCTACTTCCAGGAATATACAGCAGAATTCGTCAAAGCGGTGAAGCCGAAGCGCATATAAATCCGGCTCCTAAAACAGGAGTCGCTGCACGTATATTGTTTTTACCCGACAAACAGCTTTTCATAATGATGATTCAAAACACACAAATTCGACTTTACGGACTTTTAAAAGAGTTGGGAATCTCTGACAGTCAAATGCAGGCGATGTGGGGGAAAGAAATTTTACAAGCCAACAAAATGGCTTATCGTGGAGACGAAATAGATAAACTTTATAACAAGTTATTTATAAATTAATTTGTCCCTAGACAAAGAAAGGTGGTGAATACACACATGAATAAAAACGCATATGAAATCAGGCTTGATGTACTTATCAGCGCACATACTTATTGTATGAGTCTTTTTGAAGAAAAAGTTGCTGCATTACAGCTCAAAGCCAACGACCAGAAAACTAATGTGACACTCGAAGATATCGAAAAAATTTATCCCACTAAAAAGGATATTTTAGATACCGCCGAGATGTTCTACGAATTTGTGAGTAACTCGCATAAATAGTGATTGTTTGTGGTAGTCTTAGAGAGGTGTGAGAAAAATCTCATGCCTCTCTTTTTTTTATTTGACTCGGCTTAAAAAATAGCTAAATTGAATTCTTATGAAAGTAATCACAACACTAATGTTAAGTTTAATTATTATTACTGTGGCAGGCTGCGCAGGTAAAAAATGTACTTCGCCATGCAATAAAGCTGTAGTAACTTGTAAAAAATAATTTGACCTAACTATCTATATGGAACAAAGTAAAGAAGCTAAAATCTATCAACTTGTTGTAGAACTCGAAGATGTTCGTAAAAATAAAAAAGATCAAATGCGAGCCTATAACGATGAAATTAAAAGACTTAACAGCGAAATTAAAGAACTAATAAACGAAGACTAATACTATTATGAGTGAAAACACAACAACAAAACCTGAAGGCAGAGTAGAACTGCCTGTAGTTACTGGAACAGAAGTTAACAAACACGTATCTCTACTTTTGGTAGATGATGGTCTTGCGCAAGTCGAAGACCAGCTGAAAACCATTGAAGAAGGTATTGTAGAAGTGAATACTTCTGCCCAACAATTGAACGAGAGAATGACACAATTGCAATCTCGTAAAATTGCTATTACTGCACAAAAAAATCTGCTGGCCGAACTAAAAAATAAAATCGGTGAGCTAGAAGGGCAACAGTTGGCAGCCGCCAGCAATGCCTAATTAACCAAAGCTATGTGGGGGAACCCTGACATTATCATAAACGTGTTAGGGTTCTCCCTATTAGTTAGCTATGCTCTGGTTATTTGGTTTAAAACAAATGCCTTTGTAGAATATTTGACTTTATTTAAACTTTCACGATTTTTTTATATTTCTAACTATAATGAACTCGTGCAAAACGGCTACAGCGGAACCTACACAGAATTTTTAAGAGAATATTATCACGATTACTTTGTCGTGAGACTAACAACCTGTCCAGTTTGCTTCGGTTTTTGGTTAGGTTTACCTTTTTTACTGCTATCCCCAGCTTATCTACTAGTCCTTCCTTTAGGGTTGTTTTTCTATGGGCTTTTTAATAAGCTTGTCTAATGGGCCTAGAAGTCGATCCAGATAAAATTAGTTTAGGTGAAGAATCTGCTAGTTCGGGAAAACTAGAGTATACTTCAGAGTATAAACCTGCTTATCCTAATCCAGAGGATAAGCCTGTCCTATGTTCTATTGTTGAAGAAATAGAACGAGAAGCGCCGCCACTTTCTCCTTTAGAGGAACTAGACTTAAATTGTAAATTTGCGTTTCCTCAAGTCTTTCTAACTCCTCCTATTTATAACCCTCCAACGGTTATTCCCGAGTCTTGTGAAGATTTTAGAGCTACTGTGCTGGTAGAACAAACTGGGGCAGCTACAGGATTTTTTACAGCACAAGCTGCAGGCCCTCGTATTTGTGGTTTAGACATTACAGGTAAAATTGATGTTATTGCCTGTGAAACGTTTAATTCCAGAGTCCTATCAAATATCACAGGGTCAGGACTCTCCGGAGGATTGCGCGCAACTGCTCAAGGTACTCCAAACTGTAGTCTAGACTTAGAACTGGATTTAAACTTAGAGGCTTGTGTACAGTTCACAACTTCAGTCAATCAATCTTTCCCTCCCAGCATGCTAGGTTCTAGTTTTTCTGCTAGGGCTAGTAGTGCTCCTGACTGTGGCCTGGATCTTGATTTAAATTTACAGTTAGATGTTTGTGAAACTTTTTCAGCCAACCTCACTCGAAATTTTCATCCGGCTATGGTGGGATCTTCTTTCACTGCCACAACAAACAATTCTCCTGACTGCGGCATTAATCTGGATTTAAATTTAGATCTAGATGTTTGTGAAGAGGCTACTTTTAATATCACTGGCGAAATAACAGGAATTTCTACCGGAGTATTTTTAGGAACTGTAATCCCCCGTAATGCTCCTGATTGTGGAGCATCATTAGACTTCAATTTAAATATTCCTGTTTGCGAAGAGTTTACAGCTAATGTAACACAGCAAAGTTTTCCACCTATAATGGCAGGATCTTCCATTGCACTAGTACCTAAAAATCGACCAAACTGCGGGTTGGATTTAGCGTTGCAGTTAAATATGGAACCTGTTTGTGAAGAGTTCTCCGTATCAGCAACACGAAGCTTTCCATCAGCTATGGCGGGTTCGAGTTTTTCGACTACCGGCAAAACAGCACCAAATTGCGGATTGGATATGGATCTGTCTTTGGTCCTGCAAGTTTGCGAAAGTTTTGAATCTTCCTTTACAGCTAGCATAAATGGAGCGCATACCATAACTCCCTTAGCTACAAGTCGTTCTTGGCCAGACTGCGGCGTAGATTTAGATCTGGATTTAAACTTACAAGTTTGTGAGAGTTTCACAACTTCAGTCAATCAAAGTTTCCCCCCAGCTATGGGAGGGTCTATATTTACTGTAACTCCTACGTCTATTCCTGATTGTGGAGTAGACCTTGATCTAAGTTTACAGCTCGATGTTTGCGAAGAGTTTACAATGAATGTAACTCCCAATATAACTGGCATATCTGGAGCACAATTTTTAGGTGTATTTCAACCAAACGGTAAACCTGACTGTGGAGGAACGCTAGACCTAGATATCACTCTCCCCACGATTTGCGAACAGGCTACTTTCTCGGGAGTTACAGGAACCGTTAGCGGGCCGACATTTGGAAATTTAACTGGCAATTTTACCCCAAATAGTAAACCTGATTGTGGGGCTGGATTAAGTTTACAACTACAGTTACCTGCAGTTTGTGAAAGCTTTGATGCAGGTGGACAAATTACCCCAGCCGCACCTTTGAACGGCTCTGTTACTCTTGTACCTAGAAGCACGCCTGGTTGCGGGGTAGAACTGCAAGGAAATATTGGGATAGGCCCTGTATGTGAAAGTTTTACTGCCGGAGGAAGTTTTACAGTCAGCTCTCCGTTGAATGGAAGTCTCACACTGACTGCTCAAGGAGCTAACCAATGTGGTGTAACCATCGGTGGAAATATAGGTATTGGTCCCGTATGTGAAAGTTTTGATGTTTCGAACAGCCTCACACTCACAAATCAAATAACTGGCAATGTGGCTTTAACTGCTAGAGGAACGAATGCGTGTGGAGTCGACTTAAGTGGCAATTTAAACGTTAATGCTTGTGAAGAGTTTACTGCAAGATTAACAAGCAATGTTGTACCGTCTCCAATGAGTGGAGGCTTAACGGTGGGCTCTACCGGAAGACCTAACTGCGGACTAGACATTGGCTTAAATATTGCGATGCCTCCTATTTGTGAAACTTTTGAAGCTTCAGGACAGGTAATAGTTAGTTCACCTTTAACAGGCAGCATCACGTTAAGTCCTACAAATGCCCCAAATTGCGGAGTCACAATTAACGGAAACCTTGGTTTAATTCCTGACTTTTGTAAAACTATCGGCGCGTCTTTTGAGTTAACTGGAACTGGTCAAGCCAGCACAACTTCTTATGCTACTGTCACTGGTGGACCAAACTGCAATATTGATCTGTCTGCTAGTGTAGACGTACCGTGTTTAACTGGAGGAGGATCTGTTACAGTTAATAGTCCTCTCTCAGGAAGTATTTCATTAGAGGTAGGTTGTAACGACGTACGAATAAACGGTAATATAGGTATAGAGTTAAATCAAACTATTCAAATCACTCTTAGATTTTGTTGTAAGCGGGTAAGAATTTGTGCAAATGGAAATGTTGAAGAAGTTGTGATGGTTGTTTGCTGCTCTTCACCGAATAATTTTCCATGCTCACCATTTACAGCTCAAGTACAATCACAATCACAACAACCTATTGTACAGATACAATTCCCAAACGCAAATGGATGTTAAAACCATTAATTTTCAGGAACTTCAATAACTGAGTTAAGAAATTCTTGATGGTCAATCCAAACTTCTTTACCTTCTGGTGTTTCTACTAGGCGATAAAGTTTTCCATCTTCACCCTTACGAGTATTTTTAACAAAAAAGTTAACCACTCCAATAGCTTCAGATTCTACAGTCTGAATAGGATCCATTAATCCAAATTGAGATTCATTAACTCCACGAGAGCTGTCAGGAATTCCAACAGTACTACCTATTCCTCCCTCACCCATTTTTGTAACTTTATGGGCTAGCATGTATTGCTCTACAGGATTAACCCCTTCGATGTTTTGGCTTAGGGCATTACCTACAAATACAGACTTAACTTGCGGCGTGAAAAAGCCTGAGTGTAGCCAAGAAAGATTTCGCTTTTGACGAAGCTTATTTTTGGCTTTTAATTGCAACTTACCGGCATCGTATTCGATATGTTCTTTCACATAATCTTCGGCTCCTAAAAATTTTGAAAAAGACAAATTATCTCTATCGTCTTGGGGCATTTCACGACTGTAAATTTTTAAAAGTTTTCCTGTGCTTTGAAACATTATGAGAGGAGTTAACCTGTTCGTAGGGGTACCTATTGTTTTACCCATCACAGAAGCGTCAAGTCTAATATTGTTAAAATACTCACGAATTTTTGAAACCTTTTCTTGCTTTGACAAATTATTCATATACATTAATATATTAGATAAGTGACAAATAACAAACAATAAAATATGACGTTTGAATTTAACTACGATCCTGAGTCTGAAGAAATAAGTATAATTTATGATAATTATGCTCCGCTCAAAGCCTATGTAGATAACGGAAAACTGAGGTTTTTCCACTTTGAAAAAATCGAGGACGAAGACATCGAGAATCTCTTAAAAAACTTGTGCAAACATACCTTTGATGTGCTAACTTAGGGAATGCTTCACAAAGAAACATTCACACGTCCTACATGGGATCTGTATGGAATGTCGATGGCTTATGCTGCCTCATTGCGTTCACAAGATCCTTTTATAAAAGTCGGAGCTGCAGCTTTCCGAGAAGACCATAGTATAGCTGCCACTGGATATAACGGCGCTCCTCCCAACGTAGAAATTTCGTGGAGCGATAGAGACGAACGAAGAAAATACGTTTGTCATGCCGAGCTAAACTGCTTACGGTATATAAAGCCAGGAGAGGCAAAAACACTATATGTAACTCTTTCACCATGCTCAGAGTGTATCAAAACAATCGGAGCTTTTGGAATAAGTAGAATAGTTTATCCAAAAATTTACGATAGAGATACCTTATCGTTTGACATCGCTCGAGTGTATGGTATATCTATGGAACACTTAACATTTAATGCACAAGAATACTACAAACAATATGACAACAATTATCACCAATGAATTTGCAAAACAGTATCAAGACAAAAAACCTGCTTGGGGCTTTAACGGTCTCGGGTATATTGTCTATAAAAGAACTTACGCCCGTGTCAAAGATAATGGACAAAAAGAAGAATGGTACGAAACCATACAACGTTGTATCAACGGTGCCCAAAAGCTGGGAGCTGAATACACCAGGGAAGAAGCAGAAAGACTTTTCGATCTCATATTTAATCTCAAGTGCAATTTTGCAGGACGCATGCTCTGGCAACTTGGAACAAGTACAGTGGATCGGTTCGGAGCCAACTCTCTATTGAACTGCTGGAATGTTTCTATAAACGAGCCAAAAGCTTTTCTTTTCCTTTTTGAAAATTTAATGTTGGGAGGTGGAGTAGGTTTCTCTATTCGCCGTGAAGATATTCATGAACTTCCCAAAGTTAAAAAGAATGTAAACGTAGTACATCAATCAACCAAAGATGCAGATTTTATAGTTCCTGATAGCCGTGAGGGATGGATCAAGCTTTTAGAAAATACTCTTAATGCTTTTTACGTTACAGGAAAATCTTTTAATTATTCAACTATTCTAGTTCGTGGAGCAGGTGAAAAAATTAGCGGTTTTGGTGGGTTAGCTAGCGGACCTCAAATATTAATCGACGGTATTGACAAAATCGTTAAAATCATGCAATCACGTGAAGGCAAAAAACTGCGTTCCATAGACGTCCTAGACATTTGCAACATCATCGGAGCTATCGTGGTTTCCGGTAACGTACGCCGTTCTGCTCAAATAGCCCTGGGAGATCCTGACGACTACCTTTTCCTGAGAGCTAAAAATTGGTCTTTGGGAAATATTCCCAACTGGAGAGCCATGAGCAACAACACCATTTATGCTGACGACTACAGCCATATCTCTGAAGAAATTTGGAATAATGGTTATTTAGTAGACAATAAAACAGGCTTTGCTAAAGGCGAACCATATGGATTCTTTAACCTACCCTTGTCACAAAAATACGGTAGAATTTCTGACGGGCCTATGGAAGATTCTAGCCTATACCCAACAGATGAAGATAACGTATGTGGAACTAACCCTTGTGGAGAAATTAGCTTGGCCTCATACGAATGTTGCAATCTATCAGAGCTCTATTTGAACAACATCACATCTAAAGAAGAATTAGTAGACTGTGCTAAACTTCTTTATAAAACTCAAAAAGCTATCGCAGCTCTTCCATTTATTCACGAGGAAACAAATAAAGTTGTACATAAAAATATGCGCCTGGGCCTTGGCGTTACTGGAGTGTGTCAATCTATCGATAAAATCGAATGGTTGGATACTTGCTACAAAGAATTACGTAAGTTTGATAAAGATTGGAGTAAGCAGCGTGGTTGGAGCCGCAGTATCAAGTTAACAACGATTAAACCCAGTGGAACACTGAGTCTATTAGCAGGATCTACTCCAGGAGTACACCCAGCTTATTCTAAATATTATATTCGTCGTGTGCGTATGGCTAGCAATGATCAGCTTGCAAAATATTGTAGAGAATTGGGCTACCATGTTGAATATGCTGTTAATTTCGACGGCTCAGAAAACCACGATACGGTAGTTGTAGAGTTTCCTTGCGAAACTCCAGAAGGCTCTCTCTATGCTGATGATATGGGAGTTATCAAACAACTCGAGATGGTTAAACGCCTTCAAGAAATTTGGTCAGATAATGCCGTTAGTGTTACCGCTTATTATACTGAAGCTGAGTTACCTGAATTAAAAGGTTGGCTAAAAGACAACTATAAAAATAATATTAAATCTGTCAGCTTTCTTTTGAGACAAAATCATGGATTTAAGCAAGCGCCATATGAAGAGATAAACCAGGAGCAATACGAAAAGCTCAAAGCCAAAGTAAAGCCACTTAAAAATATTGAATCAAATATCGGCAATGATGCTCTAGAAGGACTAGAATGCGAGGGAGGGGCTTGTCCTATTAAATAATTAATGTTGCTCGTGGTGTAAAGGTTAGCATTACAGGTTGTGATTCTGTCGGTGAGGGTTCGATCCCCTTCGAGCAACCAAAAAAAAATTTGACAATATTATGAAACAGAACGAAGGTAAACCTAATAAGTTAAAAAAAGAGCGAGCTATTAAAGAAGATAAACAAAATAAAAAAGCTCTTAAAAAAATTAAATCACTACAAAATATTGACAAAGACGATTACGACGAGTATTTAGAGTATTACGAAGAATAAAATTTATGAGCACAGAAATCAAAGACAAAGACGTAGAATTGCCAAAAAGCACAGAAGGTGAAAATTGCCTTAATTGCCGTTATTGGTTTGAATTAAAAGAAAACGAACCTAATACTGGATTGCCACATTTTGGTAAATGCAAAAAGAATCCTCCAGCTATGCTAGTTCAAGACGAGAAAACATATTCAGGGCATCCCATTACTTCTGAAAGTGATTGGTGCGGAGCTTGGGAGCATGAACAAAGACAAAGCGATACATGCAGGAATTAAACTGCACGACTTTATCCGTACCAACACCGGGGAGACCGCCGATTGGCCGATAACAATTTCCTCTCCAGAAAGCGGTGCACTTGAGCGTCTTGATGCTTTACTCAAAGAGTTTCGAGCCGCTGTAGAAGAATAATTTAACTTAAATATAAATAATAATATGACTAAAAATACAACAATAAAAACAAAAGCCAAGCAACAAAAAGCCGTATCCCGTGCTGTAAAACAAGCCGGATTTAAAAATATTAAAGAAGCTAAAGAAGCATTGCGTAAAGCTAACAGAGAAAAAATTACAAAGACAGAAGCTTGTTGTGCGACTGATGACTGTTGCAAAGTTTCTATGCCGTCATTGTCTGCTGTGTTTGATAGACTGCTTAAACTCGAACAAGACGTCTACAAAAAAGAAGACAGCTCAACTAACTCTAGTTGTGCTAATTCGGCTTGCAGTAAAGGAGATATCTCATATTCAGCTAATAAAAGCGATTGGTCACTAGATAATATTTTCGCTTTCCGTAGCTGGTCACCTGAAGACAACGCACACTACCTCAATATTAAAATTAAACTTTAATATTATTTTTGACACATAGCTCAACGGTAGAGCAATCGGCTGTTAACCGATCGGTTCTTGGTTCGAATCCAAGTGTGTCAGGTTATTCACATACATATGAAACTTATTATTTTAATTTTAGCTAGCGCAGCTTTAGCTTTTATGTCTGGCTGCTACAGCACTAAGTCAATGGGAAACACAGAAAAAGCAAATAAATATCTTTTTGTTTATTAACAACACACAATGAAATCGCTCAGTTACAAAGACATACATCTTATACCCAATTATTCTACATTAG